CATTACTTATTATTTTATTTTTCTTCCTTAACAAATATTCCAAGGTGAAAAATTGGAAATATATTACAACTAATTACAGGGTAATAACTGACAATAATAAAGTTAATACCATGAAGAAATACATGAGTAAACCTACAAAATTTCATGAAAAGAGATATACAGTAAGATTTATTTGTGATAGGGGTGTTTCACATGAATTTGTAAGGCATCGGGTATTCTCGTTTACTCAGGAGTCTACACGTTTTTGTAATTACATCAAAGAAAAATTTGGTAATTGTATAACTTTTATTTATCCTGTTTGGTTACAAGGTAAAGAAGAAATTGTACAGGGTTTGGTCGATATGGCAAATATAAACAATAAAGATGTTTATGAACTTGGTCATGATGAATCCATGCCTTTAGAAAAAAGAGGACTTTGTAGTTTCGTTTATGATATGTCAAATTCCGAACACGGATATAATTTTCAGATTGCTGCAGGATGGAAACCACAACAGGCACGTGCCGTACTTCCAAACTCTCTGAAAACTGAACTTATTATGACAGGTTTCATGACAGATTGGAGGCACTTCTTTAAATTAAGATGTGCACCCGCAGCCCATCCACAGGCTAGAGAACTTGCTATACCTTTGCTTGGTAGATTCCAATGTTACACAAATAGCTTTAATAATATAACATTAGATTAAATAAGTAATAAATGGAAAGGGGTGCTACTAGATTAGTATTAAAAATTGGGGAATTTGTTATCAAATTCCCCAATTTCACATATAGCCATCTAAATTTTCTAAATGGCTGCCATGCCAATTGGTCTGAAAGAAATTTTTGTAAAGTGTTCAAGAATTATGATAATGGTAGACTGTATAATAAAGTTGCACCATCATTATTTTGCTCAATTTTTGGACTAATTCAGGTTCAAAAATATTGCAAACCTCTTGGTAGAGAATTGACTGATAATGAAGTTGAATATTTTAAAAATGTACAGGACTTTGATTTAAAATCGACAAATTTTGGAATATACAAAGGTAGAGTTGTGTGTTTGGATTATCCATGAAAGTATAAATAATTTTAAACAACACAGATTTTAAACAAAGCCTGATAGTTTTATTTACAATTGTCAGGTTTTTTTGTATTTTGTAAATAATAAAAATTTGAAAATGGGTGATTTAAATGCTTTATCGATATTTAATAAAAATGGTAATAAATTAGAACTTTCCTATAATAAGGAATATGATATATTACAAGGTATAATGTATCTACCTGAGGTTTCAACCGATTTGATTGAGAATGAAACCTTATTCATACTTGAGGAAACAGGTGGTGAATTTATACAGCCTAAATCATTCGGTGATTTAACCGTTAGTTTGATGAATTCCATGGATTATCAAATTTTTACAGTTGGAAACCCACATGATGAATTCCCCAAGGTAGAATTTATAGATAAGAAAGTTTTTAATGTGGAAATTCTACCACCACAATCTATTAAAAAAATAACAAATGGTAGGTTGTACAATTGGTATGCTATAACAAACACTAGAAAGCTTGCACCTACAGGATGGCGTGTTCCATCAAGATCAGATTGGGAAACTTTGGTAACATTCCTAGCAGAAAATGGATATAATTATGATGGTAGTATTACAACAAGTTTTAGTAATAATAAAGTGGCAAAAGCTTTAGCATCTAAAGAGGGTTGGAACATATTACCTAGTACGTATGTTGGTTCTGCAGGTTATAATTCATCCCTGAATAATTCATCAGGGATGAATCTCTATCCATCAGGTGTTCAGGTGGTTTCGGGTTCACAGACAGCATCAAATGCAATGGGTAGAGTGTGTGGCTTATCATTTACTGATATGGGTGCATATGGAGCTGTAATTAGTAATGGTAATTCCTTTTCATTTAGTACGCCAACAGGTAAACATGATGGTATGTCTTGTAGATTGATTAAAGAGGATGGTGTATTTGTAGAAAGTGTAATTATTGATGGTGATGTATATCATTGTGTAAAGCATGGAAATCAAGTCTGGTTGCAAGAAAATTTGGCTGTTGAACATTATAGTGATGGTACGCAAATTGGCTCAGACTTTATAGGTACTAATGGTGCTGTAACAGCTTATAATGGGGATGAAAACAATGTTTATATTATTACAACAGTTGAAGGTAGCGGAAACATACGTAAGCCATTTAGAGTAGATTTTGCCGTTAAATCATCTACAGAAAAAACAGTTATAGACAAATTGCTTGTCTATAGTGCTTTAATTGGGAGGATAATAGCTGAAATCTCAGTATATATAGAGGTAGTTGGTGAGGATGAAAGGTTAACGGCAAAGCTTGCTGATTTCGGGGAATATATCACAGCAAATGAGGAATATATATTCCGTAACAGTGACATCAAAGAGGAACTTACTAATCATATATTACTTAATGAAAAGAAAAAGGAATTTATTCTTGAAATGCACAATATCAAGCCTTACTTTTCAGCTTATAAAGGTCTTATAAACATACTTAACCTATTTGATTACCCCGATTTAACACTTAAGGAATATTGGGTTGATATAAAGACGGGAAAATATATAGCAGAAGATATTAAACTATATGAACAGGGAAGACTTGACGAAACTATACGTTATAATAGCCAACTTAAAAAGACCTCATTTTTCGGGTTGTACTATCCAATAAATCATACTAATGGTGAATATACACAAGATGGTTTGCCCGAAACAGTGGATAGTTTCATGTTTTCAAACGAGGAAATTATAATAAAATTGTTTGGTCTTAAGAATTGGATTAAAGACCGTGAAATCGGTGGTATTTCATCTATTATAGACATTATTGGTGAGATAACTTACTTTAACAAATATGACATAAATTTTTGGTATGATGATTGGAACTTAATTTCTGAATCCATCTCACAGGATAATATTCGCTTTTCAATAAATGGGGTAGAGGATAATAACATAATAAACGTTCTACTTTCCGATTTATCAGGTTTTACATTTGATACACCTATTAGCAAAGTAGGTGCTGTTATAAATGTTAAAAATTTAACCTTTGGTGTACAGATTCAGGATGTTGACGTTACATTTGAGCAATTAAAAACAGAAAACGCCACATATTCAATATTTTTCAATAATGTAGATAAATTCAAGTATTATCAAATAGAATGGTCAGCCGTTTCTGTTAAAACAGGTTTATTAGTTGATTCCAAGATTGGTAAACTTGATGATTTACTAGAAACTACACTTACTTTACCAAATAGTGGACTTTTTAACATACAAATGAAACTGTATAAGTTTAATAATGAAATGGCTGTATTAACCAAACATTCAATAATTAATGTTTCACCAAAATCCATCTCATTGACCGCCTTTGTTAATACAAGTGAAATTATAAATCAAACACCTGAATACATAGCACTTTTTGATACTTATGCACCTAAAACATTAAAGGATTTTAGAAAGATAAAATTTGTTGATGATGATTTCATGGCTTATGCAAATCATAAGTTTATGTTCTTTGATAACATACAATTCAATGATATAATCTCTCAGACATTCCAAACATATGGTCAAAATTTCAACCCTGATAAAGATTTGTTACCATTTGCTAAGGGAATGACTAAAATATTCACTGATAATGTAGCCATTCACGTTTCGGATACCATATTTTTCAACTTGAAGAGGTCACAATTTGTTGGTAAATCAAATGCAAATTGGAAATTACTAGATGAAAATGGAACAGTTATTGTTGAGCTTGATAATTATTTATTTTTCTGTTATACATTTTTCAAATCGGGAAAATATTCCTTACAGGTTACATTGTATAATAATAAAGGTGATAACAAGACAGAACTTTTCTCAAATTATATAACTGTTCATAAATATAAAATAGACTATTAATACGGTAAAGCACATGAAAAAGTTAAGAATATATTCACGGCTACAGACGATATACTTTCCTTGCACTTTGACCATTTTTGTGGTATCAGCATAACAAAGAATCATTTTAATACAAAGAAACCATCAAGGATTAACTTGGTGGCTTCTTTCATGTTGTAGTTTTTACATTATCGCAATGGTTACTACTTTACTGACATTTCCAATTCTTAATATTTATAAACTAAACTATTATGCACGTTATTTATTTTAACCCTCATATGGTAGTTTATCTTGTGAGTTCCTTTTAGCCTCATTTTCTCTGTCGGTAATAACTGTTTTATATGCTAGATCAATGCTATCACCTAATCTTACCAATGAGTTAAATGTTTTAAGTTCTTCACCCTTAAGTTCAGATTCAACCTGTTCCATAGTCATATCCTCAAAGATATTGATATTTTTATCTGTACCTGATGGTATATTAGCCTCAAAAATTTTTAACTTTTTCATATTTTTAATTATTTATAATTTATCCTGATAACCTTTTTTAAGTTCCTCCAATTTAAGGCATGCATCATCTATGATTTCCTGTGCATCCTTTTGAATTTGCTTACCTGTTTCCTTTGTTTCATCAAACATAGCTATTAAATCAGATTTAAATTCAGTACCTATATTCTTGAAATCCGATTTTATCCCATCTATGAAATCCTTGAAAATGTTTACACTTTCATTAACAGGTTTATTCAGTGTGTTAGATTTTTTCATAATGACAGTTCCTCACTTGCTTGAATTAAGAATAAATATTCCCTTGTTGTAATCATGTCATTTATAAGTAAATATAGCAGTCTATCCTGATACATGTTACATGAATTATAAACCAAATGATAAATATAAATGTCCTCTACCTTAAGTTGACTTTTAAAATGTTCAATCTGTTTTTCTTTAGATACAACTAAATTAAACGCTGAATCAGCCTGATAAAACATTTTGGTATAACGGTTAGCCTTTAATTCTCTGTTAGTCTGATGCTTAGCTGAATCACTTGCTTGATATAATATAGTCAAAACATTTTTAGGCTCTTTATTTTGACTGAACACAGTTATACATGTTAATAACATCAAAGATAAAATAAGTGTAAATTTTGTTCTCATAATTTTAAAGTATTATTAAATATACAATTATTACTATACACAACCCTATTTTTAACAAGGTGTAAAGACACCCTATACTTTCTGTTTGTTTTGTTGGCATAACTTTAAAATTAATTGGTTATCTCTTGGTAAGTATTATTGAGTAAGTATTATCAGATGAATCAGTACTTGTAATTTCAATCTTTTTTCCATCATCAGATTTAACTTTCCAATTGTTATATCCAAGACCTGAATCATTAAGTGCTTTGGCAACAGATTTTCCATTATCCTCAGCACCTGTAATTACTATTTCTACAGCTGATGCCATATCCTTTGAACCTGTATTTTCCAACTGAGGAAATTTTGCCTCTCTCATGTTATCGGATAAATTGAATCCAAAACTTGATAAAGCAGCATTTGTACCACTTGATATACGCCAATTATCTCCAATAACTGATTCATTTATTTTGCTTTCAAAAACTTTTGACTTTTTCATATTGTATATTTATTTTATTATTTTTATAATCTGTGTAAAGACCTTTGCCATAATATGTCCAACTTTCTATTAATTTTGGACTCTGATTAAATTTACCAACTAATTGTTCTGTTGTCATTTGCTTGGTTTCAGTCATTATGTAACAATAAACTGTATTCCTTTCCAAGGTGGTTAACTTACTGAATTCATTGGTATCGAAAAATGACAATAATTGTGAATTTTCCATTACATAAATGCGTTTTGAGGTTTGAACATTATATCAGGATTTATTTTATTTTCAGAGTATAATCCAATACCATGTTCAACCCAACCACGTGCCAAATTTAGTGAAATATCTAATTTCTTGGCTACATCGGCTAATGTCATTTTACCTGATTCAATCATAATATAACTATAAACAATATTTCTCTTTAATGATGTTAATTGTTTATAATTATCAGATTTTAGGAATAACAACATTGTATTGTATTCACCCGATTCAAATATCTTAAGCTTTTTCATATTAAAATAAACCCTCTATTGATCTATAACCCTCGTTTGTTATTTTATATAGTTCAAATTCCTCACCTTTCACTTTGAACATACATTCAAAAAGCATACCATCGTTGTTGACACCAAAATAATAATCATTACTAATTTTGACGTGATCTAAAATGGTAGAAATTTGACCAAGCCCATAATGACCCTTGATTACAAAATCAACATGGTCTATGTTCATACAGCTAATATAGAATTCAAATATTTCATCCATATTAGCTGTACTCAGAAATTCCACAACTTTCTGAGATTCATTAGACAGCTTAGCCGATTCATATATTCTATTGGTTTCCAAGTCCTCAGGTGCGTTATACATTTTGTTTTTAATTATTTAATATACAAAGAGGTTTCAAAGGTGGGGTATTATTCGGTAATTTTTGGTTGGGAAACTTCTTCTGAGTATGTTAATCCACATTTTTTATACGACCAAAATCCACCATCGTATTTTGAACCACCAACCAAATCTCCTGTAAGTATGGCAGACAACCCTTGACCTTTAGTTTGCTCAGTTATATCCTCTGCTGTGAACAGGTTATGTTGCATGGATGGTTGACCATTACTATATATGCTATTTTGGGTCATTGAAGAAATTAAAAAATCAGGGTCTTCATTCTCAGAATATTTTTCCAATTCCTTGAAGTCATTCCAATCGGTAACGGTTATAACAATAGCCATTTTACCAAATTTCCTTACAAATGTGTTGCTTTGAGTTGCCATAGTTTCTACATTTTATTAAAATGTTGTTGTTAACTTATCTTTGTCAATATATAATATTTCAAGATTTGGGTCATTTGAGGCATTACAATATGTAAGTTCTGATAATACTATACTGACTTGATTAAGTGCTGAATTCCAAGGAAACGTATACTGATGATTATTGCTATCTTTAGGAATAACAATAACATTACATGTAATCAAGTGACCTTTATCATGAGATTCATTAGAAAAGCATCCAAATCCATGTATATTAGATTCTTTTATATATAACATTTTAAATATTTTTATATATCAGTAGCAAAGATTATCAATTTGTTTCTTTGTATAATATCGAGGTTTAAGATATGGTACAACCTGATAAGTACAAACGCCAAGCTTTATAAGGTTCAATTGTTTGGTTATATTTTCCGCAGCCTGTTTGAAATTAAATTTATGTGCAAGCTCAGGACTAAATTCATCGGCATATTTCCAAGATTTAATAACGCCTTTGTAAATTTTTGTATATGATATGTATTTTACAACGTAAAAATTGTTTGTACATTTGATAATATATTTTTCAGCCATATTTATTTGTCCAACTTAGCCATTATATATTTCGTGTGTTCCAATTTCCATTTTTCCATTATACTTATAAACTGTTCTTTAGTGATTTCGTGATTTGAGCCATTTCTACTTAAATGATTGCTATCTGAAATATGTATTCTAAATTCATCTGTATATTCTGCTCCACCCATCACATGTAAACCTGTGAAATTTATATTATAATCATCCACATAATCAATCTTATCAACTCTTGTGATAGATGTTGATGATATTTGATAGAATTTACCAATATATTCATCGTATTCTCTGTTTTCCTCAATTTCAATAAGCTTGTCTATTTCCGAGATATCAGATAGCTTGGATACCTTTAATGCAATTAGTTCTGTTATATTCATAATTAGTATAAATATGATTTAATATGTTTAACAGTTTCCATAGGTACTATAAATTTACGTGTTTGCTTGAAAGGTTTATTATCTATATAAGGTTTCATTGAGAATACTTCTTCGCATATCAGTTCCCTTGTTTTAAGGTTCAAAATAGCTAATTTATCCTCGAAATCACAGCCAATTATACTAACTTTAAGCTCTATGGTATCATTGACTATATTTTGTTCATGTATATCCAATTTAAGAGTTATTTTCCAATTATTCAGCTGTGAGCTATAAGATGTTTTATACATATTTTTGATATTTTTTATTTGTAATACATGTCCTCATTCACATAAATGTTTAATATAAGTAAATCTATCTGTTCTTGGGTTAAGAATGTTTTGAGTTCCAAGAATCTACCACTACATCTTTGCCTGAAATTTATATATAATGTTTCAGCATCTCCTTTGAATATACGTTGGAAAGTTAATAAATTAGCATTGTTTTCAAACGTTCTCATTCTACTTTCAACCACAGCCCAATTTCTTAAAATGGTTGATAGAGGTTGATAAACCTCATTAATGTTGTCTTTGCTTATTTCTATTATAAAAATTTAAGAATTACAGTATTTAAATATAAATTCAACATTATCATCCTCTTTAATTACGCCTAACTTTATTTGCTCAGAAATATAATTTGATTTTGTTTCAGAAATATGATATGTGCTTATCGCCTCTACTGATAAAAAGAAAGGCATTGTTTTATTATTAACTAATATTTGGTAATTTCTGTAATGTGCATTCATATATATTAATGTGTTTTGGTAATATATAAATTTACCATGGATTCAATGCCATATAAAATTGCTATCGAATTTATGGAAATGGAGTAGGATTCTCCAAGTATTTCGATATAATCTTTGGATACCATATTAAACTTTTTATAGTCTTTACTGATAGCACAATCACGTAATATAAGTTGAAATGATTCACTTAACTTTGATTTACGTTTATTAAATATTTTTTCAGCACTTTTAAAGGCTTCGTAATTCCTTTTCATGGATTCATAATCTTTCCTGATTACTGTTATCATATTAGTAGACTTTAAGTGATTTTTCTAACTGTTTTTCCTCAATCCTCTGTTTCATTAGTGTAAACATTGATTCATCTTTTTCAATCATTATGAAATGTCTTCCCATTTCCAAACATGCTACACCTGTTGTACCACTACCTGCAAACATATCTAGAATTACATCTCCCTCGTCTGAGTGAATTGAAAGTATATCTTTGATTAGCCAAATGGGTTTTTGTGTCATATGACCTACTTTTTCACTTTTCTTGGTAAGTCCACCTTTGAATTCAGGTATTTGATATTTTTCACTTTGACTATTGAAAACCCATTTAGCCTTTTTATTGGTACACCAAATAGCAACCTCATAATCTGTTATATATCTTCGATTTCTGTTTCTAGGCATTGGATTAGTTTTCTTCCATCTCAACATGTCTTTGATAACTAATCCGACACTTTCGCAATATTTCGCAATCTCTCCGATGTTTTTCCAATCATTAAAAATAATCACAGAACCATTCTTGGATAGTATTCTAGGTATTTCATCGATGTATGAAAACATATCAAAATCCTTATCCCAATCTCCAAAATCTATTCCCGACCTACCCATGGTTTTAAAGTTATTTTTCCGAGATATAACATAAGGTGGGTCAGTAAGTACGAGATTTACGCTGTGGTCTTTAATTAATTTCATTTCGGTTATACAATCACCTAAAATCATTTTATCCATATACTCAAATATTTTTTAAATGTGATAATTGTAGGACTTGAGCCTACAAGGGGCTTTTGCCTCCACAGTAACCATATCCTCCGACTTATTAGGTACATCCTGCAGCCTATGTCAATTCATTAAGACCATTCCATTCACTTTCGTTACTAGGTTAGTGTTTACCATTTCTCGGCAAATTATCAGTTTATCATTTATATTTGAAAACCACCAAAGGTATCCAAGAGATATTCAGAAATATTCCAAATTTGCCGAGAAATATCAGACATATCTCAGAGGCTTTCCCTTGAATTCAAAGTTTTAAAGTTATGTCAGTAAGTGAGATAGGAAATGAGTTCAAGGAATATGGCAAAAAGTTTCAAAGAGATAGTAAGAGAGGTCAAATATATGGACAATATGGGGGATATATATTATATACTATTATGTCAGTTGAAAATTATTAATACAGAGATAACAATACCAAGTCTGAATATCTTTAACATCTTTTAACTTAATTATGATATATGTCAGTTCAAATAGTATATAAAAGTATTGTCCTGTCAAAATCATCTGCCATAATTATTGATGAACCTTTAGCCGATAGATTCCACATAGTTATTCTTTCTATCATTTTTACTTGTGAGTTTATTTTATATGCCATTATCCCTACTCTGATGCATAATTCCTTAGTGGTAAAAGGTACTTCTACCCCACTTATAATCAATATAAATTTAGTTATTGTCTTTGTTTTAGATTCAAGCATAACTTAGTATTTTTTTTGATTTATTAAACCATTGAAACCGTTTAATATATTGAATGTGGGGATGAACTTACATTCAATATTTTTTATACATTTAAAAGTCATTGTTAATTTATCCCTATCTATGGAGAGTATTTTTAAATTAGGACTTATAAATGACGAATTACAATATGAAAGTTCTGATAATGCTATACTTACCTGATTAAGTGAGGAATTCCAAGGGAATAAATATTGATTATTGTTGTAAGATTTGGAAATTATTATAACGTTACATACTATTTTAGAACCTACTTTAATTTTTCTTACTTGAAAAACAGCCAAATCCGTGTCTATCAGATTTGGCAACATATAAGCCATTATGATTCATTAGTTTTTATATTAAGCATTTATTTCGCACCAATCAGATGCACCTGTGATTAGATTTATAGCTATTTCTTGGTTATAAAATGTTAGAGGTATAAATCTCTTAATTGTGTTATTCCATCTTACAACCATATAACCACAATTATGATCAATCTTTATAAGTATTTCTTTATTATCATGCTTTTCATCAGGTAATACACCATCGCCAATTCTATTCCATTTCATACATTATCCCTTTTAAGTCTAGCCTTATCTCTATCAGCTTTCATTTTGTCTTTAATGTTCTGAGGTAATGAATCTTGTGCTTTCTTATCAAAAGTTATACATTTCATATTAAAAGTTATTAGGTAAGCTCCTTATAATCCAATTGGCAAATTCCTTATAGTTTATAATAGTTCGTTCTTCTTTACCATTATAATCCCTAGTCACAAGTGTATCTATATCGTACATTTGTGATTCTATTCTAACAAATTCCTTAGCTTTATTACCCTTAAATTGTGCATATTGCCTATATAATCTTCTATCATTCATAATTTTACTTAGTGTGAGAAAGTTTAATAGTTTGGTATCTTTTCAAAGTTTCAGTATTAAATTCACCAGCTATATAAGATAATCTATTATCAACATCCACCTTTATCCATGAGGTTTCATCAGCCCATGTAGTAAATCTTTTACTTTCAAAATTCATAGTTAAGCCCCTATTTTTAAGCATTATAAACATCATCATAATATTCCTGTAAAGCTATCTTACAACTTTTGGCATCTCTACCCCAAGCTATATCAACACCATCTATAGTACCAAAAAATGTTTCACCATGCTCACTATAAACCTGTAAGCAAGTTATGCCGTTTGGATACCATTCATCTACTTTTTGTGACATGATTTCTTATAATTCTTAGATTTTACAAACATAAGTATTCCATTATATGCACTGTCGTTTGTATGATAACCATGACCAAATGCATCAATGAATGTATTACCATTGAGTCCTACTACTTTAAATCTATCCTCACCTTTGGAATTTATAAATGGAATAATTGATAATCTACTTGTCATTATAATTAATGATTTTTATTAATGTGCTCTGAAACGAACTGTTGAAATTCACCCCACATTATATTTCTTGAGTAATTCTGATATTCTTTTTTGCCTTGATTCATTTGCATTTATATCAGACATGCTCTTTAATATATCTGTTTTAGTTGCTGTACTTGATATTGCACTGACCATTTTCAAAAGCTCTACAAAATCATCGGTACTAACATTAGTTATATCTTTATTTTCTCCGTCTGCCATAACATTTATGAATTTAAATATTGATTGGGGGTATTACTGAAATGTCGAGGTAATATTGGGGGTCTTTAAAATATGTCATATCAGCAAACCCACCACCGCTTAAGTACCCACCTCTAAAAATATTGATTACATAACATATACGACCATGAGGCTTATGGGTGAATACATCACCAACAATTGTGCCATCTGTATGCCTTGACTCATTGAATAAAGCTATTTCACCACCCATAAATTTAGCCATTTCCCCAATCATTAGCAAATGGGAATCTATTTCCTCTTGCCAAGGTATTGCAATCAAGTCCATATCCCGATTCAATGAACCATGAATAACTAAATTATAACCATATCTTATAGCTATCTCCTTTAAAGGTTCAAAGTAAACAGCAAACAAACTTGGTTTAGCGTGTATAGGTTTAGGTATTACTGTATCCATAAGTCATTTATCCATTATTATTAAATTACCCATAAAAGTTCTCAAGTCTTGTAATATATCTTTAAGATAATAAATGTTACTCCAATAATCATCTCCCTTATCTGAGTTTTGCCATTTATTAGACCTTTGACTATAAATCAGCTCACGTCTAGAAATTTCATCCTCTAAAGGCTTATACACATCCTTGATACCTTTAATTACATCTACCTTTGCCATCTGTACATTCACCTATTATGTCATATGGGGTAACTATTTCCTTGGCGGTAAAATCCCCATGTTTTATACATTTACCTGTATCCACGTTCCATGCACATGTAAATGGTTCTTTATGACCTAAGCAATCAATTAGATATCCTATTGGATTTTCATCTATGAAAGTCATTATGAAAGCAGTCCAACCACCTTTAGTTTTGTATTTATGACCTGTTGTTATACCAAACTGCATAATTCATTAATAATTACGCTTGAGTTTGATGTATAATGCAAGCGTACATAAAGGAAATATTATACCACCTGTAGCAAGCATTACACAACCATCAACATGATCAGTAACCACCATAATAAGTACACCAATCCAACATACAATTGCCATTAATACACCTTGCTTAATTTGTTTTTTTAATAATTCTTTCATTTTTCGGATTTTTCTATTAAGTAAAATTCTAATATTCCGTGATAATCCAATTGATCAAATAATGGATAATCAAATATGTCTATATTATTAGGATTTGGGTCATGAACTATCCTGAATTCTTTATCTATAATCACAGCATGAGTACAGGCTGATGATTTAGCTAAATCATCAGCCGTAAAAGAACTTGGGGAGTAAACAATACCTATGAACAATCCGCTAACACCTTTATTATCTACTATTGTAGGCATTGAATCACCGCCATAGCAGCCTATTTGTCTTGGATTATATATAGTTCCTTTAAATTCATAACCTGAATCCATTATAAACTTAAAAAGAACCTCGTACCATTCAGCACCATGAGATATGAAATGTGGTACTAGCTCTAAATCAATTTCTAGCAAACTTGCTGCAGCCGCTTGTAAGCAATTACCATTTCCCTTCTTAAAAATTGTTTGATATATTTTCTTCATTTGTTTTTATAATTTTGTAACAATTTTGCACATAAAGATTCAGGGGAATCATGTAAATCAGTTACCAACATATCAAACACATCGATTTTGTATTCATCGTTATAAAGATTATGCAAATAATCTTTACCCTTTTTATTGACACCAACAATTTCCATTTCAATAATTTTATTATCATAAACAGTATAGCAAATATCATCCACATTAAAATGTGTTTTATATGGTATATTTGTATTAGATTCTCCATTAGGGGATGCAGTATCATTACCATGCATAGGTGGAATATTGTCTTTAAATTCAGAGGTATTTACCTTATGTACATATTTACGTTTTTCTTTAATAGGTTGTATGAATTTTTCATTTAAATCAAGGAATACCTTAGGTTGTGTGTTGCTTGATATATGTATAGAATCTAAATCAAGTGGCTTTACCTTATGTACATATTTGCGTTTTACTCTAAAAACTTGTTGCTTATCATTTTCGTTAAGGAATATCATTGGTGGTGAACTATTTAATTTATTATTCACGGTGTCGGTTTTATTATAATATTTACGAACTTCGTATTTAACAAGCTTTGTATCAATAGCAACAGGTTCGAAATACTTAACCACATCACCAATTAATTTTGTATAATTTGGAGTTACAGAGGTTTTAGACCTATATCTTATATTTCCACCATCATTAGATATTGCGAACTCATTACAATTACTCAAAACAAACATTATAGCCTCACTCCATGATTTATCCAATCCAAACATATTATAGATTGGTGTTAAAGGATGATCTTTTACAGAAACCCACTCATTATCACAAAATTCAAATAAATGTTTAAATAAACTCCTTAAATTTTCTATTTTATTATCGGTATCAATCATATCGGTAAAGTTTATTATATTAGGAAATTATTGCATTTATGCTTATATAGTTATCAATCTCATATGATTTATAATAAGGTGTACTTAAGTCTTCATAATATTTTGTAACTCTTAAATGTGCTAAGTAAAACATAAATATTTACAATTGATTAAAATTATAATAGTGCTGTTCAACAGGGGTATCCAACAATATTGACATTATAAACGCTCTTTCCTCTTTAGTATAATGAACATGAGTATATCCATGCAGTACCCGCCAACGTAACCAATATGAATGTGATTTCTTTTTGTCAAAAGGTGCTGTTCTATCATGATGACATACAGGACAACCATACATTTTAGGTGATGATGAATTACACTCAGGGCAAAAACCTAGCAGATGTCTGCTGAACCAAACATGTAAATAGTAAAATGGATTATTCATATCAATTGTATTAGAGGTTTAATAATTTATATTTTTAATCAATTTATATTATCACTTAAGATATTTCGATAGAACTATGAAATCATTTGGATATTTTGAATTACGACCATTTTTATAAAATCTTTCCTTATTTATAGGCAAAGATTTAGAACAGCTGTCTGTGCTTTCATCATTGTAATAACTTGTTTGGGACATACATTTTTCAATAGTAATCTCTATTTGTTGATCTAATAAAGATTTTAATTGATCTAAAGTAATAGTTATAATTGCATCCATATAAAGATTTTCCTTTTTATAATTGAAAACTTAAAAAGGTTTTAATAGGATTATAAGTACGAAAATTGAAGGAAAATATATCGTGTGACCTTGGGTGACATATAAAGAGGACTGAATGTATGTATTCAGTCCTCTTTGCTTAATTAGCGTATTTACTTCAATATTGATATTAAAACCAAAGTCAAAGCGGCAAGCCAACCCGTAATAGTAAAAATCATCGATGAATTCCTAGCAATATTAAGCTTTTTAATTTCATCATTATAAAAATTGACATTGGCTATTTGCTTACCGAATTTTCTGACAAGTAAGTCTTTGGCTTTATAATTCACGAATTTAACTATCTTTCGTTTGTCATCGTCTGATATAGGAAATTTATTATCCCAATCCTTTACATAGCTACTTGCTTTAAAGGTTATATCACTATGATAGTTCTCTTGAACATCAAGTTCAATCTTTATTGCAAAAGTTCCATTTTCTTCATAGAGTTCTTGAGCTTTCCTTTCTATATTTTTAATACTCAAGCTTGCAGATTCAACAAGAGTGTCATATTCTGATTTTCTTAATTGTACTATGGCTTCCATTGTTTATATATTTTAAAATTATTATATACCTTTTGTAAAACATCCTTTAGATGGCAAACATATTTCCCCTGAATCCAACGGATAACAACAAGTACTGTGGCTTTCACATAATTTTATTTCTTCATCATCCACCAATTCAAAATGAGTATAATCATAAAAACCACACACCTCAGGAATAGAAACCATAAAATTATCTCCTTCCCCAACAGTTCCATTAACAACAACTATATCACCTTTTTTAAATATATGATGCTCAATAGACCTGCTTCTTGGATTGTCTTTTGTACATATAACTTTTTTCGGGTTTCCACGTGTATCATGGAATAGTTTTAGTTTTGGGTCATCTGATTCCAAACCAAAAAGACTTGTTATTGTCATAATTTTAATTTGTTTAACGATTTAATCCAAACATTAAATATGTTAGTTATGAAAGATTTAAAATTCTCATAATCGTCGTTTTCCTCAATCCATACACGTTCATCGTTTTCAGAATCCCAAAGTGTCTTATCTCCAAATCCGAAAATGTCTGTATATCCATTTGTCATATAATAAAACTGATCACAGATTTCTCCATGTTTTTTATACATTTCCTGATTTAATTCACAGGCAGCATCTATAAACATCAACTGCTGTTTTTTCCTGTCATTAGCTGTCAAGTGCACAATCATTTCAGCATCGACTTCCCTGAAACAATATTCTTTATACCAATTATTGTTATAATACTTATATTTATCAACACCCTTGTTGTATAAAACCACAACCCAATCATTAATTGGTATGTTATCCAAACTTAAGGCATAAGCCCAATAATATCCGCTTTTTCTCATAATACTTTTAATTTATTTTGTGTATAGTCTTTTGCTAAATCTGTACATTCATCCAATGTATAACGAAAATAAAATTTATCAAAAATTTTAACAGATATTGTTTTGATATCATTTAACTCATTAATAGAAAATTCAAATTGATTTAAAAATTCAAATATTTTCCCTTGGACTTTTGTTGGAAATGTGCTTAATGACATATATTTTAATATTAACAATCGGCTTCACATTTGGTTACCTTAACTAAGTAAATTATCCCCATGCTTTTTTTACAAAATTTCTTCTTTATTATTTTATATTCGAATATTGGACATCTTTGCCAAATAACCATAAGTTCCTGTTCAATATCGATATTTCCATGAATTCCATTTAATACCTCTTCTTCGGTAAATACAAAAGCATATGTAAGATTGTAGCTTTTGCATGGGATATAAAATTTACGAGATATTTTAATGGGATTATCATCATGATTATCATCAAATTTTCCATATTTATAATCAGGTTCTTGTCTAAATTTTTTATGAAATATTTCCATGCCTTATAATATTTTAAAAGATTGATTGTTAAAATCCAACTCAACTGTTTCTCCCTCTTTAATTGATGAAAGTGTACATGCTTCAAAACTTGGACTATCAGGGAAATTTTCGGACTCGTTATCAACTACCTTTTTTAGCTCCTCAAAAGTATAAGTAACCGTTGATTCATCTTCATTTATATATCACATAATTTTTAATTTTAAGTAACACAAGTGTGATTTTATTTTATTTTACGTGTTTCGGAATAAGGATAAATTTTATCAAGAGTTTCAATATAACCACATTTTGGTGTATTACATTTGTGTTGGTAATATAGTCCAATAAATTTTTTACCTGTTGGTCTTAGTCTTCCTATAATACATCTAGGACATTGATAGTCTGCATCAACTGTCTGTATTATATTTTCTATTTTAGACATTATCCTCGTAAATTAAGTTAAATTCTTCCTTAATATATTGCTTCTCTTCAATGAAGGTGTCTGAAATATCACCTTGAAACACATCACAGCCTATTATATTATCATCACCATCACCAACCCCGAATCGTATTCTTGATTCACAGTCAGGATAATTACAATTACAATAATTACATAAATTATCGGTTTTGTCCTCTAATTCAAATGCTTTAATTTGGCTATTATCCCCAATGCTTATGCAATCAACAATTTCATCTTTAGTCATTGGAGTATAATTATGTATTGTAATAGCCATACAATCATCTATTTCCTCTTCATCCACATCATCATCGTTATAAAGTGGTGTTCCTACCCCCATATATGCTGTAAATGTATTGTATTCTAAAAACATTATAGCCTCAAGTTCAGGGTCATATTCAGGGTCATCTTTGTTATCAGGGTCTTCCGAATACTGCTTGGCTAACATGTTAATCATTTTCTTTTTGGAATATACAACACGGTTTGTTTCAGCATTCAAACCAAGTATAGCATTATCAAAACCATCCACAAATAATGTTTCACTCATGATATTATTTTATAATTTATATTATTTCTACTAAGTGCTTTGTTGAATATTTTTATATTATTTTTAGTTGGTACAACAAATTCTTTATCAGCAGTACCAACCATTATAGCATTATCCTCTATCATTGAAATCATTGAATCAAATTCCCTTTGAGTTAATTCAAGTATTATCTTTTTCATTTATTGAAAATATCTAAAGCCTCTAAACCCTTTCATAGGAATAGGTGCTATCTTATGAAATTCACCACTTCTTTGAATAAATTTACCAACCCAAGCAGTACCCGTAGTTTCACAATTAAATGGTTTATCACTTAGTGCTGTAATAAACATATATCCTATTATGTTTCCCTTATAACACAGATAACATTTCTTACCAACCTCTGTTTGCTTTGGATATGAGGTAACTTTGAAATTCATTACATACTTACCATCTTTCACCAAATCAAGTTCCTTTTGGTATTCTTCCCATTTTGTGATTGATGGTATTGTTATAATTATGTCCTTTGTTTGAGAGTGATCAATGGCTAATTGTTTCATAATGTTATAGTAAATTCAGTAAATGCAATTATATTTTTATCGTCATACATTGGCTCTAAATATATTGAATGTCTACCACCTACAAAAGTATCTTGTATTATAGGTCTACCACAAAATGTACAAATACCATCACTATACCAAGTATCTCTATTACCACAGCTTGTTAGGTCTACTTGCCCATCAAAAAAATTATTTTTAGAATTATGAATACAATATTCTTTAAATTCTATAAATACGGTATCAAATAAACGTGTTTTAATGTTTAAAATATAATCAGTGGACTCCTTTTTGAGCAAAAACACTTGATCGTTGTAAATATATGGAGGTCTTAATTTTGTACATATTTTAGTATCCGATGAAATCCTTACTCTAAGACAATCATCTAGTTGAAATACTTTATAAATAATTTGACAGTTTTTCTCTATATCTTTAGTGAAAGACATAACAGATGATTCATTAATTATATGTTGACATTTATGGATGCACCACTCATTATTCTCCATTACAATGAAGTATTCATTTTCACTTATATAACCTTTTACAGCAAAATGAATATTTTCCGAGATTTTAACTATTTTACCTTTTATTTTCATAATGTTAGCAACTTATAGGTTTTCATAAATCCAATTTACAGTTAATATTTTGTTAGTTCCGCCCGCAGAAAGGTTATCATCTCTGTGCTTATTTATTAGTATTTCAACTTCCTCAAAAGTATAGTTGTTTTTAATCTTCCTTATTGTTATAGTTCTATCTTTTGGATTAATTTTTAACCGTTCAAAATCTTTTGCTGATTTATTAAATGCATTTATCCAAGATTGAGTATCCTGTTCATATTCAACCAAAACATCGGTAATTTGTCTACCATTGTTGTATTCTTTAATATAAATATCAATAAACGATTTCGATGATTGTGGAAACAAATTTTTGTTCTTTATTTCAACCCAACCTGAAGAGCCACTCATACAATCAGAATCATTAGCTATTTTAATTGCTTCTTCCAATCCCAAACTTAAATCAGTTGATGCAATAATCTTTCTATCGGCTCTTAAAGGAAATTCACCCTCTTTCAGCTTATATACAATTTGATCAAGACCTATTGCATAATCACCAACTTTAATTTCTCCACCTACCTCAGTATTTTTTTTACCTGATAATACGTAAATATGTTGAACTATTGTTGTTTTAGCTATAAATACCTCGTTTTCGGTGAGTATATGTAGCTCATTACACTTTGACTTTACTAAATTTCCAATTTGTGCTTTTTGATTAGTAGGAAGCATAACCACTTTTGCTCTTTTAAACGGCATAATGTTTTGTTTTTAAGAATGTTAATTATTACAAGTATTGTATAATTTTCTCCCTTATATAAGCAAATACATTAATATTTTCATATTTATCTTTTATTCCAACTCATTGGTATTATATTTTGATTTTCTGATCTTTTTAAACACACAATAAGTTCAGACTTAAAAACCTTAACTGTAAATCTAAATTTGCTTCTTACAAATCTTTTATTTGATTCAATTACATGATAAACTGAATTACTTTGCTTCTGACCTATACATATGATAAAATCGTCAGACTTTATATTTATATCTGATGGACAATCAACAAAGAATTTTCTAATTTTATCGGTATGTTCATTCATTAGAACAGGTGTTTATAAGATTTAATATCTTTTATAGTGCGTTCAGCTATTTTTAAATCTTTTGGTGCTTTTTTTACACCCGTAAGATTATCGTAATATGACATATATACACTCCTTATACCGAGAAGGTTGGCTGTCTTTATAAAAGGAATTGTAAAAGTACATAATCTATGCCAATCTTCATAGCTAATAATTTGAGGTGGTGATGTAAATGCCGAATATTTATATGAACGTATACAATATTCAAATCCACTATTTTCAAGCATTTTTTGCATCATTTCCCAATTAACGGGTAAAGTTCTAGTTGGTTGATTCCCAGCTTTCATTTGATTAATTGATGGATTTATTATCTCTGAGCCAAACACACGTATGATTTGGTCTAGTATTTGTATCCTTATCCTTGGTGGTACGAATGTAAGATTAATTCCGTAAGGGTTGAAATCACCTGATTTTGTAAATTTTTGACCTATTATGAAATTTATGGGTCTGAATGAAAAAGCGGGGCATTGAGCAAGTAATTTTTCCTCAGGGGTTATTGGATTATATCCGAATGTATAAATTTTACCAGGAATTAAAAATATTTTATCTTTCTTTTCGGGTAAATTTTTACTAGACTGATCAGTCAAGTAATTATCGTAAAACCATTTTTGATTTCTAGATACCATAGTTGAATATGGTGTTATCATCATTTCATCGGTCAACGTTTCGGCTATTAATTTCATTATAACTTTATAAATGTTTCATTTAAATTACCGCCTGAATAATTATATTTATCAAATACAACAACCTCATTACTTAAATCTATATTTCCAAATTTAAGTAAATATTTTGCCGCAGTTCCTTTTTTAAGATATGCTAGCGTTATATGAGGTTCAAAATTTGGGTATGTTAATGTAACATGTAATTTATTGACTATATCTGATCTTAATTTCAACAATTCATTAGATGGTATAATTGACACTTTTAATACATCATATTTTTCATTTTCGAAAACACTTATCTTTCCTAATTTTAAAGTGCCAATATTTTTAGGTATCATAGTCAACATCCTAGAAAGTCCAACATAAGTATCAATTCCGTATACTACTGTTATGTGTTGATTTGTTTCTATACCTTTATCATCCAAATCATCCAAATCTATTTTATTTTGTAATTTTGTAATTAAAAGTATAGGATAAACATCCACCATAAGACAGGCAAAATCATAGTCTGTCAAATTTATTCTGCATTTATAATCTTGTATCATTTGTAATGGTTGCATATGATTTGTTTAATTATTTAAAACGAAGATTCCGTGAAGATGGCTTATATCTTCACGGAATCAGTGTTCCCAATAGTTGCATGCTCTGAGTTGTAGGTCAGATTGCTTGTGATGTCCAAAGTCAGGTATTGATGGCATTTCTACCAAATGCCTGTATGGACTCCGAATATCGGGAACGGATTTGGTGATTTCGGGTTGGAAACGGAATTAGGGGACAGCCCTAATTTAATAGTCAAGTCTGTGGATTTACCACAACGACAACACCAAGCCGAATAATAATCACCATCATTTATCTATAATCGTAACATTATTTTATATTAGTTAATATTAAACGGTTTCAAATCATTACCTGAACTCTTTCAGGAAATATGAGGTATATAATCATATAACAATTTGTATATTCAAAAAACCAAATTACAGGCAAAACCTTATATCCCATAAAGTCATAATACATTATAAGCCTTTTTTTGTTGTATTGAGGTATTCAATTTCCTTTTCATCAGATGCTGTCATTTGTTGGAATTTCAATAGTTTTTCAGAAATCGTTTTCAGATATTCAAGCTCTTCACATGATATACAATCATTGGTTTCCACATCTGATAGAAAACCATGTAATCTTGTTGCAAATGTGGTATCACTAACAATTCTTGCATCAACAATAACACCGTTCCAATAGTTATCGCTGTGATTAGTTCTTTTTTCTAAACCCGATGAAGCACATTTTTTACATTTCTTGACATCTTTACTGAAATAATCACATGTATTACAGTATTGTGGATATTCAAAAAATCCAAGATAATGGGGTGGTAATTTATCCATAAGTTCCAATATCTCAGGTAGAACTTTAATACAATTGTCAGCTTCTTTATCAAGCAGCAAAGTACTAATTACCTGATTATTTTTATCGGCTTTCAACATTGAGAAATAGTTTTTTATTGGGGTTAAAATATTTCTTAAATGTGCTACTTTAGTTTCTGTTTGCATATTGCTTTCTTTGTTTTGCTAAGAATTCTAATTTTTCCGAGAACATTTTTCTATTAACTCTTATCTTTGAATTACATAATACATGTTTTGTTTGCCTTGAAAGTATTTTAATACTTTCAAGCATAGTTATATCAATTTTGGACATTTTTTCATCTGTGGTAACCCATTCTATTGGAACAGTATTAGCTGCAACATCTGTAGAAAATCTGACATGTATACCACCTGTGATATGTACTATTATTGCCTCAATTTTACCGCTTAAGCCCATACCTTGCCTTATAATACCATTTTCAGTTTCTATAACTCTATAACGTTCGTAAGCTATCCTGCCGACAATAACAGGACTTTCATTCTTTTTACCCATTAAAATAAAGAATTAACTTGTTTATTATCCAATTTATACAAAATTTTATATACATCAAAATTTGGATGTTTCAATATTTTATATGAATGTGTCAGTTCAAGTACATTGCTATAAAATCTAAGTATATTTTTATTTACCGTTTGGTTTTCATATAATGATTCTATCCATTCATCTTTATATAGCTCACCTATGCTCAATATATGGTTATCAATAGTTGATCTATAAGTTTGATCAAACCCTATAGTTGAAACTGTTATATATTCCATAAGTGAAAGATCAAGTTTGGAACAATCACCCATGATAGGTTCGATTTCTAACCAAAGATGAATTGATTTATTTAAAAATTTAAGTTTGGATAAATCTTTTATTCTGCAGTTATAATTATTATTTTCAACAGAAGTTCCAAAATAAATGTTCTTGGGTATTTCCTTTATCCAACATTCTTTCAAAAACTTAAAATACCTTATTGGGTTCTTTGATTGCAAGAAAAATACATCGTGTGGTCTTCTTTCTATATGTTCAAGTATGTCTATAAGATTTAGGTCAGTTATAGTACTACTTAACATATCACCCATAATTGAACATATATAAATATCGGGTCTTTTTGGTAATTTATCCCAATATTCGGGATAATATTTAGGCTTTAGAAAGTCGTTTTTTAGGAAATTTTTATTGGAGAATTTGGTTTTTACATAGCAGAACCCTGTTTTGTATAGATCACAGGAATCTATATCACAGCCGTGAACCAAATTTAATGTTACCATACATCTTTATATAGAAGCACAACAACGTTAATCTTATTTATATTGGTTTTGGGGTATCGAGATATTTATGAAATGGTATAAGTTGCCTTCCGCCATCATACAACCATTCTTTGAATTTATCTATATGTACGGGTGTTATATTTTGAAAACCTTTCCAATCTTTATCATAATTATTCAAATATGATTCTTTAGCATCTTGATGGCTGTTATATCCAAGCATTACTTTACTTTCATCAAATTTACCTGTTAAAGGGTCTATCTGATCTACAACATATACCATAGTACTATTGGTGTTATCACCTATAAATACATCAATATCTTCTCCTATTCTGTCATGTGTATTATCAAAGTACCCATAATGATTTTTCATTTCCGTTGACCATTTTTTACCATTATCATCAACACCCGAACGTGTAGAACCTTTTGGATTTTCAATGGTTATATTCATCCCCTGAATAATAATTGCAGCTTTGTCATATTCTCCCGATTCTATTTGAGATTTAGATGGATTGAGTTCCACATGGTTGAGTAGGAATCCTTCTAAATCAGGTTTGAATATCTGCAGTTTTTTCATACTTTTCAATACATTATCGGCATCCATTAGGTTAGATGTCGATATAAATTTTATTGATTATTGTATTAATCCCAATGTTTTAAGTGCTAATATCAAAGATGTTAATTTCTCTGTATCCGTAGTACCTGAAACAGTTTGTATATTTGCAGGTGTGAAATCACCATCTTTGTCAATAGATGATTTGATGGTTACACCATCAGGTGAAACCACCAATACATTACCACTAGTTCCTGTGAGTATTATATTGTCAGCTATTATTGATTTATTAGGTAAAGTACCTTGTAGACCTGATAAATTTATTGTTTTGGTGGTAGTATTTATAATTTGAAGAATAGGATTTAACGTATCCTCTAAGATTTGAAATGCAGCATTCAACATATCAGGTATGTCAGAAACTTGGTTGGTCGGTTGAAATCTTGTTAGTTCCATAATGGTAATTAATTTTATTTATTTATTTTGGTGCTTGTGTTATAAACCAAGCAAAAAATAGCACAAGCACCTATATAAATCATTATTAAATTACTACAGACTGCGACACTTCATCCATCATTTTATCATCCATCATTTCGGGTTGACTTCCATTTGACTCATTATCAACTATGATAGGCTGTGACACTTCATCTATAATTTTATCATCCATCATTTCGGGTTGACTTCCATCAAGTTCATTATCAATTGCATCAAGCTGTTTAAGCATATACATCTTTTTACCGTCTATCTCTGAAATATCAATAACCCCATTTTCAGATAAATGCTTTGTGAATACATCTATTTCCAAATCGGTAAATTGGTAAAGCTTGAGTTCTTCAACAGTTATTTCAAGGTTATTGTTATTGTAGTGTTGCTCACAAATCTTAATAAATGTTTCAAGCCTGAATTTCCTTACTTGCTCCATGTAAGATTTCCTTACATTATCAGCATAAATTTTTACCTTTTCGATTGATTCCTCGAATGACCCACCCGACATGTATTCCTTAAAGGCATATTCAGCGTGAACAACAATAATCCCCAAACCATTTTTAAAAATAGGCAATCCTTTTGTAACTAGTTTACACCATTCTTTTGGTATTAATGAATGTTGTATTTCCTTCTCCGCTTTAGTTCCTACATTTAGCTTTTCAGTCCAACTGATCTTGCAATGTTTCTTCTCTCTAGATGTCCATTTAGCGGGGTTGCTAACAATTTCACCTTTCTTTGGAATGTTTTCAGTAACTTTATCCATGATTTTATTTTAAATGATTTTATTTTTAATTAATAAGCAACAATATTTGTATTTTTTCCCCGAACCACAATTACATTGATCATTACGGCTCTGTTCTTTCTTTTTTATAATTGGTTTATTATTTCTGTTTCTAGCTTTCTCAATGCATAGCTCACAATACCATTTTTTATTTCTTTTTAAAATAATACTAGCGGGTCTTCCACACATACAACATTGGTGAGTATCCATATAGGTTAATTTACTAATGTATGCTTCAAAAATTGATGCTTATCGCCCAAAAATGATGTATAATTTATTCTAGCTAGCCAATAATCTATCTTGTTTATATTGCCTAATATTTGATCTACATTAAGGAAAGCATTATAAGTATTAGGATTAAATGACATTTTATATGTTTTATTTTCATATGGATTGTATACATCAAACGATGTAGTTATTCCAAGCTGCTTAACAAGCTTTATCTTCTCGTCTATTAATTTTTTCCATATTATAAATATTTCTGAATGATTTATGTTGCTGAGTTTTACACAATCAAGGCAAATATCTTTTATGTTCACAAAATATTCTACATCGGCAAGGTTTTGATTTTGTTTTGATTTAAAGAATGTATTATTTATAAGTTTTCTAACATTCTCTTTAGAAAGCAGATTGATATTTGATACAATATGTTTTCCACTTTCAATTATAGTCAATATATCATTAACAGGTTCTATTATCACACCACCATCCTCAAGTATTATCAAAACATTATATTTAAGTAATAACGACACTGTGATTTCATTAGCTTTATACTTCATATCCTCGATTCTTACAAAATCTGAAAAAACAAAGGTTTCTGACTTGGTGTATTTATTTGAAAGTCTATCTATTATGGTATTTTCATTAGGGAACGTATAATTAGCTATGAAGACCTCATTTTCAGTCAACAGTTTATACAATTGGAATATATTTTTAAACATAAGCTAGATAGATTTTAATTATTTATATTCGATATCTTATAATTGTGTCAATCCAAAATATAGTTGCAAAATACAAAATTGGCTGTAATCTCAAAGATTACAGCCAATTTACTTAAAGTGGAGGTGGAGTGAGTCGAACACTCGTCTTACGATTGGTTAATACAAGTCTTTTTACAACTTAGTGCATGAGGTTAATCTTACCACCTTTCAGCATCTTATAAGAATTTGGGTACTGTTTGGAAACAGTGCAGTCCACCATCCGATTTATGACATCGGCAAACTTTAAAAAACTAAATTAGGCTTCCTTAAGCAGCAAATGCTACTACTCTTGGAGATATCATTGCAATAACCTTGTTACCCAATGATTTGATTGTATTTTTGCCTGTTATTTGGTTTACCTTTTTAAAAGGAGAACTGATAATCTCCATTGAACTTATACCACCCTAAACCGCAATCAAAACCAAGCACCCCCGATTTTTCACTTTTTATATCAGAATAACTCTTTATCCTGTATCTCTCAGGATGGGACTAACCATCCTTTCGTTCATAGATTAGAGAGATGCAATATTCTCTCTATAGTCGTATCTAATAAACAGTCTGTGCTCCCTACAGGACTTGAACCTATGACCTCAACATTATGAGTGTTTTGCTCTGACCAACTGAGCTAAGGGAGCAAAAATGGCAAGTTACATGTATTGCCTACCACCTTAAAGAACCTCTGAGTTACTTTTTATTGTTCACAAAGAGGTAGTGTATTTTAAATCCGGATATCTTATCTTGATTCTGCTAACCACTCACAGCTTCTGTGGCTGTTATACTACCATAATCCCATATGCTCAAAAAAGAGCAGCCGCTTAATGTTTCAGAGTGTTTGGCGGGTCTTAGGTAATTATGGCAGACATAAAAGGTAGTATAGGCGGTAAACTAATTTTATCGTACTTTTCAATTATCCAATTTATATTTCCACTTCCATAATCTTTATTTGTACAAGTGTAGACATAACCATGGTTTATTGCGTTCTGTGTATCAATGTTTTTAATTAATTGCTTTTCAACACAATAATTTAGGACAACATTTACCTGTGTGGTGATTGTAAAATTTACAACTTGGTCAACTACCACAGTAGATTGGACCGTTACAATTTGCTTTTCAGTTGGCGGAGAACCTTTCGGTGCAGCAATGGCGGCTGAAAGAGCAAAACTAAAAACAAGCATCAGTAGAATACCAAAGAGCTTTTTCATGTTTTTTTTTCTTTTTAATTAAACAATAGTTTGATTTTCACACGTTAAACTTAACGGTGTTTACTTATTTACTTGTGGGTTTAACACTTTTTATAAAGTAATTGGTTTCTCCCCTATTCTTAAACAGATTTAAATATTTAACCTGTTGATATTGTATAATAATTGGTGTACCTTTGGAAATATAAGATTCAATGGAATCAATAGGTGTTTCACATTTAATTGTATTACTGTTATCAATTGATGCATGAAATGTTTCATAATTTCCAATTACCTGATTACTTTGGGCAATATTGGGTGAAATTTTAATTTCAATTTCAAACGATTTGTAAACAGCACCCTTTTCTGATAATTTAGTAATTACCCCTACACGTTCGCCACTTGAATAGTTTTGGCATGATGTCAGAGCCATGGAAAAAGCTAAAACTAGTAAAATTAAGAAATTTCTCATAATGATTGTTTTTAATTGTTTGTTTTCTATTTTATGTTTAATAAGTTATAATAGTGTCAATTCAACTTTCTGTATAGTTCCATTATTTTATTTTCATATGATTTACTTGCTGTTGGATTGTGTAATTTTATAGCCATATGAAAGTCACGATTTGGATTTTTATGATTTTGGAATATTTCAAACATCTCAATTGATTTTTCTCTATCATATCTATCTGAAACTGTATAAACTTGATTTGAGTGCTTTGATTTTAGAATTTTATTTACCTCTTTAACATATATTGGGGTAATTTGAAGGCATCCAATACAATTTCCTACATTTTTAGCATCATCATCATTGTTGGACTCAATAAAAATTATAGACCAAATCAATTTTTCCCAATTTATTAGCTTTAATGATTTGGTTATAACAGGCTTTGTGATTATTTTTTTAGGGGTATTATTGAATAAAATTAATTGTAATATTAGTAATACAAAAATTATGGAAATTACCTTGTAAGTTAACTTCATTTTAATAGATTTAGTTAATACTAGTACCGAACTTTATCGGATTTTATATTTTATATCTTTGTTAACATAATATTATCAAATTATTTTTCTAAAGTTAAATCAAAATGTACTATATCATCCTCTAAAATAAATCGTGGGTTTGGATGATTTCCTTCTTGTACAAATTCAATCATGGATGAATTAGCTATATCTACAAGATAGGCTTTGTTGCCTGTTTCCAAATACAATTTAGCACGTTTAATAATCTCACCTATGTAATCATAATATTTTTTTTCGGCTTGTTGTTCTTTAGTATGTGCTAATTTTCCATATCTATAAGCACCCATAATCAAGTGTGAACGCATTAAAGATTCAAATTCGGGTGACCATTCAGAAACTTTAAATTCTTCTTCCTGTTTCAGCCATGATTCATATTTCAGTCTATCAGATTCAGCTTTTTTCCATTCATGAACTTCCTTTGCAATTTCTGAAAAATCAATTTCATTTTCAGGCAATTCACATTTCCACAACCATAAATTATTTGCAAAAGGTTTAATAGGTAAATCCATATTATTTTTTGCCTGTATGACCAAATCCACCATCACCACGGACAGTTTCACTTAATATTTCTACCTCTTCCCATTCGGCTTGTTTATATATGGTTACAACCATTTGACATATACGTTCTCCATGTTCAACTACAAAGTCTTGATTTGATAAATTAACCAAAATTACACAAACCTCACCACGATAATCGGCATCAATAGTTCCAGGACTGTTAAGTACCGTAATTCCATGTTTGATTGCCAAGCCGCTTCTTGGTCGTATTTGAGCCTCATATCCCTCAGGTAATTCAATAAATAAACCTGTTGGTATAAGTTTTCTGTCAAGAGGCTTGAGTAATATAGGGCTTTCTAAATTTGCACGTAAGTCCATGCCCGCAGATAAAATAGTGGCGTATCTAGGTAATGAGTTTGTAGATTTGTTGACAATTTTAATATTCATAATAATTTTATAATTAATTTAACATTTTTAACTTAAATTAATAAGTATTGTCGTGATCAAAACGTCTTTTAATCAATGCTTTTTGGAATCGAACCAAACCCGCTGAATCTAAGTGCTACCGAATGTACAGCATCTTTTACAACAATACCTATTAATTTGTTTTATTTTATATTTCGGGTTGTAAATATTCATCCATCAAGAATTGACCACAAGAAGCACCAACGTCAAGTCCTGGCGGTTTATAATATTCAGAACTTATACCAATTTGGTTAAGGTATTCTTGGAACATTTCAAATTTTGCTATCTCTGATGGATGCATTCCCAAAGATGTTTTTTCGTTATAGAACAAAAATTTAACATTAAAGTCCTTACCTTTAAGCAGATTACACAATATTACAGCATCTTCTACTGAGTCATTTATGCCATCAATTAAAGCATAATGTATTTCAACTTTGTTAGAGGTATATACTCTATAAAATTCACCTGCAGCCAATGTAGATTCTATATTCATTGATTTCGGCATCCATTCTTTCCTAAGTTCGTTATTTGTATAATGCAAAGATAAGTGTAATTTTACATCAAGTTCATAAGATTTTATAAGCTTTGATAGTCTAAAAAATTCCATTGATGCATAATTTGGTAAAGATGTAGCAATAGCAAAACGAACATATAATTTAGGATAATTATCCCTTATTCGTGACATGGACTGAATAACATTCTTAACGTTTAATATAGGCTCACCACACCCCATAAAGCTAACTAAAAGCGTCTTTGGGTTTTTATCCAACTTCAAATCATTATAAATATATTCAATACCCTCAACCAATTCATCTGCCGAAATTGGTGTAACATTGATTATTCCTATATATTCTTTGGTATGACAAAATTTACATCCAATGTTACACATTGTCTGACACGGAACACAAATAATATTTTTGCCATCTTTTTTGTTTATATAAGAAAATTCTAATGTGGCAGAGGTGCTATTTCTTAAAAAAACATATTTTATAGTATCATCATCCTTTGAGAATACCATCTTCCTTAATTTCAGTTTTGTATTCATGTTTTAGTATTTTTTATATGGAATTGATTTCAACACATCTGATGAAAATTTTTTAAGTTTTGTTTTCCTTGGATTTTCCTTGGAAAATTTCTCTATGGCATCAATCATCATTGCTGCCTCTATAGCCTCAAGCATGATAAACACTTTATCTGTCTTGTTATTTGTTTCTTCAAAAACTTGCATATAATTTTACATTTTAAGTTATGGCATTAATCTGCTTAATAATGTTAACGCATGATTTATAAATTGCCTCCATTTTAGAATTTTCTTTGTATTCACAGCATATGTAACCACAAGTAGTTATTTTACAATAGCATCCAATTATGTGAAACACATATCCCATTGATTCAATTTTTTCTACAACAGGCATTAACCAACTAAAATCATAATTCCATCTACCAAAATTAGCATAAGAATACTCATGATCAAACGGATATATAGTATTTATCGGACATCTAAACATATTAAAATGCATAGTTCCAATAGGATATCCACCTACAGTATTGCTATCAATAGAGCCATCAGGGTTCTTATTACATGCAAATACGCATATCAATTTATTACCTTCTAAAATTTCTTCATTATTATCCATACAATATTAGTTTAATTCAATTGTTCCTCTTGGAAAGAAATGCATTAATGGTAATATCTGCTCCTTTGTGTATGTTGTAGCAAATTCACCGTTGAATAATTCAAAAGCTATTTCTCTCATTCTCTCATAGGATTCTGCTTTTATTACACCAACACAATCCTTATCCAATATTATTGAGCCATGAGTATGGCTATGATGTTGACCGAAAGTTATATAAAATGGTTCTATTTTTGGGACACCATGTATTATTCCATCAATTATATCGTATTGCCTTACATCTTTCATCATTTCCTCGAAATTTTTATATTTTTTGCTCCATTTAACAGAGCCAAAAATAAGTTTTTCCAATTCACAACTTTCATCATCTATATTAAACCAAAAAGCAAATTCTCTGCTATCGTTATTATCTAAACATATATTAACAAGTGCTAAATCATACCCGTACATTTGTTTTATTATACCTATATTTTCAACAGGAATATCCTTATCAAGAGTACAGCCATTAACTTTAATGTTGGTATGATTTTTGTATGAATCACAAATTGTTGTACCACCACGAAAATAGATACCATACATTGCCAAATAGTCTGCTAGCAGTGTATATAAAGAATAGTTTTTACCATCAGACTTATTAAGATTTGTAAGATGAAAATCTCTATTACTTAATAAAGATTCATCGAATACTTTAAATTCCCTTTTTGCCATAATATTATATTTTTAATCTTTGTTGAATCATTATTACTGCTTTTTTATCATCTTGTGTTATTGGTCGTTTCCAAATGTTCTTATATTTCCACCAATCTATTGCCTCGTTTACTGATTGCTCCATCACTGATTCAGGCATTGTAGGGTGCTTCCTCAAAATCATACCCTTAAGCATTAATTTAAAATCGTTTTCTTTAATTTGTTCTGCAATTAAATGCTTCTTTATATTTCTGAGTATTGGAAGCATGCTTATGTAATTTTTTCTTTCAAGCCTTGAATTCAGATAATATTCTATATCATCAACGCATATCCTATCATAATTCAAATATACGCTTCTCTCTAGGCTTATTGCCCATGTTACCCTTATTTTTCTTTCCGATTCCTTATAATACCAAAATGATTGCCTATCAGGCATATACCTTATAACAGGCACTTTTATATCTTTTCTTTTTTTTAATTCGCTATCATAAACATCTGTTTTCATTTCTTCAATTGTGTATAACCCATCTTGTGGAAATGCAGGGCAGCTCCATTTGTTAGCATAATATGGAACAAATCCTTCTTGTATTCTATTATAATTCTTATAATTATGATTTTCATTATCGTTATAAGAATTTCCGCCGTATGTTGGTGAAAGAATAATTCTACTTCCACGACCAACATTAAAATTTATTTCTTTTACCCAATTAGCATATGACAATCTACCATCTGTAAGTGCACCTTCGGCATCGTATATAAGCCTCAACCCCCCGTTTTCTATATCTGTAACTTTAATACCCGATTGTATTGGTAAAAATATTTCGGTTCTATCAAGCAGCCCCTGAACAAACAAAAACATTTTCATATATTTGTCATTAAACATTTCCTGTTCGTGCTCAGAGGAATCATTCATTAATTTTTCTAGTTCCGCTTTCTTTGGAAACATTGTTTCTCCTATACCAATATTAGGAGAGCAAATTCGGTATATATTATCACCGTTCCTTATTAGGAAATATGTTTGATGATTCCAAACATTAATCATTGCATTTTCCATTGCATTTGTGGTGTATTCTTTATCTTTTCGCCTTGGCTTTAATGCTACAATACCCCTTACCTCAGGAAGTATGTCCTTGTATCTATTATTTTCAATGAGCCATTCATCAAATTTATCAAGTTGATTATAATCTATACCACCATCATCACAATTGCCAACTTCTTCATCCGCAAATATAACAAGTTGTCTAAGTGCCAATGGTTCATCCTTACCCGCAGGTTCACCACTAGTCAATTGATAAAGTTCTTCCTCAATTCCCATATAAAGTTCAATCATTCCTATAACCTTCATGATCTTTTGCATTTCTTTTGCAAATATGGCTATTTGTGTCTCCATCTTTCGTTTTATTTTGTCTAAAGATGATTTTTGATGATTTATTAGAAGCAATGACATATTTCTTAAAATTTCAAGTTGGCGTTGTTGAATTTCAATACCGTTATACATGGTTTCAAGAACTACTTTACTTGTTTTGTGTACAAGTCCGTATTCATTTTCCGTTTGCTCTTTCTTGATTTCAAAAGGTTTTCCGTTATATAAGTATTCTTGAGCTTTTCTCTTGTATTCCTCGAAATCAGGAATATATCTGTGCGAGTATTCTTTTATAAACGTTGCTATATTTTTTGTTGTCCAATGATGTATTGGTTCAAGAGTATCAATATCAACCGTATATATTTCGACATTTGTAGAACCATCTTTTTCAAATATATTGCTTATAGTTACTAATGTATCTCCTCCACTATCTATAAATAAGTCACCTATTTTGATATTATCTTTGGTTAATATCAGTTTGCTGTATTCCTCACTCTTTAAGATTTCCTTTGAATCATTTTTCTGTACAGAGTCCATAATACTTATTTTTAAATTGCAACATTAAATTTTTTACGAAGATTCATTTTGGTTATCAAATCCTTTGCAATTATATTAAATTGATTAATATTATCTGTTAAAACAAAATCTGTTAAAACATTCATACTGTACTTATCCTTATTGATTTTTAGTACTAATATTCCGTTTGCATCAAATTTTACCTCTTGAATGAAAGCCTGATAATGCCCTAATTTGTTTTGTAATTGTAAGTTACAAATTATTAGTTCCAATGCCTTTAAAGAGTTTTCAAAAGTATTGGAAACACTATGAAATTTTTCATTTATAGAACTATAAACTTCGATAGTGTAAATTGATGATTTTTTCATAATTTCTATTTTTAGATCATTTTTAAATTATTATCAGCACTTTTTAATATTGAGGTTTATAATGTTCACAACGATTACATTGTTTAGTATAGTGTCCATCTATATTAATGTATGGACAATTTAAATTGTTATAATGACAGGTGAAATGTTCTATTTGTTCTTTATCTGTGGGCATGAAAGATTTAAAATCTTGTAAAGTAATAGTTTTCTTTACTATACCCATAAGTTCACACGGCTTGTATTGATTTCCATTTTCCTCAACCATAATCAGCCATTCATAACCATGAATAGTGCCATTATCATATTTGATATCCTTGATTGTCTGAATCCCAAATGGTGTTAGTATCCTTTGACCAACTTTATAAAGATAACGTTTCTTCATATCACAGAGATCATCCCAACTTATTAAATGAGTTTCAGGATTTTTACAAATAATTACAAGATTTTTACTTTCATTAACTGAAATATAAAAATCTCTACCGAAAGTATTATCACTCATTTCTTTCATAGTTTATTTTGCATTAATATTAATTATTCATCATATTCAGATTGTATTTTATCAGTAATTCTGTCATATTCTTCCTTTAAAATCAAATCATTATTAAGCAACCATTTATAAAAATTGATTCCATTAGGGTGCTGATTTAGTCCATCAATAATTTGAAATTCACTGAAATACAACCTTTGTAAGATGAATTCCACAGCAATATTATTGTCAACTAATTTTATTTTTACTTCTGACATAATTTTATATCTTAATTTATGATCAAGCTCTGTAATCACGATTTTCTTTTTGCATCCATTTTTGCATCCAAGAATTCATCCAACATTTAGGATTGCTTTTATTTTTATTATATTTCCACCTGTTATGAAGCATACTTATCTGAGGTAAATTTACCTCAAAATCAGCTATTGCCCAAATATCGAAATAAATTGTGTCGAAAATTTCGTCTTTTAATGGCTTATATTCCAAAATATCGGCACAAATATAGGTTATTGGCATATCAGCATAAATTGGTGAAACAAGGTCTATTACATCTTGATATTTTTCTATAATAACAATCTCTGTTACTACACCGCTTTTAACCTTGTCTTTAATGTTTTGTAATATCAAACCAATACCAAGACCAGCTACCATAACTCTACCATTAGCATTATTACAAAAATCGGTATTTGTAACCATTTCCATTTTTGTATCTGTCATCATAAGCTCACCGTCAACATTAAGTCTAATGTACTTACCATCATTCATATAGTTCAACCCACCATCTCTTATTGCTCTCAAGTTAAATAATGGGTTTTTCTTGTTTGAAAATTCAAAAGTTGATAACCTAGCCAAACCAAGCTTCTTTACCTCACCGACTTTCATATTAAAGTTATCAAAAACTCCTTCCATATTTATTATTTGTTTTTCCATTATTCTCTTTGTTTTTCTATTTTTATAAAAACTGTTAATTCCATTAAATATAGTGAAAGGCAAGAAAAATGCCTCTCCTGTATCAGGAGAGGCATTTTTAAAATTTACATGTTTTCTCTTAATGCCTGTAATTTGGAAAGATTGCTTTCATCAAGACCGAAAATTGTTCTATCGGGTGATGTAAGCTTGTTTTTCCTTTGTCTTTCATTATATTCGCTTGGGGTTTCCTTATCAATGCCAAGTATTTCTTCAACAGATGGTGGTTTTACCTCAAATTTTAATAGTCTTGTGGTATCTTCCAACAAATAATATTTTAATGCTATAAATCCTGCGGTTGAAATCTTTTTATCGGATTTGAGTGAGAAATAGCCTATTCTTTGAGCTTTATATTCCTCAGGCATTTCCTCAAAATTTTTATTTCTTTTATCAATTTCCTTTTGTGAAAGTTTACCAAGTGCTTTTTTAGCCACAAACACAACACTTGTAGCCTCAACCAATTTTTGTGATAGTGGTATTAAACCTACGATTTTTTTGTTAGTAATACAACAAACAGAGCCATCATCAACAACTTTACACATATGGTTGAAGCTATAAGGATTGAATACCCTTGCTAAATGGTTAAGGAAATTAAGACCTTTTTCAGTCTTTTCAATTTCCTTAATAAGATTAAAAGCCCTGTTGACATCATCTGGTTCAGGGTCACCAAATTCAGTTTTAAGTTTTGAGTAAATAACAGCCAATTTGGGTAAGTCCAAGTTTTTCTTCTTAATTTCAAGTTTTGGTCTTGATAACATTAATGCTGAACGCCTTGGTCTATATAGTTCTAATTTCATGGCATTATCCAAAGTTTTTATTGCTTCCTCTTTTTGTTCTTTGGAAAGTCCTGTTAAATTCAAAACCCTAACTGATTTTGAGGGTTTTTCAAACTTGGAAAGATCAATTGAACCTACAACCTTAATCTGTTTGTTGTTTGGATGTGATTCAATTTCTTCCTGTGTCATAGGAACAATTTTATACATGAAATTGTTAGGTTGTAATACAACAAAATCATTACATTCCTGATTTGTACCATCGAAACAGTCTTGACCTTCTTCAACTGTATAAACTAAATCTAATACTTTATGAGTTTTCATTTTTATATATTTTTAAAAGCTAAAACAAACATTTCTAATTTCTTCGATTCTTTCATCAACCCACTCTTGAAGCTTTTCTTGCTTTTTATCATTTACATTTTCTTCGGGTAGTTCTTTTTCCCAACCATCTACACCTGTATTGATATCCAAATCATTAGCAACATCTGTATTAATATCATCAATGTCTTCATCATATTCTACATCAATATCGTCAAATTGTGATATTATTTCATCCATTTCATCAATACGTTCTTGCATAAGTTCACCTGTTGGTGAGGACTGTAAAGAATCAGGTATACCATCCAATTTGTCTTGGGTTTCATCACGGAGAGTTTCGGCATTGGATTTGATATTTTCAATAAATTCAGATAATTCCTCAGCATTAGTTATAGTTATAACCGAAATGTCCTCAATTTGCTCTTGCATGGAATAATAACATGACATGAATTCACTTTGTGTAAGTTGTGATTGTCTTGGTTGTGTTTTACTTATATTTTTACCACCATGTAAAAACTGCCACCAATAATAAGATTCACCCTTTTTGATTAAAACTGTGTCAGTTTCGTCATATGGTTGTGTGCGGTCAATTTTAGAAAGTATTTGCCCCTCTCTTTTACCTTTTAATGATGTATATTCAACCCTTTTTCCCCTTGAGTAAATATTACTCTGTGCTGTTTTTACTAAATTTGCTTTTGCCATGATTATAATTGTTAAATTAAATTTTTGATATTAAGTAATCAATTTGTGTTTCAGATAATTTTAGTTCCAATATGCGTTTACGTTTTAAAACCATATCCAACCCTATTTCCTCTATTACCATGATTTCAAGACCATCATCCTTTAATTCTTCCGCTTTAACTAGCAGAAAATCCATCCAACCCATTTTTTCTGCCAATATTTGCTTTTCTTTTTCTGCAATTTCATCTTTATGGATTAATTCCAATGATAAAATTGAAGATTCCAAGGTTTTTATTTCGTGTTTCAAAAATGTTTCCTTAGCTTCAAACGGAAGCCCATTTTCTATAGCCACATCGTTATTGATATTGTTAATCATCAAATCAAGACTTTTACCGAAATACTGTGAAAAATAACTATCAGAGTTGCATAGTTTGGTTAGTAATTTTATTTCTTCGTCTTTTGTCATAATAATGAATTGTTATTGTTAAATTAGTTTGTATTTTATAATTGGATATTTTATAATTAATCTATGTGGCTGATTTTAACGTCGAATTTTTTCTTTCCAAAAACGTTAAACCAAAAATTAAGTAAGTTTAATCCATTTGAACCACCACCAAAAGATTCATAAGATAAATTAGTAGTGACCCATACCATAACATAATCCTTGTCAAGCAGGTTTGGAGTTGCATTTGTGGCTAGATCACTTAATTTACCAATACTTACAGAGGTATTAAAATTTGTGATACGTAGTTTTTTGAATATTACGGGTGTGGTTTGGAAATAAGCTGTGGAAAGCTCAATGTGATGAGAACCCATTATGTCAACAGTTTCTTCAATTTTTAGTATAGGTGCTGTAAAACCCCTTTTTAATAATTCTTCTTGAATGATTTCCCTAATTTCAAGCAAATTTGATAACGATAAGTAATTTTCTGCTGAGTTCATAATTTGTATTTTTTAAATTATTTTTATATTTAACGATTTTTCTATCAATTTTACTATTTCATGCTTCTGTGCTGCTTTACATTTAGAATACCAACAAACACAATAGAGGTTTCCACAGTCTGTATAACCTTTCATAGGCTTGAAAATGTAAAGACCCAAGCTACTATCACCATTTTTAGTATTTTCACCAAAAATGATTCTGTCTGCGTTGTAATTATTATCATTTTCAATTTTAATTCCTTGATTGGGTTTGAATCCAAAGCTAATTAGTTTAGCATTCAATTCAGAGGCTGTTAATGCTCTAGCTGTTGCCATAATTTCTATTTATTAAATTATTTCCTGAATTACACGCAACCAATAAAACGATAAGCATCCAATTACAAATAAAACGCCAATAATTTTATAAAGATTTTCTGCTGAGAGGATTTCTGTTTTCATAATTTCTATTTTTTAAATTATTTCCAAAATTATTACAAAAATCATGCCAAATTTGTTATTATATATGTCAATTCATAAAACCTTAACAAACCTTAACACAAAAAGCATAATTTTAACATTTTTTAACTGACAGGTGACATGTTTGTCATGTCACCTGTCAGTTAATATGTATGTCAGTTCGCCATGTATGTCAGTCAAATTTTTAACTTTTCCATTATTACTGAAATCGATTTTCCATTATAAAGTTCCAATACATTATTTTCAATTGCATAGTACATTGGTGATTTATTAGTAAACCAAAATTGCCCGTATTTTTCCTTTAATTGTTTCTTTAAATAATTTGTTTCTTTAAATTTTTTCTTTGATTCCAAAGCATCTATCTGTACATCAGTAGGTTTTATATCATTTAAAAAATCTTCATGCTCTATGAGATTTTTTATTTGTGACATACCGTTTTGGTATGTCACTTTATATGTCGATATTATTTTCATTAATAAATTGATTTTGAGAAATCTATTATTTGATTACCAAATCCGTTGATATGTCCTTTTTCCTCTACTTGCCCGAATTCATCATAAATGATATATGAGTAACAGTTATCATCGCCATAAATTTTGATTTCCTCGATTTTACCCGATTCATCATAATTAAACCATTTGCCTATTTTCTCACCATTATCAAATTGTCCTTTTTGCTTTACTTTTTTGTTTTCGTAATATGTAATAAAATCACCTACCAATTTCCCGTTTTCCCAATGTTTTTTCTTTTTGATATTGCCATTTTCAAAGTATAGAATATTTTCACCATGTCTTTGCTTGTTATTAATTTCACAGCTTTCTTTAAGACATCCGTATGTATTTGGATAATAAAATCTGACAGTACCATTATCTGCTTCCCTGTTGGTTATCTTTTCTGTTTCTATCTCGTTGGCTATTACGGAAACGACAAACCTATTAGCCCTTGACACTATTGACTTAACAGCACCCGATGTATTAAAACCATATTTCTTGAATAATTGGTTGTGTGTTAGATCATTGAAAAAGAAGTCAATCAATATATCAGGGTTTTTGGATAACTCGTATAATTCCTTTGCCCTTTTGAGTTTCTTTTTTGGTATTAGGTCTATTTCTTCATGTTTGAAATCTTCCTCTGATTTCATACTGAATTCAGTTAAATTGGTATTATAGATTTCATAGATTTCATCAACCTCGCTTTTAACCTCAGCTATTATGTCTGTAAAATCACCTTCAGATATTGTCTTGTTTGACGAATTGGAAATGATTTTAGAAATATTGATAACTTTACCACAATTAACTTTGTTATATTCCATCATTGCTGTATGTCTTATAGCCATAAGAACATAACCCGCTATTGGCTCTTTAGGTTTAAACCAACCGTTTGGATTTATTTCATTATTTTGGAGGGTTGTATCACAAGATGTTAATTTTTGGAGTTCTAATGCGTAAATTTCATCTTGTGATTTATTGGCGTATTCTAATTCTTCAAAATGAAAATTAATTAATTTATCCTCTAAAATTGATATTTTGGTTTTCAATAATAATATAGATGACTTTAAAATTGCGGCATCAACATCATCATATGTTTTTGATAGTTTTTCTATTTTGGTTTTCAGACTCTTTTTTAAATCATAAAGATCAGCATTGCCGTATTTTTTCCTATTTCTGAAAGCGTCAAATTGGTTACATACAATTATGTCAGCCATATCTCTGTCTTTGACTACTTGAAAGGCGATGGAATAACACTGCTCATAAAATTCTTGCCAAAATTTAGACCAAACGAAATTATGTTTAGTTCCTGTTAAAAACAATCTACCAAAAACCTGCGTATCAATCCATTGTTGAAGTGTGAATTTCTTTTTGTACGTATCAGACAAGTTATAGTAATTTTTAGTTTCGAAATCAATAGCTACTTTTAATCTAATATCTAAGATTTTATTACCTGTTTTATATTCCATAATCCCCATTTTTCAAATTATACTTATGTTAAATTAAATTTTTATTTAGAACACCTTGGTAAGAAATTATTTTCTAGCATACCATTTTCTCTGTTAATATTGTTTCTAATACCAAAGAAATCATGATAAAAATCAGAATCATTTGATTCCAAAAGTTGTTTGAAATCAATAGGGTTTCCGTGAGTATGACATTTGTCAAAATCCATTAGTGATGAACCACGGTTTATAGGTTCATTTAAATGTACAAACCTAACAAGTTCTATTGCTCTGCTAATAATTTTAGTTATTAGTTCATAATCATTTTTAGTTGTCTTTACGCAATCAGTGATTTCTACCATAGTTCCTATATTTTTAAATTAGTTTATAATTAGTGTTTACTACAATTTTGTATTGCAAGTTTATAAATTTCTTTTATTGTGAGTATTTTTTGAGCAACAGGAAATTTATCCATTCCTATTCTTCTTATAAGATTCCAATAACCATTTTCTTTGTTAGCGTTGAATGAGAACCATTCATTATACAATCCCAAAGCTCTGAATTCTATTTTGTTATCGTTTGAAACAGCTTTATTAATTATAATGTTTTTAGCCATAATTTTATATTATTTTATTGATAAATAATAAAAATTGTTATGATAACGTATTACAATCCCTATTTTTTTAAAGATTGACGTTGATACCCTTAATTCCTGAGGAATTGAAATGTATTTGACACCCTTAATAGTTGATGAATCAACCTTTGACACACCAATTTCTTCACTATTTTCGCCTATAAAATTCTTTAAAGATTGAACTTTTAAAGATTTGGCTTTTGATTCTGCTGCAGTCATAATTTCTATTTTTTAAATTATTGATTATTTCCTCTTTTACTACAAAAGTCGTGCCAAATTTGTTATCATATATGTCAATTCATACACCTTTAACAATCTTTAACAAATAAAGCGTTGCTATTAACATCTTTTTACAAACTTATATGACAAAATGTCGTGTAACTTGTCAGTTACCATATATGTCAGTTTGTCATGTCATTTCTTAATAAAATAGTCTTCCGTAATGTATTCATACCGCATACCTTTATTTTTACAGAATTCAACGGCTGCTTTTCTCTTTGCCTCAGTTACAGCTGATATAGCCAACTGATATAAATATTTTTCTTTACTTTTATATTTCTCCCTGTCAGGTTTTTCAGTATCTTTACGTGATTTTACCTCAATTATGTATTTCGTAAGTTTATTAGAGTTTCCAACCATTTCAACATAAAAATCAGGGTAGTAGCTACATATTTTTTGTTTTACAGGGTTAAGATAGCTAATAATTAGATCATCACTTTCGTATGACCATCTTTTACATTTTGATGATGAATCTAAAACTTGAATGAATTTTAACTCCAATCCACTCCTATAAATTATTCCTAATTTCATATTATAATATCCTATTAATTTATCAGGATTTTCCAAGTGATGATATCCTTGATGAAATCTACTATTAGCATGAATAGGATTTAATATTTCTAATTTCCCCATGTCCTTTTACTTTATTTAGTAAATTGGTATTACGTATAGATTAAAATAAATAAAATTAAAAAACATGTACAATGATTTAATAAATTGGTATAATAACAACACATACAAATCAAGTATTAAAATATGTGAATTTAGGAAAATATGTGAATTAACTTCATTTCTAGATGATAGTTGCAAACACATAACTCCAAAACAAAGAATGTGGCATATAATTAATAGTAATTTTAATATACAATATTGTGAAATTTGTGGAAAGCAATCGAATTTTGACAGACACAAATACTGTTATCAGGTTTGCTGCTCAAAAATATGTGCTAAAAAATTTCAATCATCTGAAAAATGGTCAGACAATTGTAAGAAAAATTATATAAAAGCAGAATTGACTTGTTTAGAAAAATATGGTGTCGAAAATTATTCCAAAACTGATGAATATAAAGAAAAATATAAAGAAACATGCTTGAAAAAATATGGTGTCGAAAATCATATGCTTATAGAAGATTTTGTAGAAAAATCAAAGCAAACAAATCTTAAAATTTACGGTGTAGAATGGTATCAACAAACTGACGAATTCAAAGGAAAATATGAGAAAACATGTTTGGAAAGATATGGTGTAGGAAATATGTCATATCTATCAAGTACTATATCAAAAATACACGAAACCAAAAAGAAAAATGGTTCTTATGAAAAATCTAAAGAGGAGAATGAAATATATTATAATCTAATAGAATTGTTTGGATATTCAGATATTGTTCGTCAATATAGAGATAAAAGATATTATAGTAAAGAAACTAAATATTTATTTGCTTGTGATTTTTATATCAAGTCTTTGGATTTGTTTATAGAATATGATGGAATATGGACACATAAACCACAATATTTATCTGAGAAAGAAAGAAATGAAATGATTAAAAAATGGAAAGAAAAATCAGAATTTAGTAATTATTACAAAGGTGCTATTTCTGCATACAATCGTGATTGTTTGAAGAGAGAAATATCAAGGGAAATTAATTTAAATATACAATTTATTAGAAAATTTTCTGATTTTTCTATATAGTTGTTTTATTAATTATTACTTAGTCCTACTTTCATTCTTCCATCGTGACCAACTAAACCCTCAATTTTTGAGTTCAATTTTTGAATTTCTCTGAATAATAAATTCGTTTGTTGTTGTTGTTGACTTGTAGCCTCAGTGAACAACAACATCATTTGTGCGTATTTATCCTCTTTTGTTAATGGCTTATGTGGGGCTTGTACAACAAGCTTTGCAGCTTGCTGCTGTGAGGTTTGGCTGTAATTATAAACACTGTTATAACTAGCCGATGATTTTATGTTGGCTGCTGAATATTTATCATAAAAATTAGCTGATGAATCTATAATTTTTGATAAGTCACCTATACCTGCAGATTCATTTTTTAAATCTTTAAGGAATTTAATATAAATATCAGCAAATCTCTTAAATGGGTCTATAAATTTGTTAAATATATCAACTTTATCAGTGGTAAGAAGCGACATACCAATGGCACTTCCAACCAATAATTGTTTTACACCCTCACCAATTTGCTTTCCTCTATCCTTTATATCTGTAGTACCTGAAAAACTAGAAACCACATCCGATAAACTCTTTAAAGGTGACATCATGTTATTTACAACACGTATACCTTTTTCAGCATCCGATTTAAACATCCCCCAAAATCCCTTGTCATTATTTTTAGCCCTACCAACTGCTGCAAAAGCCGATGGTATAGTTGTTATAAGTTCAGTAATATTTTTCTCAATAAGTTTTATATCAGCGGGTGTTAGTTTAGCCTGTTTCCAATTTAATACGGCGATTGATAAATCTTTTAAAGGAGCACCAAGACCATTAACATATTTAATACCACGTTCAGTATCCGTTGTTTTCCACATACCAAATAGTCCTGGCTTTGATGTCTTTGTATCATCACCTATCTTGGCTATTGTTGAAGGTATAATCGAAAGTACCGCATTTATGTTATCAGAAATTAGCTTTGTTTCTGTTGGTGTTAATTTCATGCTTTTCCATGTTTTTACACCCTCACCCAAATCATAAAGTGACCTACCTATGCCTTTAACATAATCAATACCTCTTTCTGTATCTGTTGTTTTCCAAATCCCAAAAAGACCGCTAGATTTTATAGTATTATCATTTCCTATTTTTGAAATTGTTGATGGTATAATAGAAAGTACAGTATTTACATTGTCCGAAATAAGTTTAGCATCATTTGGTGTTAATTTCATTTCTTTCCACATTTTAACACCATCAGCAAGTTTTGTCATTGCTTTACCAATACCTTTAACGTAATCAATACCTCTTTCTGTATTTGTTGTTGTCCAAGCACCACCTGTTATAAATCCTAGAAGCCCTGTTGCGGGTTTAGTAATATCATCGTTCCCTATCCTTGCTATAGTTGCGGGTATAACAGACAAAATTGTATTGATATTATCTGAGATATTTCTTGCATCATCAGGACTTAACTTCATATTTTTCCAAACAAGAACGCCATCCGCTAATTTTTTAAGATTACTACCCAAACTCATTGTAAATGCTATACCCTTAAGTATTTGCCATTGTGAAACATCTATTCCATGCATTTTCTTTATATATTCAGGAGATGTACCCAACGCCACAGCCGTTGTTACACCCAATATGGTATCAGCTAATGTCTTGGCATCCTCAGGCTTCCAATCAGTTGTTGTAGCTTTCCAATATGATAAAGACCTTGCAAATACACCAACAACTTCTCCCACTTTGTTACCCATCATTGTTATTTTCAAGAATGAGCCAATACTCAAATTAGAAAATGCATCAGAAACACCTTTAACTACTATTCCTAAACTATCGGCAAATATGCTCATTTGCTCCCTTTCCAAGTTAAGTTCAGATATTGGTTTCAATGCTTTAGCTAATACATAAAGAGAACCCGCTAATAATCCAACTGCTAAAGCACCTAGAGATATCGGTGCTATTAACAATCCCGCACCCGCATAAACTAACCCTAAAGCTGTAATAAATGTTGGTATCTTCCAAATCAAACCACCATTTTTAGCTATCATATTTCCTATCTCTGTAAGTGGCTTTTTCATTATCCACAAAGATATTCCAATTAGTGCAAAGGCTAAAGCACCCATAGCTATTTTAGGAAGTAAAAATCCTGCAGCTACAAATGGTGCTGTTACAGCGAATAACATCAAAGGTATTTGCCAAATAGCATTAGTCTGACCCGCCAACATTTTAGCGGTTATACAGACTGAAAATCCAAACAGCAACAATGACAATGATACAAATCCTATAGCTAAAGCACCTTCTTTAACCTTATCAGATACGGTTTTCATTCCTATCAATGCAAATAAAGCTGCTGTACCCGCAAGCAAAAGAACTGTTAGACCAACCTGCTTATAGTCTATTGGCAACTTGGATATAACCCAAAAAGTACCTGTCATCATTAATAATGATAATGACATAAGTACCATATTTTTAATACCATTCTTGAGGTCTGATTTATCACTCAGACCCATGTATTTATAAAATTTGGCTACAATATAAGTAACACCTATAACAGTTACCATACCAACTACCATATCTGTAATTGAGAATTTTGAAATAGCATATGCTGATGCAGCTATAGCAAGTGACATAGCAAGTATCCCCGCACCAATATACATTACGGATTGTGCACCATCTTTAAGTTTTTTATTATCTTTTGCTAAAGATTTAAATTCGGGTTGTAAAACTCTAAGTGCTAATTTAAAGAACAATAATCCTGGAGTTGCTATTATCGATAGTGCACCACCAATAGCCAATGCACCAACAAATCCTGTTATTGATCTAGCAACTTTTAAAAGAGAATGACCAAATCCATCAAGCCCTTCAAAATTTATACCTTTCATTACATTACTAACCTCATTTATAGTAGACCTAACATATCCAATTGATTTTTTAGCTCTGCTTGATATTTCTTTTTTAATTTTAAATTTATTAAGATGTTTAACAAATGATTCTAAAACATTAAAGAAATTCTTTACCATAGATTCAGCATCTTTCATTTTCATTTTACCCAAAGCGGATATAAATCCAACATCAACTGCTTTTATGGATTCAGAAAGTTTCTTGGTGTCTTTTGGTAAAGTTCCAACTGATTTATTAATTGATTTTGCATATATGGTTATTATCTTTGATAGTTTAGCAATATCAGCCTCAGTATAAGAACCTATATTCATGCTTTGTTGTGAATTAACTGTATTGGCTGTTTCGGCTTGTATATTCTGCTGTATAGTCTTTGCATCGACATTTTGAGTCTTTGCATCAACACCCGCTATAGCATCTTTAATGAATTTAGCTGATTTGGAGATATCAGTTGATGCCGATAATATATCAAATGAATACTCAGAAATATCCTCTAAAAAAGAATTTGATTGTTTAAGGTAATCATAAAGGACTTCAATTTCTATATCATTCATGGCAAAGCGTTTTAATTATTTAAAACAGAGAAGCCTGACAGGTTGCTATCAGGCTTCTCAATTAGTATTTTAAATAATTAAGGATTTAAAACCAAGTCTTTAGATGAATCAGCTTTCCAAGTACCATCGCCATTATTTCCATCGCTGTTTATTTCAAACCTTGCCCATAATTTTTCATCCGTCTTCCTGTAATTCATCCGTTCCTGTAGTTTTTTTGTAGCCTCTTCTTTGGCTTTCTCCAAAGTGGTATTTTTAAGAGCAACAGGTTCTATATAAGGATAAGAGCCTTCAAAGCAGCTAAATCTTATATCACCCTCGAAATTATCAGGAATTGTTGTAAAGTATTTGTCATTTCTACTATTATTATTGCTTTCGAATATTTTTAATTTTTTCATAATAATTTACATTTAATCATTTGACACTGTTATATCAAAAACCTCACCAACAATGTCTTTTTCTTGTGGATGGCTTACAGCCCACCCTAATCCCAATATATAATCAACATCTTTCATTGTTGCATTATTAAACTCTATTTTATCATCAGTTTCATGTAATTTTTGCAAAAAAGATTTTAATGTATCATTATTAAAATCCTTTATATTTTTGGATTCTGAATTATTGTTTTCGAATATTTTTAATTTTTTCATAATAATTTATATTTTTTAATTGTAATAGTTTCCATCATTTTTCGCTTTAGTAGCTATTTCCTTGTTGTATATAGCATAAGCTTTATACGCAACCTCTTTAACGGTCAAATTATCAAAGCAATCCATTACATAGTCATAATGGTACATTACAACATCTTCAGCAGTCTTTTTATCAGTTCCTGATGAAATCAATTTTGCAATAACCTTTTCTTTTGTAATATCTGTATCAGGGTTAGCATCACCTTCAAAAATTTTAAGTTTTTTCATAGTACTTACTTATGAAACCCTAAAGCCTCGTTTTTAGTTTTAAAGAAATTAATAAGATTATAATTAGGTGCTTTTGTAAATGACATCCAAAGATAATAATCAGGATTGACATTACCACCCCAAATTGACAAATCCCTTTGAGGTTTATATCCCCAATAACAAGGTATTTTAAATAATGTAGTACCATCTTTAACTTTTATACCTTCCTGTTTATCAGCCCATTTAGCTATATTAGCCACATTGGAATCAAAATGATCATCACCTTGCTTATCGGTAAGATACCCTCTAAATTTATAGGGATCACCCGCAATTTGGGTTGTCATTCCTGAGCCAGGAGAGTATGATGTCCATAATGAATTTTGTTGAATATAGACAACATCTGTTGGATTCCAATCCTCGTTTATTTTTAACTTTTTCATATGGTTGATGTACTAATTAATTTTTGATTATTTACTTTTCTTTGAAGAAATCTCTTAATTCTTAATAAAAATGCTAAAGGCTTATTTATTTTGTAGTAATAAATATTCTCGAAAAAATCCTTAATTGTTATATTCTCGTTATTAACAGTTATAATTGAATCACCCGACAAGCATTTACCTGATTGTCTACTTGATAAAAATATATTAAATCTATAGCTTTCAAATTGTCTAAGCACTCTTGATTGATATGGTCTTAATTTTATCTGTTGAATACCATCATCTGTCATACAATATGCATAATTATTAGCAAAGTATAGACATGATGCTTGTAATTTAGCAAGCTCTGTTATTTCTTTATCGGTATATTGGAAATGTAAATAACCTTTCCTTTTCCTTATATCTTTAAGATAAAATGGGTTGTTCCTTGGTAAGTATCCCGTTTTATTATATTCTTTTAATATTTCTTCTACCCTTTCGGTACTGTATATATTTTCGTTAGCCATAATATCAATATTTTCGTTGTATTTACCGCTACAGGAGAGGCATTTTCCTTGAACTCAGACAGTTTTCATGGTATAAGCACAACATGAAAATGTAAAACTTACCAAAGCGAATTAAAAGTCACTAAAGATGAAGGTATTTCTTGTAATCCTATTGCTGATAATATTCTATTTAAATATGCTAAATAATTAGTCATAAATTGTACATCGTATGATACAGGAAACTTCTGCAAAAATTGAGGTGGTATTACACCTATCGGAAAGGCAAACACATCTGTTGATGCATTTGATGTCCAATACCATTGAACTTTATCACCCGATTTTATTATAGAATATTTTTGCTTTATCTCATTAGATGACATGGAAATCTCATTATTATATTGTGCTATTGCTCTCATATATGCCTGAGAACCCGCAATTGTCTTTATTTCATTGTTTGAACTTTCAAGAATGTATTTACCCAAATTGTTTACCCTTTGTGCGGGTAGGACATTTATTATGTCAGTATGTATAAATTCTTCCTTTACTTGCTTTACTTTTTCTATTATTACCGCATAATCTATATTATCTACTTTTATAATATAGTCAATAACAATCTCTTTCAATTTATTACGTATAAATTTTGGTACAGATGCCTGATTTATTTCGAGACCAACGGCTTTTACATTTTCATATCTTCCAAAAGTATTACCATCAGCCCATAATGATTCCTTAATATACCTTTTTTTAGCGGTAATAAGGAATTTACCAACTATTTGCTCAAATGTTAAGTTAAGACATGGCTTACCCGATATTCTTGTCTGTAAACCATTATGTAAGCCGATAAAATACGAAAGCATATGACCAAGTGCGGGATATATGTCAAGTTCGTTTAATTTTAATATGAAATCTTGAACGCTACCTTTATAATCAGTATTCTTAATAATTTTGCCATAATTAACAAATATGGAATCAGTATCACCATATATAACAATATCACCTGTCACAGGTATTACCTTTGTTATTCCAAGTTGTTTATGAACATCGTATATGTATGGAAATCTTTCCTTAAAGTACTTATTGAACCAAAATTTGGTATATTTAATTACATAAGCTGATTGTGTTGATATTGATGAGGCAACATATTTGTCATATAGTACAAAATTACTAAAGCCAAATACACCATATATTGAATTGAGGATTTTTTTCAAAGATAAATCCTCACTCTTTTTGGTAAATCTCAAGTTTTCAAGACGTATAATTTCATCTTTAATTTCTTGTACTGTCACCTCTTGTCCTTGCTTAAACCTGCAGTACTGTAAACCTAAATTATATACCATGATTAAAATTGACCATTTATATTATTGAATATACCACCAAAACCATCCGATTCCTTCTTATATTCTTTAACATCATTTTTATTTACATTACTCATAAATTCCATAACCGCATTATCAACCATTACTTCAGAAATTCCTAATGGTCTTTTTAATTTTATACCTGATAATTTAGTACATCTAGATAAGGCAACATATGTCTGACCCGTGTCGAATATTCCTCTTTCACCTGTATCTATGACATATTCTTCAATAGTACAAGACTGAGATTTATGTATAGACATGGCATAACCTATGGATATTGGATATTGGATAAATTTTCCTGTACCCATAGACCTAACCTCATTAGATGATTTATCAAATTCATATTTTTCAGAATGGAACTCAACCTTGCCTATACTTACAATACAGCCGCTGTCTAATTCAACATCCATAAGCTCACCATCAAAATTAATAAGTTTTCCAACAGTTCCATTGATATATTGCCCGCTTTCTCTATCATTTGAGCGAATCATAACCCTAGCACCTATTTTTATTTTTATTACCTCGTCAACAGCACATTGCTTAACATTGAAATTTCCTTCTACTTTACCAACCAAAGTTATTGGTTTTGAACTTATTTCGTCAAGTTTTTTATTATTATAATATTCTACATCCTTATTATAAGTACATAATACAATGGCATCATCTTTAATTTCGTTATGAACCATAATTTGGTTATGTTCATTAAGCTGAGAACGTGTTATTGTGCCATATTTTATAGAATTTAAAAATGAAATAAATTTTTCATCTTTCTGTCTAAAAATTCTTGTAAAATTTATGGTTGTAATTGGTACAAATTCAAATGGTTTTGCTGAATAAAAGTATTTTGAGCCAAATGTATGCCTGATATAATCCATTTCAGATTTATCTGAAATTACAGGTGGTAATTGGTATAAATCACCAACTAATATTAGCCTCTTTCCACCAAAAAATTCGTCTATATTAAGTGCTTTTCTATAAAATTCGTCTATTGCCGAAAGCATTAAAGATGAAACCATTGATATTTCATCTATAACTAATGTTTCGGGTATGGCATACTTTTCTAAGCTATTTTCATTTGGCTTATGTATATTACACGGAAATAAAGGCTTAGGTGGGAATCCAAAATAAGAATGTATGGTTTCACATTCTATACCATCTGTTCTTAGGTTGTTGGCGGCAACCCCTGTAGGAGAAAGCACAACATACGAACCAAGTTTCATGTTTGATAATAAAAGTTTTAGGAACGTAGATTTTCCTGAACCCGCAGAACCTGTTATAAAAAACACACCGTTTTCTGTTGTTACAGTATCATATGCCTTTTCAAATTCGTCTGTTATTTCTAACCAATCAGGTTTAATAAGTTTTGATAAATCAGCCATTTTTATTATATTTTGTAATTTTATATAAAAACAGACCAATATTAATCAAGCCTCATATGAACCCTCAGCATTTACAAGCCTACTCAAAGGTACTCTATTGCCATCACGAAGCTCTTTAGGGTTTGAAAGATTTAAGGAATTTATCATTGAATTTGTTATCAACGATGTAAGGAATGAAAAAGCATTAGATGATTCAAGCATTGTGTATTTTATACAATGGCAGTCAACGATTTCTGTCTTTTGAAATTTATCTTCAAATATAGTTTCCTGTAACCTTGATTCATCACCTATTAATTTAAAACACACATCTGAGAATACAGACATATCTTCTTTGTTAAAAATGTCAATTATGGAAAGCTTTTTTTGAACTGTGTAATTTGTACATCTAATCACACCTTGTGATTGATACTTTTCTTTTACTAGATTAACTATATTTTTAAGAGTTATATTTTCATTTCTTCCTAAAGATACTATATCATTTTCATAATTAGCGTCTTCGCCTATTGTTATAGATATTATACCATAGTTTTTAATATTGATCTCAATTTTATCTCCAACAATAAAATTTTGACATAATTTAATTGCCGCACAATTATAAATATTAAATGTTCTCCAATATTTACATAGATCATGAGTTGCTGTTGAGATTGCATCCTCTCGTATATCATCGGTAGCTAAATAGAACCTTTTACCAACATGTAAGCAATGCTTTCTGAACATATTCAGAAAATCTGTACTGAGTTGATTGTTGATTATACATTTTCTAAGTTCAACATCATATCTTTCCCTGTCTATGTAATAATTGTTCTGTTTTGCCATAATAGTATTAATTTGTATGTGGTGATTCTTCTTCAATCATTGTTTTGTTTTTCTCAAATTCTTCCAATGTCATAATTGCGAATTTGTCAATATATAGATATTTTTGAGAGTACATTGGTTGACCTTTATCATTTTTTATAGCCTCATACAATTTAATCATATCGAGTTTTTTCTTAACTGTCATTGTTTGTTTGGCATCCTCAATCAAGAAATTGGCATTGTGTTTTATTCCAAACGATGTTCTAAAAGATTTGTCTGCTTTTAATTCTTTATGTTTAAGCATACAATTTATATAAATTGGTGCTGAAAGTACTTGGTTAAAAGTAGTCATCATACGATTTATAAAATTGAAGTAAGATAAATCCTCATAGGATAAGTTATCATCAGCGTAAAATATAACCTTTCCACCACCATTATTATCAGCTCTATCAAATCGTTTTGTTGGAAGTCTAGATATTTCGTTTAGTCTACCATTAAAATAATCAACAACTTTCATGTTTGTCAAATCTGGACCTTCCTGTTTAAGTGTGTCTATCTGTGATTGAGAACCATTAACCGATGGTACTACAATATTCCTTGAGTACGATATAGATGGTTGACCGTTTACAGTAACCTCACCACTGTCAAAATTTATAAGTAATGTTTCTTTAAAATGATTAACAAATTTCCTTAATGCTTCAAGTGCTTTATCTGTTGTTTTATTACCAACAGGTACTACCATCTTTATACGTGATTGGCAATTCATGATAAACCAACCAACTGTAGCATCCTCTAATTTTCTTTTTAAGTTGAAATCCCTGAGTAATCTTTCAACATAAGACAGATTTCCTGTAGTATCTATATCCAAATATGGTATATAAAGTATTTGATTTTCAGATAATGTTACCCTACTACCATCTGTTTTTACATATTCCCAACCTTTAATTTTTTTCTGATTCTCACTAAGATCACGTATATCAACATATTTAAGCCTATTTGGGTCAATTTCAACAAATCCTATAATTTTTACAGGATATATATCCTCTTTCTCAGTGCCATCTGTATAAAATTTACTGTTTTCATACATTTCAAATAGGCTTTGTATTTTATCAAGACCACTTTGGACTTTGGCTACTTGACCTTTGTATACTTTAACTCTTTCTTTATCATCTTTTTCTAATTTCAGATTTTCATTTATGGAAACTAATGATTTTTTAAGTTTAATTATTTGATCATTAAGTTCTGCTTTTGTTTTATATTCATACAGGATTTCGTATGATAGACACCCATCTATTAGCCATTGTCTGTATTTTTTCCAAGCTACATTTTCTCCATCAAAATCCAATAGTGAATATACATCCTCAAAAAATGACATTATTGATTCCTTTACATCCTTTTGGTATTTTTCATTTGTAAATTTTATTTCACAGTACCTGTTGAATTCGTTCGTTATAACTGAATCATCACATACACAATCTAATATATATTCTATTTCAGGATACGTGGAAAATTTTCTTAAGTATTTTCGTTTTTCGTTATAACTAGATTTTGAATATGAATTGTCCTCGTATGTATCTTCATGCCCTCTAGACCAACTACTATAGGCTTTATATAAATCATCCTCATATGTTATAGAATTGGTTTCTTTAATTATAGAATAATCAATTCCTATATTACCAAGCCGTTCAGCTAGTTTTGTTATAGGTTTAAACAATATTGGTATAGCCATAAATTTATTTTATATTATTTAAACAAATATTGTTTAAAAGTTTCATTATCTTATATTTAAAAAGCCTGTAATTGTTCATCACAGGCTTTATTTGTACTATATTTGTAACTTATTTGCTTGTTTTTGCTTTTTTGTTTTCAAAAACAGCTTTACGATACCTTTTCTTTACTGATTCATTGATTGATTTTTTAATACCATCTTTACAGGCTTCATCAATATTTTCTTCATTGTTCACAATTGCATCAACTGTAGCATCAACTATGTCACCAACAACATCAGATGGAATACCCGCATCTACCATTGCACCAACCAAATCATTAACAGATATTGTTTCAGTACCTGTAGCACTTGTGGCAGCGATTATTTGATCTTTTACATCATCAGTAACAGATTCAGTACCTGTTAATATACCATCAATATCTCCACTTTCAATAATTTTATCATCAATTATTTCATCCGCCTCTGATTCTGTGATTTCTGTGATTTTTGCTTTACCACCTTCATTTGCCTCAGCTTTTTTTATAATTTCATTTGATAACAAAATCTCAGGGTCAAACTGTTGACCATCCTCAGATTGGAAATATCCATTGTCAGAAACAAAAGAACCGCTACCATTTGAAAAAGTACCTTGGTCATCTACATATGTTAATGTTGAATCAACAGGTAAAACAACCTTATCATCAACACTTAAATCATCTGTTGTTTTGTAAGTGTCACCATCTGTTAGCTCAACACCAAATTTTTCAGAAGCGAAATTTTCAAAAACAGGAAGTTTTTTACCAATTTTAGACTTAAAAGTTTCGTTGATTTTATAAGCTTTCATAATTAGAATTTTTAATTTTTATTATTTAGTAATATTACTATCATTCATTGATTTATAATTTTCATTTAATAGTTTGCCGATAAGTTTTCAAATATATCATTTATTCGTTTCTTCATCATTATATAAATGTTTCTGTGTATCCTATCCAATTCTTCAATAAATACTTGTACCTTTTGTTTATTTCTTGATTTTACGTATCTTACGCAAATTTCTAATGTTTTGTCCATATCTATTGATGGAACTAAAGTTCCTAGTTGCCTTCCGTTGATATAAAATTCATTCATATAATCAACGCTTTTATTCCTGTGTATAAGTATAATACTTCTTACTAGTTCTGTTATTTTTCCATCATCATTTCCACAAATTTCATCGGATTCCAAGGTATTATACAACGATTTAATCATATCAATTTTCTCTGAATCGAAAATTGATTTTATTATTACTACAGATTGCTGTAAGTTTATTTCTTTCTTTGCATCATTATCTATTTTTTCTGAAACTTTTTCCAAATATGCACTAACACGTTCCAATGTTGGTGCTATCGCTGCTATATCCCCTACAATCTTTGATGTTTCAGAATTACTTGATTTAATGAATTGTTTAAACATCATAAGGAAAACAATCATAAAAACAGTAAACAAAGAAATTGACATCCAAATAGCAAATGATGTATTAGTTGTTGTTAAGCCGTATTTTTCAATATCCGATGATAATTTACCTATATTTTCTGCATTATTTTTGACAGACTGATTTACGACCTGTTGTATAACATCCAATAGTATAACTCCCATAGCTCAAAAATTTTATTTTAATTATTTAATAAAATTTGATACGTATATTATATTATTGGGGTAGTATTTTGTAACTTTCAGGCGGTATAACACCCGATGCTTCGGTCATACGCATATGTTGGTACTCTACATTCATTTTTAGGTAATAATCCTTATAACGTGAATCTCTAATTTTTAAAAATTTAAAATAAAATTCTTTATTCATACGCATAGTTTCGGGTGTTATCATACCAATCACATTATCAGCTCTATGGAAAAGTCCACTTGATTCAGATAAGAAGCTTCCCATCTCTATATCTGATGTATTGGCATTTTTAATTGTAGCTTGATGTGCTGTTACCATTGCCCAATCATTGTCAACACCTGCTTGAAATAGTACCTCAGCATTGGATTTATGATAAGAGTACATACTTTCGGGAGAAATACCAAAATCATTACCAAGTTCTGTAAGATAATCCAAAATTATAGCATCAAAATGTATACCTCTTTCCTCTTCAAGTCTTTTTATATCAGAAACAATTGTAAGTGGGGTTGCCTTTGAATATCTCATACCCAAGAATACTCCAACACCTTTTGCATCATGTATTATGTTTCTTAAGGCATCTTGTACAACATCCTGAGATTCAGAAAAACGTGCGTATTCATACATTGGTATATTTAGTATATTACTACCTATCCTCTTGTATATTTTATCTATACCCATTTCAAGAGATACAAGTACAACATTTTTCTTTGCAATAGACATTCCCGCAGCTAAATTACCCAAAACTAATGATTTACCACTGTTTGGTGCACCCGCAAATATAGTTAAAGTTCCAGGAGCAAAACCGCCATTTTCCTCAAAATCGGACAAAGCTTGGTTAATAGCGGGAAATCCACTATTAACATAATTTTCGGCTTTCATCTGAACATGTTCTTTAGCATCCCAAAAATCGTGTATCTCAGCCTCATGCATGTCGATACAAGAACGTCTAACAACCATGTCTTTTGCTCTGTTGATGATTGTCTTAACATTGTCGGGTGTTATAGTCTGTGTCTGCATGTATTTTACAGCCGATTTGTAACCCTCTTGAGCATTTTGCCAACTAATCCAAGAACCAACGGTTTCTTTAAGCCATATGTCAGAATAATTATTGATGTTTGTTGATATTATATGCCTTGAAATATTTAAGAATCTACTTATATTTTCATCAACATTGCTGTTGGCATCAATGATATAGTTTTCTTTGTCTTCCTTTACTAAGACCTCTATTTGCCCGATATCAGGGCTAACAGTGTCAAAGAGAGCCTCCCTGAACCTAGTATTGAATTCTTTAGCTAACCTAAATAAAAGCCTACAATATGAATCCTTAAAAAAAGATTCATCAATTTTAGCCATCAAATTTAGGTTATTTCTTCTTTGGGTGTAACAAAATACTATTTGCTCAAAATCCGTTGTACTGTTATCTATCATTAAAATCTATGAAATAATTTTTATATTACCATCTTCAACTCTTATATTGTTAGATTCAATAAGTCTTGCTATACATGAATCAAATTCATTTTCCTTTTGCTCAGAATTTGCGACTGACTTTCTAACTTCCTCTAATTTCATAGATTTCTTATTTTTATTAATAAGAAAAAACAAAATATCATCAGGTTCTATTGTATCAAGGTTTAGATACTGTCCTGTTATATATTTTAATTTTAAATTATTGACATCTACCATACTACTGTTTTAAGATATTATTCATTTGATTTTCGAAATCATTTGTTGCCTCTACACTTTTATCATTATCTTCCAAATTATTTTCACTTTCAATAAATTCTGTTCTATATTGGAATAATGGTTTAATTATTTTTTCATCAATTTGTTTAAGAGTATCGGTATCAAAAACAGTCTTGTTAAATAATTGGTTAAATTCAACACACCTGTTAAGATGCTTAACACAGTATTGGTTAGACGTTGATTGTGGCTTGCATATTTTGCGTTCTTCTTTTACCACATTGCCATCTTTAATTTTCTCTGCTACAAATTTTTCAGTAAATTTAAAAGATTGATCAAGTTTAAGATTAAACTTTATATCGCTTGATGAACCCTCATTCATGAAAACGAATTCACTGTATTCATATTTCTTATTATTTATAGAATCCAAAATTGGCTTTTTAAACTTGAATTTTTGGTTCTTGTCAATATTGATCTTGGCATTACCCATAACAAACAAATCATCATTGCTTATTGAACCCTGAATCCATTTAGTAAATGCCTGATCTGAATAAATATCATTCAATTGCATTTTTTCCTTTAAGAATACTGTATCAAATTCAAGGTTAACGTTATGACCGCTATCTTCCAAAAATCCTATAAGATTTGGTAAACATATTTGTTGGTCTGTATTAGAGTCAAATTCTATACAACCATTATCCAAATCGTCTTCAAACGATGGTTGGAATGATTCTTCTTTGCTTTTAGCAAGTTGTGCCGAAAGCAATTTTGTAGAAAATTTTGTAGAAAGTATGGTTTCAACAGTCACCAATTTCTTTGAAATAAGTTCCTGAGCAGTACTCATGTAGTCAACCATTTTACCTTTAGTTATACCACACACATCCCATGAAATGAATTCCTCAAGCCCCAAAAATCTGTTGATACCTTTTGTAAAAGAAATATAAAAAGTAACAGGTCTGTGCATTGAAAAACGGGACTCCATAATTTCAGCCGTAACGATTATACCTTGTTTCTGCTTATTTTCATCTTTATCAAAGGTTTTACGAAGATTAATAACAATAGATGGCATATACATTGAGCCTTTACCACCCGATATTGTTTTAACTTTCTGATGAAATTCCTCTTTTTCATAAGTATGTGCCGTACAAACCATTGGTATACCTAATTTTCCGAACCTTGGTATCAAAAGATTGTACATTACCTTAAGTTCTTTGGCAACTGTACCCATATCAGTTTTCATTTCACCTTCCAAAGCATCGGCTAATTGTTTTGATGAATTAAGAGATGTAACTGAATCAATAAAAACAGCTACTTTTGGAATTGACTTTTTCTGATCTAAAGGTAATTTTTTATTTTCTGCAGTGATTTTTACTGCTGTATCCATCAATGATTGAGTTAATTGAACCATCGGTGATGTAATTTCGTTTATGGTTTCAGGAACAATAATACGACAATTTTCAGGGTCTATACCCTGACCAATATATCTTTCCTTGCTGTGTGCGTGCTCAGAATCAAATATAATTGGATAATATCCTAACATTTGACAAAATCTTATAATATCCAACACTATATAGCTTTTTCCTGTCTTTGGGTCACCCGAAATCATAACACAATGCCCACTTGGAACACCACCAAAAAGTGAGCCACTCATACAAGCCGAAAGCACAAATGAACCACTTGGAATAAATTCAATATCAGGTTGATCAATCATAGATATTGAATCATCAGGTAAGAATTGTCCAATAAAATTACTGACATCTGAAAGTTTGGCTGAATCGCCTACGAAAAATTGCTTTGCCATAATATTTTTATTATATCGTTATTTTAATATCTTATATTTCTTGGATATTAAAATATTCATTATTAGACAATTAAACGCCTGTAAATTTTTATATTTACAGGCGTTTAAGTATATAGTCTAAATGTAATTTATATAATACTAAAATAATTTATATCTTCAGTTAATAATTTTATAGTATCAGAATTATTAATATCATACGTTACATTTCTGAAAGGTTTTGTATTGTTAATTAATTGATTAACATCATTATTAACATTTTCCAATTCTTTAAAGCTGTATTTCCAACATTTGAATGTTATAAGGTTATTATTTTTTCTTAATTCTATAATTTTATACGCACGAAATCTGTTTATTATAACAGTTTCCTCTGTTTCCATAAGTTTATTGATAATATCTTCTGTAGATTCATCATCGTCTGCAATATAGCTTTCAAGTATTTTCCTTATATCAGCCGATTCATTAATCTTATGCATTTTCTTATCAATAATTAGAGATTTTTCAAAAACACCAAACTTGTTAATAATAACAGGCTTTATAAGCTTACCTTTAAAATTAAATTCTCTACCCTCGTTTATATCAATATGGTTTTCAAGGTCGTTACTATCATCATCTTTCTTTATATTAGTAAGACCTTCAATGTTGCCGAGTTCAGTTGATATTTCCGATACAACTTTGTCAATAATTTTATCGGATTTTTCTGTGTCGGAAAGTTTTTGTATTTGTTCTTTTTTACCCAAAAGCAACAAATAAACCTCTTCTATATCAGCATTATATCTTATTTCATCAGGAAGTGATTCAATTTTTTTAATGTTTCTTTGTATTATTTCAAGTTCCTGTATATATTCTTCATCATTTTCAGAAACTATGCTATCAAAGTTAAATGAATTATCTTGCTCTCCATCCATGTTTTCACCATCCACATTTTCAGTGTTGATATTATTGGCATCCACATTTTCAGTATCAGTATTTTTGGTATCAAGATTATCATCATTATTATTTTCAGCATCATCTACTTTTGAAATATCAAAATCCTCGTTTATTGGCTCAGTATTAAAGTATGAATTCAAATCAATTCCATAAGAATTGAGGATGTATTCTTGAACATTATCATCATACTTGAACATTTCATCAATACTGTTTATTTCATCTACAACGATAATATAAATACAATCACCTAAAAATACAACGCTTATAGTTGAATATACATCCTCAAGCTTAATCGAAAATCCTTTTAACGGGGTTTCCTCAGATGATATATAATTCTCAGCACCTTCAAAAATTTTCTCACCTTGAGTTACAACAAGTGAATTTTTATTACTTTTTGCTATAAAATCAATAGCTTCTTCTATAATTACGTTTCTGCCATTATTTGTGTTTGTTACCGATGCAACAGATTGAGTTGATGGGTCTATTGATATTATATCATTATACAAATCAAGTACCCTCATACTACCACCATCATCATTCATAGTTTTTACCAAATCCTCAGGATTTATGTATTTTAACACATATTGAGGTATAACAGTAGGTGGTAAGAATCTTGCATTAACAAGCTTTTTATAAACTCCTGAATCATCAGAACCTTCTGTTTTAATTAAATTAATAAGCCCCGCCAATAACACAGCTGATGCATTTTTAACGGTAAGTGTATATTGTTTCATTATTTCCTCAGCATTTGATTTAATTACGTTTTCTGAATCACCCTGAACACCAACCAAATATTTTTGATTTTCTTTGTTGTTGAATAAATAGTAATTACCATCAGTATCAACAGATATGAGTAAAGTGTTATCATATTCAAGAAAATAGCTATTATCTTTATTAATCCAATTCATAATAAAATATTTTGTTTATATTATTTATTTTCGAAAGATTATTATATTAATTAAATTCAATATTAATACAAAGACATTTTATTATAAAATACATTTTGACCACCAATAATACTATATTTGGTGGTCAAATTATTAATAATATAATGTGCGTTATTATCCTGCAAGTAAGTCCTTTTGATTTTCACATTGAAACTTAAACCCTGTGATTTTGTAAATACCTTCGGTAGTTTGGTTCAAATTCCAAGCGGGTAATTGTGTTATAGGGAAGAAAATAGGAATATCATAATATTTAATAAGTTGACCTATTTTGTTTGTAATTTCAACAGTTGCAGACCCTGTATGATCTCTCTTAAGTGTCTGTAATCCTGTTGCGGGGTCATATGAAAGCTTTGACCAATCCCTAAGTAAATCGTATGGGTAGGGTATAAGTGTATCAGGGTTAACATTTACCTCAAAATCAAATGTTAGTGCCATTTTTGTATCAACAATAGTTCCCAAAAATGTTCTATCATGGTGTTTATATTTTTGAGAAACAGTTCCTGGAATTTTATCATTATCAAGTCCATCAATTTTAAGATGTTGTTCCAACAATAATGAGGCATTTCCATATTTTTGTTGTAAAGAAGCGGGTAATATGATATTAGCTTTATATCTAGTCAGGAATACAGGTTCATCTAGATTAACCGCTGCTCTTGAGCCTGAAAATTTATAGTTTTCCATAATATAATAAATTTTTGATATTATTGTTTTAATTATTTAGTAAAATTTTGTATACTATAACACAACCTTTTTTTAATCTGTATACATGATTCCAAGCGATGCAGAATTTAATTGGTAGTCCATAAGATATTTATCCACTTCTTTTATCATATCTTTACCATCACTTTTAATTTCCGTAAAATTTATTTTATAACCACCAATCAATTTTTGATCTGTGAATGCTACGATATTGGCGAATGACACTTTACATTTACCAAGGCAATATTTCTTAAACATCACATCATTATATAACATTTCTTCGGGTATTTTCATACTACATTCAGCAAGTACACTTGATTTCATATCTTGACCATCAACCGTTATCATATGGGTATTCTGATTAAAATCATATATCAAATCTTTAACCATAAAATTTGTTAAAAATGATGTATAAAAATTATATGTTATGGCTGTAAGCATAGCACCTGAATCACCCGCTATACCCATTGCAAAATTCCAATTGGTTTGCTTAAAATCTGTGTCTTTACCTGTATACAAGCCATCATTAAAATTACCTGACAATGTGCGTATTCTAGTTATAGCATGAGTAGCATCAGGCATAGCTATTTGTCGCTTTGCCTTGAACAATGGTGTATTAAATGCTGTTTGTCTTATTACTATATAGCAAAATTCATGAGATAAATCAGATAACTCATAATAATAATCCCTTGTGTTATTAATTATGGTTTCAATTCTATGGACTTTAGGTGAGGCGGGAATAGTACCACCCTCAGTTAATTCATCGATTAACCAATTTACAAATTCTTTCTTTGTCATACAAATAATTTATTAATATCAATATTGTTGGCTTCACATTCAAAAAGAAGAATTTGTAAAATCTTGGTTAACAGTTCTTCATCATTTTCGCTTTCATTATTTGTGTACCATTCCTCTATTAGTTCATAAAAGCTATATTCATCACATGGTATAGGAAGAATATCACTTTTATAAGTTTTAGATGAACATATGTTGTGTATGGCTTTAGCATACATATCTTTGGAGTAAATATTTATGCTATTATTGAGAAGTACGGTTGAAAGTAAAGTGTATAATTCATCCTTTTCATTACTTTCAGTTACAAAATTTTTGATTACATCTATATTATTGCGTTTATATTCTTTATCTGTATATTCAAAATCATTATTTTCAATTTTATATGAAAACGTTATTCCATCATGAGATATACAGAATATTTTTATAAAGCTATTATCTATAACAAATCCACGGTGTCCACGTTTAATAATTTTCACACGGTAATTTGGAGAGTACACTGTTAATTGGTCACATGTTAATATAGCTTCTTTCATAAACGTAAAATTACACTTTGTTTTTATTATTTATTTTATAAATTGTTTTTGTTAACCAATATTCAAATTTGGTTAACCAATTTTTAGATTTTATGTTTGAATAATACAGTTCAAATATTGGAATGTGATTGAATTCTGAGGTTTCTTTGTTGAGTATTTCTATACCAGTATCGGCAGTTACACAGTTATGCACTTTGATACCATTAGCAACGAATACATGCATTTTGTTACTTATAGTTAAGTCAAATACTCTATGAAATCCCAATATTTTTTCTATCGATTTTACCTCCTCACAGAATCCACCTGAATTTATAACACTATATTTGCTGCCTGTATGCATATCAATTTTGTGTTTGAGATCAGCAATAGAAAAAAATTTATCATTTCCTTTTAACACCTCTGTAACCTGATATATAGGAAGTATATGGTCTTGGGTGGCATATAAGGTTTTACCACCATATGTTTCAAGTTTGTATAATCTTTTTATACCTGTGTAATGAACATGGGTTATTTTTGACTCTTGATCTTCATCTATGTTTACAAAATACCCAAATTTACTTATGTTATAAGACCTATATTCCTTATAAATCATAAAATATTCTAAGACCTCTATTAATTTAATAGAGGTCTTATATACACATATTTTTAAATTATTTAACAATATTATCATACGCCAATTTATAATCCTCGTTAGTCATTTCGAAGATTGTTTTAATTCTATCCTTTTTAACTATTGATATTATCTCACTATCAGACATATATCCTACCTTGCTAATATATTCAGATATTTTTTTATATGCATCACAGCTATCATTTGAAACATAAAAATTGTTGGTTGCTGTTTTATTACCTTCACCCGTACTAAATTTAACGGCTACTTTGTAATAAAAATCGCTATCATCACCAACAACACCCTCAATTTCTTCCTTCAATATCTTTTTGAATTCAAGTTGCTTTCTGTTTTCAATAGATATACATTCTTTACATATCATATCAAGATTTATAAGTTCCTTGAATATATTTTCAGCATCTGTATAATTTAGTGCGGGAATATAATATTCTTGTGTCTTTGGTACTATTCCGAAGTCCGTTTTGGTTTCTTCTTTAATCAGTGCTTTGAAGTACATCATAGTTTTTAAATTTTAATTTTGTTAATAGTCTTTAGATATATTTATTTTTATTTGTTCAACCTCGAATTCCTCAGATACATAATAGGAGTAACGTTCCTTTCCCCATTTATGCATATAAGATACAATTGACTCCAATTTACCTGTTGTCAAATTTTGTTTCTTTGTGTTAGTAGATTCAACTACATCATAAATATATGTCATATCTTTACCCTCATAAAGACGTGCCAATCTACCCATAGTTTGATTATTAGTTGTACTAGATTTAAATGCCTCACCATACAAAATATTAACTAAGTTTTTGATTGATTGACCCGTTGAGAAAGTTAAATAGTTTGCAACCAATATACAGTTACCCTCAGTATGATTTTTAATTTCGCTTTTTATTATTTCTCTTGTTGATACCTCTACATCACCATCGATAAAATATATCTTTTTACCAAGGTTTTGGTATATATTAAGTTCAATAAGCCTTTCATATATTTGTTTGCCATATCCACCTTTCTTGTCTGTAAAATAAACTAATGTGTTTCCTTTCATTTTACTAACCAATTGACATTTCCATTCAAAAAGTCTTCTGTGTGATCTTACAAATTGCTGTTCATACCTTAATTTTTTCTCAGGGTCATCTATATATTCCTTATCAATAGCTAATTGCAATTTTTCCTTATCACTAGCAAAATCAATTATTATTTGTTTTATTTTACAATCTGTTGTAGCACCTGCAGAAACCAAATCCCTCTTTGAAATTATGTATGATATAAGACCAAAATTATCCTCGTTTGTGAAATGTTCAGAATTATCACCAACCTTTGGGTGTGAGCCTGATAGACCAACTCTGTTCATAAGTACACCACAATTTTTAATTATATTCATTATGGATGATGATGTAGACCTATGAGATTCATCACAAAATACTGTATCAAATTTAGATAAAAAAGTTTCATCTAAATTTGCCAAAGTTTGAAAATTACCAATTATATGATCAAATTTACCTATATTCTTTTTATCCTTTGAATCACCATAAGCCATACCCATCTTAAGGTTGAATCTACCATTTGAATAGTCAGTAAATTCTTGATATGTTTGTATTACATATTGTGGGTCAGGCTCTATAATAAGTATGTGATGTGCCTGACCTGTATATCTAAGAAGCATCATTAGTAAATACATGGTAAGTGTTTTACCACCACCCGTACCAACATCAAGTCTTGAGAACCTATATTTATAAGCATTGTATATCGATTCTACTTGGTAATCATAAGGAACTATATCATCGATATGTTCTGTCATGCTGTAGCAAAATTTTTTAACCTGATCATAAGTTATATTATCTCTTATTAGATTATCAAAATTTTGAAGTTGTATAGGAAATCCAAATCTTTCACACATAGTCATTAAATTAGACCATTGTGTTGACTTTAATTTATCAGCACCTATCATATAGTTTATAATACCATCAAGTCTTTTACCTTTAGCTTTCAATTTCTTTTGTAGAAAATGGAAATTATCTATTTTCTTCCTGAAGTAAACAGATGTTTGTAATTGTTCAGCCTCTGTTTCAAAAAACAGAGTTATATATTGTAAATCATCAGATAGTTTAGCAATCATATTAATTTATATTATTTCTGTGTATAAACAAGTATCTTTCATCAAGTCTTTCAACATCATAAATATATGTGAATAATGCAATTATAAATTTATTGTCTTTGTCTTTACAACCGAACCTTTTATAATTTTTAAAGTATTCACATGCTTTAGATACTATATATTTGTTGCTACTTGTTATAAGTAGTTCAAACACCTCGTTAAACTCCCTAGTTTCTATATATTTCATATTATATTCTTTCCTGAATTCAATCAGCTCTTTATATGTACTACATGCACGATTATGTATACGTTGCCTCCAATAGTCTATCCTTAAGTCAAGATAAATTATTATAATTTTAGTAATACTATAGACGATAACGTATGCACATATTCCACATAAAAATGCACTCATAAATGCATCTTTAATACACGATATGCTTGCCAAAAAAATACACAAAAACACAACAGACATGCATATTTCCCACAAAGCAGCCTCTTTTTTTAATGTTTCTTTTATGTGCTTAAATATTAAATTTCCCATAATTTATAATTTTTGGTATTCTTCTAATTTTAATACTAATTCATGCCCAAACGTCATATCGGAAATATTTTTAATTGTTTCAACTAGAAAATTTATATGATTTTCAAGTAGTGATATACAATATTGATACTGTGAAAGATTTGATTCTAAAAATATCTTTCTTTCTGTATCGTTTGATGGCTTTATACCATCAGGATTGTTTCCGAATTTATATTTTTTGATTTCTTTTTCCTTAATAACAGCCACATCCTTTGACAACCATATTAAATCATCAATAATACACTGTTTCCGTATTATGATTGTCTGTCTATCATAATAAAACCTGTTTTTTGATTTTGATAGAAGTACAACATTTTTCAAATTATAACTAAGGTCTTGTATGTTTTTGGATATTTTTTGAACATCATGTTCCTTCCTTTCTTCAATAAAAACTGATATTTCAGATATATGATTTGATAATATATTAGAATTTATGAGGCTTTTAATTGGTTTATTGAGGTCATATATGTTTTCAGAAGATTCCGACATTTTTGGTGTTTTTATTTTTATTATCAATAATGGTGGTTTTTTTCACAGGTATAATGTTGGAAATTTTAGCTTTAGGAATAGACATATTCCTAAAGCTAAAATCAATTTCCAAATCATTATCAAATTTAAGTAGTTTTTTAACCTTTTTCATTACCTGATCTCATGTTTGTTATTTTAATTTCAGAAAAATTATTATCCACAGTCATTTCTATTTTATTATCAAAAAATGTAGGATTAATTAATGAATGATTTACCAAGAACACATCCATATTTAAACCATCTACTATTTCTTTTTTGGTTATTTCAAGTATTATTGGTAACATTGAAACATGTAATGAAGAAAATATTTCATCAAGGAAAACAACATTAAGATTTGTGCATTTGTTTTTAATAAATTTGATTATTGTGATAATGATTGAATAATCAATCATTTTGGATTGACCTAGAGATATCGTTCTGTATGAAACATCGTTCCCAAATCTGTATATAGCGGGTTTGAATTCATCATCAAACTTTATAGCCAAAGGCAAATCAAATTGATTAAGTATACGATTAACGGATTGATTAATGTATGGTATAATTTTACCAATTATAAAGCTTTTTATTCCTTTGTCAGAAAGTGAGTATTCAATTAATTTTAAGAATAGCAATATTGTATTGGTGGTATTATATTCCTTTAAAATATTTTCAACCTGTTTATTGTATTCTATTAATTTAACTTTCATTAAATCCTTATTGTTGGTTATAATTAGCTTATTATTGTTTATGGTTTGAAGATTTTGATTTATTTCGTTGTTAATTTCTTTATTCTCTTTAGCAACCATTTCAGATTTAAGTTCCAATTCTTTCAGTTTGATCTGAGCAGTATCTAATGAGTCAAATTTTGTTATGCATTGTTCAAATTGTGTTTCGTCATTGGATAAGCGATTTTTCAGGTTTTCTATATCTTTTTCTATATTTACTTTGCGTTCAGATTCAGATTCAATTAATTTTGAAATAGATTTCTCTTTAAGTTCTTTAAGTCTATTCTCTGTTGCGGCAACATTATTGTCAGTAATATCAACAAGACCATATTTAAGTTGGTTGATTTCAGTTGATTTGGTTTTATCAAATTTATCAACCTCTCCTTGATATATTCTTTGTTTTGATGTGGTTTCGTTATATTCTTTGCTTATATTATCAAGTTCTTGTTTTTTAACATCAATGTTTTCAGATACCTCAGAAATTTTTACTTTCATATTAGCAAGCATTTCATCATCTTTACCAAATTTTATCATATTTTCAGTTACCAAATATGTATTAAGCAGCTTATACCAATTTGTGAGTGTTTCAATTACCTCGTCTGTTGTTATGCTAGCAAGTTGCGTATTAAAGATAATTTCTGATACAGGATTAAAATTTGATTTAAGTTTTAATTTAAATTCAATCATTTTTCTTTTGGCTGTATCTATATCAGTACCAACTTTAACAATCGTTTCATTCTTAACTTTCAATGAATCTTTTAAAATAGGAAGCTCCCTACCAAATTTCTCATTAAGCTCCTCAAGTTCAATTATTTTATGCTGATGATCAACATCCTCGAATGAGGTTTCACAGGTTGGACACATACCCGATTTATAAAGACCTATAAGCCTTTCATTATTCTTTACGTTATCTGATTTTGAATTAATATTAATTTGCTCTTCATCACGCAAATTAATAAGTTCATCATATTGCTTTGAAAGTTCATTTTTAAGGCTTAGCTCTCTTGTATATTGATTCCTTGTTTCTTTTATATTATTGAAATCCTCAATAGATTTTTCAATAATATTATTGAAATCATTATACAATTTATTTTGTACTAAGAGATTATATTCATCCCGTATTTTTATAGCTTTTTTTGATTGTTCAGAAGACTTATAGTTGAGTTCTGATAACAACGACAAGTAGTCATTATATTGCTTAAGAGAATTTTTCTTGTAATATGTCTGAATGTCTGAAATAATATTATCTATTTCTTCCGAATTCTTTTTTTCTGATTTTCTGAGGCTATCTATATTGACTTTAACTTTTTCAAGTTCAAGTTCCTCAGATTTTATAGCTATTTTTGCCTGTTCATTTGTAGAGTATTCAATATATTTAAGAGCTATATCATATTCTTTTTGACATTCCTCTATACAAACAATTTTATTGTTGGATATTTCAGTTTTTATTTTATTTCCTTCTTCAAGTATTTTTATTTCCTGTTCAAGCTCTGATATTCTTTCATCACTATCTAAACTATTTTTCAATTTTTCAATTTCGCTTTCTATGAAATCTTTTTTTATAGTATTTTCCGTTAACTTATCTACATATTTTTTGATTCCAACTTTATTCTGTTCATTCATTTCATTTAAAATATAGAACCCGAATATTCTGTCACGGATAAGTCTAGTGTCTTTGGCGGACATTGCTATAAAGCTTTTAAAATCAGCCATTGAAAGCGATACAATATTTGAAAATATATGGTATTCAATATCTAAAATATTTTCATATATATATTTTTTGGTTTCAGGTAGCTTGCCTGTATCCAAAATCACATTATCTTTTGTAATGATTATGGATTTCATGGATGATTTAGTGTAATTACTCTCAATAGACCACACACTATTAAACGATTCAAGTTCCACCTTGATATAACCATTACCATTTATATCATTTGAAATTTCTGATACGTTAATTGGAACTTTATCAAAATACATTCCTAATTTAAGGCAATTGATCAATGATGATTTGCCACTACCATTTTTACCCAACAATATGTTCATTGTTGGTTGGTTATTATTGGATAAATTTTCAAAGTCAATAAATTGTTTGTTATTTCCAAACAACATTACATTCTGCAGGGTAAGTGATTTTATTTTCATTTGATTTTATTTTTTCGTTTAGCCTTATTCTTTCTACAGGTGTCTCTGTGCTTAATTTCCTGTTTACCTTCTTTGCTGTCTTTATATTCAACTAATTTATAAGCTTTCATATATCAATTTTCATTTTTATATTTATATTAGTCCTTAGTTGTCTAACACAGATTAGGCTGTAGAAGTTTCTACAGCCTAATAAGTTTATGTAATATTTTTTACTTTACTTTATATAATAAAAAATCAACAACGACATTGGTGACATTATTGTTGGTTATTTTTATATCACCACTTGTAAATACCAAGTGCTGTGCATTAAACACTTCTTGTGTGGGTTCAATTTTTTCCAATAATATTATTTTAGAATCTTTTATGAACATACAAACATTATCACATGACATTGTAATGGATGCATCAGGTTTTAATGTTATGGTTGATTTGTCAACATTACCATCAACGTTTATTAAAAAATTACCCAAATAAATGGAGTTTCCTGATTGATTGTTGAATACCGATTCACCTAAAAATTCTACAGTGTTTATAGTCTGTAAAATTTTTTTGTCGTATTGAATCAATTCCTCAGGTGTTTCATTACCCGTTATCTCTTTTGCCATATCTGTATAAAATTAAACTGAATGTACTTCACAACTACCACCCGCACAAGCTGCCTCACGTGTTGTTTCCTTATTTATTGAAACGTTTACCAATGATAAATCAACTTTTTCGGGCATCATGGACATCATATATTCATAGTGTGCTTCGTCTATTTTTTCAAATGGCATTTGCCTATAAGAATTATTAGTTTTAGGTAATAACGTTAATCCTGCACATTCAAACCTGTTTTTCCAAATCCAATCGATTACCTCCTCTACATCTTCGTTATCAACATGTATCGTTGCTGAAACATTATTATAGGATTTACCAACTCTATGACCATTACGTATCCAATTAACATTATATCTTTTTATACGTTCAAGAAGTTCAATAGGCGATTCCATTTCCGTAATACAGCCATCGGCACTTTTTAGAGGAAGAGAAAGCACCAATTTAGAGGAGTCCATTACATCATCCTCAATAAAATCAGGCATTATTGATTTTAAATATGCTGCAATAGGTTGATCTTTTTGTATCCTTAATCTTCTAATATATCTATCAGAAAATGCTGAATGTACACCCGCACCAAATGCCTCAGCTACCAACGTTGTAGTACCCTCAGGTTTAATACATGTAACTCTATCGGCTTTATTTATACCAATCAAATTGGCTACTCTTTCATTTTCATTTATTGCACATTTTGCAGCCCAACTTTCATCTAAATTATCAATTTTCCTACCCGCTATACCTGTAATTGAAACACCAAGAAGTGCTTGTCTTTGTGCTTTCTCTTTCCAAGAATATCTGATATAATGAAAATCAGTAAATCCCGCTTGTAAAGTTCCAAAAAAAGCAGACATCCTAGAACGGTTGTTGAAATCCTCTTGATCATCAATATCATAGGCGTTAATAGTAGTTAAATTACAGAACGATTCTGACTCAAAGACAATCTCACCACATGGATTTGAAAGTAAATCTTCGGAATTAGTAAATAAAATTCCTGGCTCTCCCGTTCCGTTTGATATTGATTTTCTCATTATAATCTTAAATTCATCTTCTGTAATATTATCATATGTTTCAGAAACTGAATTATTAGACATTGCTCTGTGTGGGTAAACATGATACCATTGAATCTGATTATGTCTTAACATTGCAATGTCATTAACACTATCAGATGGAAATTTTACTATATGAGTAAGATTATCTTTTGTAGTAATTTCATAAACGTTATAACCATCGTCACCTGTAAGTATCATTTTATGTGATTTGAATTGTACAATACCCTTGGCATTAATTATATCCAAATCATCTTTATCAGCAAATATTATAATAGCTGCAGAACGTATTCCACCCGAAACAACAGCACCCGCAATAATAGTTATAATGTCCAAGCATTCTATTGATGTTAGCTGTCTTCCTATTGCATTTTTAAGTATTTTGTCAATTTCCCTTATAGCTTGCTTTAATCTTGAACTACCAGGAGCTAAACATTGCAATTTTTTAATTTCAGTACCTTTTTTACGTATGTCTGAAAAATCAAATGTAGGATAATTTGTGCCCCTAAAATAAGAATACACCAACATACGAATTGCATCAGCCCAACCCTCTATATTGTCAGAAATTCTGAATTTTTTTGCTTGTGCAGGTTGTATTACAGGTGGTAATTTACTTATACACCTTTTCTTTAATGAAACACCAACACCACAACCCGAAAGTGATAAAAACATTACCTCTGAAAAGACTTTAATATCATCAAGTTCTATGCCCGAACAATTATACATTCTAGCGTGATTGTTTTCTATGGGAATACCAGCATATTGTAATGCCCGCATAGACGGAAATACCTTTTTATTTTTGATGTATTCTCCATTTGTAAGTATTTCATCTTCAATATGTGGGTATTTGCGTACCATCATTTTTAGGTATTCATCAACTATTTCATCCCAATTCATTTTTCTTTTAGTTCCATCTACATTTTCGGTTGTTCTAGAATATTTTGTGAAAACAACAATATCTGATAATAATTTGTCGGGGTTAATCATTTGTTTAAAAATTTAAAATTAGCTTATTAATATTTTTTAATTTACAGAGTTCAGGTTATTTACATATTATAGAAAGTATCAGCTAATAAGTTTTTTGATATTCCAAATGCATTGTTTCATATACCTATTAAAATTTGTTACTCATTGGTCAGTTCAATATATTATCATGTACCTAAAAGCCTTTTTCACTTTATATTTTGTAATAGTATACATTATCAAAAGTAGTTGTATTTAATATATTAGTTGTATATTTGTTATTATATGGTCAATTTAATTTGAAAATATAGGTATGATTGGAATATTAATAATAGTGTGGATGTTTTTACTGAAAAATATAAATAAACAGGAACACAAATAAAAATATGAGTATAATATCAATACCAAGAAGTTATATAGTAAACAAAGATTTGGAGGATGATCTGTTTATATTCATATTAAGACTCAAAGCTGAATTCGAAAGTGGTATATTTTCAATTTACGATTTGCCGAGACTTCAATCAAAATTACAATACAATCAACCTACACTATTAAAACTAATAAACAAAGCATTTGATTATCATTTTTTATCAAAGAATCAGATGATAGATGATTATAGCATGATAGATGATTATAGGTCTGTTATGATTGATTATGTAAAGCCTTTTTTAATTTCTTATAACTTATCAAGCGGAGATGATATATTAATTTTAAATGATTTTTTAACAAAATATAGCTCAATAGCTTTCAACATATCAAATTATAAAGAATTTTTACATAATTCTTTTTGTGTTGCTAAAGTAATATTGAAAAGACATACTAGAGCTAGCCTATATTTGAATACGTTTGATAAGTTATCACAAAAATCTTTCTCGTTAGAAACGGATTATAAATCTTTACAAACAATTTTACAATCCGTTGAGAATTTAATGCTTTATCTTAAATCAGATATAGTATTAAAACGTAAAATGTCGTTCTTAGAGCCATACATAAAGAAACAATTTAACATATTATTATCAACATTCGATAATATGAATGTTGATAATTTCGGTGAGTACAGGAATAAAAATATCGAAAGGAAAAACATACAAAAAATAAACAGGTACAAAATTTTTAGGGTATCAAACAAAAAATTTTGTGATAAGTTATCAAAATTCAACAATCTAAAAAGCATGTTGAGCTTTGATAACAATATGACTATAAAAATAAATTCCTTTAGACCAAATATAAGCCAATTAAAAGATAGAATACCAACACAGGAACACAATAAGCAAACTATAAATCAGTATGAATGGTTACAGTTATCAAATTATTCAATAGTAAAGGATTTATTGATAACACCCGAAATAAGCTACAAGCTTGATTTAGATTTTATAAAATCAAACCCATACCATTCAATAAAACGAAAATTAGCTGAAACTAGAATAATGTACGCTGTACAACATGAAAATAAAAGTATATCTTATACAGAACTTTCATCGTGTTGTAAATTAAGTAGATCAAAAACTGTTGATTTAATAAATGAAATGGTTAAGTCAAAATTGATATTTAAAAATCACTTTGACAGTATATTGGTTGAAGAAAATGTTAAATCATTTATTAAACCTAGAGGAAATTATTATATACACAACAATAATCTTTATCTTAAGCCGAAAAATGAATATGATATATTAAATCATGTTAGTACAACTTGGCAAATAGGTAAAAAAATAAAAAAGAAATACGGAAACAATAAATTGTTAAACATTTCTCTATTAGGTAATCCTTTCAAAGAGTTAAAGGAAAAATTACAAAAATTACAAAAATTAGGGAACAGGATAGAACATTTTAAAGTTAGATTTAACAATAGAACATGTTATATTTATGTAAATTTCAAAGATGTTCATTTTGAGGTGTATAAATCCACAAAGAATACATATTACAGAAATTTCATAAATGGAACACATGTAGAAGATTACATGTTATACAAATTTCTTGGCAAAAGTTCAGTTACGATAATGTACAGTACGAAAGATTGCGAGTCAGTAAGGTCTGAAAATAGTCAAGAAATTTTTATATCAAAGTTTTTTAATAAAAAGAGCGGAACTAATTTCTTACAAAATAATGTAGGATTTGATTTGCTTTTCAATAAATAGGCAATAATTGTTTATTTAAATTTTTATTCCATTGTTTCACGTGAAACAATGGAAAATTCATATATTTTTTGTAATATGAGTGAACACAAATTCTATATCTGTATTCACATGTGATAACTGTTGACATAGATGACAGCACATTGACAGCAATCATTATAAGTTATATAACATCTAAATCAAATCACCAATTGTATATGATTGGGGTAAAAATTAATAATACCTTCTTATGAACTATGCCTGCTTTGCAGTCACCACTTTGTTTAGTTCTTTTCGAAGATATCACTTCATTACCCCAATCAACTGATTCATTTCATGAAGCAATAAGTGATTATGAAGTTGTTTTGCAAACGAAAACGATAAGATATGCTATGGATTGTATTGAAATAAGTAAAAATATTTAGAATATTGACATAAGCATCATGCACCGATGTAAATAATAAAATGAAGCATATTTTATGAAGATCAACGAAATATTATACTCCGACTCAGAACTTATTATAAAGTTTGGTGAGATAAAATACAAAATATTAGATTTTACACATTCTATAATAAGTTACTATATTTCAATACCCGATATAAATATTTCCTATTCTATTTCTAAAGATGACAGGACTTATACTGATTGGATAATGGTTGAAGACACAGATTGGTATAAATCATTCGAAAAGTTCCCATTTTTCCTTAAATTAAAATTATTATATTCATCCTCAGTAGAAAGCCAAATTACCATTGAGGAAATGACATTTATAACTGATAAACCAAAACCATATATAATAGCTCAGGGAGAATCCATTCTTTTATCGGGTGTTTCGGAAGATAATATGCTTGATTATGCTGAAATGGGTGAGGGATTAGTTAAATTGGAAACAGACCTTAATTACTTCCTTAACAAACATAATGGTATACAAGCTATGTATTTCCATACTAATCCTGATATGTCTACAAAGGATGATTTCTTAAAAGAATATTCATTATACAATCTTGTTTCTAGTAAGTTAATAAAGGTTGTTGCAACAGATAATAAAACCCCTATACCAAAACATGAATTTTCTCAATGGGGAATCGAATTCGAAAAACTTGAAATATACATTGAGAAAACATATTTTGAGGAAATGTTTGGTGTTAATGAAAATCCACGTAGTTACGATTACATTTACTTCAAGCAATTAAACAGGATGTATTATATAGAGGATAACTATCTTGAACATGGTATAAATGAGGTTGGTAATTTTAATGTTTGTGTTCTAAAGAAGTACCAAGATATTTCCGCTATTGAAAAAGATGAAGATTCATTGGATTTCCTTAAGGAACATATAGAGGTACAAGGCTACACAGAACAGCAGAAAATGGAAATGATTGACGGTACAAATTATCAGCAGAATATAGAGAAAGATGTTGTATATGATAATGTTAGAGAATTGGTATCCAAAAAAGTAGTAATATCAGATGATGATTTCAAATATAATTCATCGCTAATAAGCAGCCATTTTTACGACATGACGGCTGTAACATCACAGGTTATATACAAACCAAAAGTATTTTTGGACTCAAATGGTGGTATATCTATCATGTTTTGGATTAAACCTGTAATATTAAATGTTGGGAAACGTAACGAAAGTAAACTATCTTGTAAATTATTATCAATAGGAAATAATTTTGAGCTATATATTAATGATAATACAAAAGATTTTAACTTAGAAATACCTCAGGATTATAATGGCTCTGTTTGCTGCGTGATATCCATTAACAATCAATTCAAAACCATATCAAAATTCATATATGGTATTACAGCCAACGGATTACAAAGGATTGATTATACCAACAATACCATACAAAACGAAATCTTATTCACAAATAGCATAGTTCAATTATATGAAGGTAACTATTATATAAGGTGTATAAGATTAAGTAATTATGTAATACAAGAGCAATTTCATCAATATATAATGCTAACAAAAAATGTCAAGAAAGCATCAGCATTTACCATTATTGATGATTGTGAACCAATTACAAACTTAAGGAAAATTAAAAAATCTTCATTCCCTGAACTTAATAAAGAAACCTTTGGTGATGTAATATAATAAAACGATATATTCCTTAATTTACGGGATATATTTCCCTTATATTCTAATGTATGTAAACATATTAAAACAATATAAAATGAAAAAATTATCAAGAAACGTAATTATATTAATTATATTAAGTACCGTGTTAAGTACCGTACTTATTATCATGTCAACAATGTATTTTAGAACCTCTTCTACTCTTAAAGATAGTAATGCTTTTATTAAGGATAAGGAATCTGAAATATCCGTTAGAAATGTTATTATCAAGAAATTTGAATCTGTTAATGACAGCATTATCAATTCAAATAAAATATTGACTCTTCGAATTGATAGCCTAAAATTGGTAAAGCACAATATATACATTACTCCAACCAAACAAATATCTGATACACCTGAACAGGCATACAAAGAAATGATTAAAGAACTTAATAAATACAGAGATGAAAAAAGTAAGTAAATTTATAATGCTTTCAGTGATAATAATATTATCTCAGTCAGCATTATCTCAGTCAAGGAATTGTGACAGCATAAAAAATGTTAAGTTAACAATTTGTGATATGGATGACATTACAACAGTTTTCCGTGACAGAAGTAAGTTTATAAAATTGAACTCAGTGAATGATTCAATATTTGTTAATGATTCAACTTTGATTTCCAATTATAAGAGAGAAATCAAAAACGATTCAGAAATAATATTGAACTTAAAGAAAAATAGTGTAGATGATAATCTTATAATAGACAATCAGAAAACTGTGATTAAATCTGAGCAAAAGAAAACTTTGTTTTGGAAATCAACAACCTATATAAGCGGTGTTGCCGCTACTGTTTTTTTAATTCTTACTTTATTAAAATAAAATGTCAAAATTCAAATCAATATCCCCAATAGATAGTAGATACCGTAAGGATGGTGTTATGCGTGAACTATGTTCATACGAGAATCAGATAAACACAAAAATTTATTCTGAATTTCAATGGTTTCTCTTTCTTTGTGAAATTAATGGTATACCACCAAGTAATTCACAACTTAATGAGCTATATTCACACCTTTTTAACAACTTAGAAAAATTTAATGCTTTTGAAAAAATAACAAAGCATGATATAAAAGCTGTTGAATATTATGTAAAATCTGTTGCTCAAAGTTCTGATTTTTACACATCAAAATCAGAACTTGAGGGTATAAAAATTATATCATACATACATTTTGGTCTTACAAGTCAAGATATAGTAAGCCTATCATCAAATTCACTTTTTTCAAATATTTCTAATGAATTGATATTTAACATTACAATGTTATTGGACTCGTTACATAAAGTATTTTGTGAAAATTCTGTATTAATGATTGGATTCACTCACGGACAACCCGCTGTACCAATAAATTCAAAATTAATATACAAAAACTATAATAGTAGAATCTCATCTTTACTCACCAATCTGACTAATATACAACCAAGTGTTAAGTTTGGTGGTGCTGTTGGTAATAATTCATCTATGAAACTAATAGGTATTACCAACATAGATGAATTAATGGATAAATTTATTAATGGGTTTACATCATTGAACTTGAGTGTAAATATGTCATTAAAACGTTCTGAGAATACTACTCAAGTTGATAATTGGGTATATTTGGTTGATTTACTTAAAGAATATTTACAACTTGCATCAATATGTATTGATTTATGCCGAGATTTATGGCATTATTGTTCAATAGGATATTTGTATCAAAGTAAAGATGATGGTCAAATTGGTTCATCAACGATGGTTCAAAAAACTAATCCAATAGATTTCGAAAATTGTGAGGGTATAATGGAAAAGATGGAATCTGATTTTTCATTTTATATCAAGAAATTTTCGAAATCAAGATTACAACGTGACCTGACTGATTCTGTTGCTATTAGAATGGTATTTGAAAGTTTCGCAATGTTTGATGTTGCCATAAATTCTTTACGTAGAGGCTTGTCTAAAACATCATTAAATGAAGAATTTATAACCAAAGAATTAGATAATCATTATGAAATGTCAGCTGAATATCTGCAGCTATTCATGAAAAATGCGGGATTACCCGACGCTTATGAAACAATATTCAATCGTCTGAAAGATACAAAGTTGACAGATAAACTTAGCTACAGAAATTTTATTATTAAGCTTTATTCTGATTGTGTAATTAATAAGATAATGTATGATAAACTTATAAACTTTGACCTTAATGATTATAAAACATTTTAATATCAACTGATTATGATTATTATTATATTATTGTTAGGAATTTTTATATTTATACCATTTATATCCACGTTTGTTTTGGGTTCTATAATTCTTTATAATGATTTATTTCATAATATACCATATAAAGAATTATACAAAATAAATAAAGCTTTCAAGACCTCATATATATTTTTCTTATCATCATTAATTGTATTTATTATTATCATTTTATTTTTAAATAAAATAAAATTGTAATGGTTACGCAGAAAGCTATTTCACCAATAACATATTTCTCAATAGAAACTAGACAGGAGATTGAAATTAATGCTGATAAAATTATAGACTTTACAGATCAAATTTTTTCAAGCAAAAAGGCGGTTAATTTCAATCATAATGGAACTTTTATTATATCACCCGAATTTGAAGGTAAGCCAAATTTGGTATCATATGCATTATATACAGATCAAAATGTTGCCGATATAATGATGTTTTATAGTGAAATAAGCAATCCATTTTCTATTTCATCTGATATGATTGTTATGATGCCTGATATTTCTGATGCTGTTGGTGCTGTGAATTCTCAATCATCTGAGGTAACAAAGAAGAAAAAGAATAAATCGCAAATAGAATTTGCGAAGAACATTAATGTTCAAGACAAAAAGCGTGTTATGGAACTGATAAGACAAAGTAACCCATCTAGCGTTACTTTATCAGACATATCCAATATAAATGATGCGGGAATTAATACAAAAACAGGTAAGGTATCAACATTAGATGATTATATAAAATCACCCAACATGACAACATCTGATCAACTTAAGATAATTGATGGGAAAGTTATATTGGGTGCTAATGTAAGTAGTAAAAAATGCTCTGATTCAGCAACAAAATCTCAGGGCTTATCAACATCAATAAGGCAATCAATACTTGCTAAAATAAAAACAGGTGAAATTTAAATTTTATTTTGATGTTCTTCCGTAATAAAACTCCAAAGTACTCTTGATGGATTTTCTAACATCCTCCATATCCAAATTGTTTATTATTATATCAATAATTTCCTCTTGCTTTAAATCCTGTTCGAACAAATCTAATAAAAATTTAAATGTTTTTTTATCGTAAACCTGTAGATTTATTGTAGACTTTAAAGGAATCTTTGACTTCCTAGATAAAATTTCTATAATTGTGCTTTCAACCTTTGGTGTATTTTTTGTAAATTCCGATTTAATCATATTTATTCCCTCTTGCCTCACAGGTCTGTCTTTCGGCTTCAACATTATATTATCTACCTTTGTTGAGTTATCTGTAACTGATATCTCACTAGTGGCTTTTAATATACCTTCCAATTCGGGGTCAAAAAAATTACTATCTTCTGTTTTAGTGCTTTCAGGGGTGTCCATAATTTTTATACGTTTATATGTTTATATGCTTAATTAAGTTATGTTTTCATGATTTGATACTATTGTAATAACGTGAATATAAATGTATAAAACAATAATATGATTACAATACCCGATATAAATATTGTTATAGGTGATTTACATTTTGGTAGATATAGCAATGATCTGAAAGAGTTAGAAATATCACTTAACTATTTTAGAAAATTTATTTTGCCGATTCTTGATAAGTTGAATAAAGCATATGGTGCTGAAAATGTTGGTATAATACAAGTTGGTGATGTATATGATAACAGATCATTAATTTCAACCGAAATACAAGATTCAATACTCGATACGTTCGAAAAAATTTCTGAGCACAATATTGTTGTTGTTGATACGGGTAATCATGATAAGTTTAATCAAACAATAACAACAAATCGTGTGCTATCATACATAAGTAACTGTATTGTTGTAAGACAGCCTACAAGATTTTTAACAAAAAGCGGTAAAAAGGTATCATTCATCCCCGCAATTGAAAATAAAGATGGATTAGCTGAGGTTATATCAAACGATGAATACGCTGATTATATGTTTGGTCATGATGATATAGCGGGATTTTCTCATGAAGGAATTATGGTAACCGAGGAAAAATCTATTAATATGTCACATTTTTCCAAGTATAAGCATGCTATCATCGGTCACATCCACAAGCCACAAGAGAACAAAAATATAGTTTATGTTGGTGCAGCATATCACACAAGGAAAAATGAGTGGGAAAACAAACCACAGATTATGATAATAAATATTGCCGATGAATCATTTAAATATATAGAAAATAATGTATCACCAAAATATTTAAATGTATATCTTCCCGATTTATTGGATATGACTGTTACCGATGCAAATGATTTAATTAAAAATAACAGGGTTTCCGTGTTTGTTGATGATTTTAATAGAATAAGTACAGTAAAGATAACTGAATTTCTTACAGGTTACTATTCACTTAAATATGAACAAAAAGTTGGTAAAATATATTCACAGAATGAAATAACTAATTCTGATGAAAATGTTGATTTTGATATAAATGATGATATCAAAGATATTATGTCAGAATACGTTACATCATTAGATTCTGTGATTATAGATAAGAAGCTAATTCAAATTTCAGCGGTAACAAAGGATAAAATTATAAATAACCTTAACAAATTATATGAAATATCTAAAGACAATGTGAAAATGTTGGATATATAAAAAGGAAAATTAACCATTATTAAACCATTTATTAATTACAGCTATGCAAGAACTTATTAACAAATTAGCCAATTTAAAAAACGGTTTACAAGTCAAGAAATCTTTTAATACTCTCGATGAAATTTACAATAAAACGTATTTTACAGAGATGGTTAAGCATTTTGACACCACCATTTCTGAAATTTCTGAAGGTGTAGTAAACCGTTCTACCATTTCTCTGAAAATATTGGAGTATACATCATTAATTGATGAATTAATTGAAAAACGTAAGAAAATCGAGAATTTTAACGACAAAAATTCCACTATGGAAAGATCAAAGATCACGTCATACATTGATTTTTTAACTCAGCTCAAGGATGTTTTTAATGAAGAACTTGGTGAAGAATTAAAAGACACTTATAAAAATTAATATATGTCACATTCAAAAACGCTTTTTAACCCCTTTTTTAAAGAAGGGAAAATTTCATTCATTATGGATGGGTTCGCTGGGAGTAGTGGAAAGGGTCTTTTAGCATCAAATTTGGTAAAATACAGCAATAATTGTAATTTTGCTGTTTCAACCAATGGTCAAAATGCATCTCATTATTATGAGGAAAAATTTCCTGATGGTACAGAAAAAATTATTTTATTCAAAGTACTTCCTACATCATCTGTTTATCATGAAAAACTTGATGCAGTATATGTTGCTCAGGGTGCTGCCTTTGAACCTCAAAGATTGCTTGAGGAAATTGAACTTACAGGTATACCACGTGGCAAGGTAAGAATTCATTACAAGGCGGGGATTATTTCCAAGCAAGACAGAGATTTTGAATCAGGTGTTTGTAATTACGAGGGTAAAGTTAACGAGGAACGCCAAAAGGGAACAGTTACCTCAGGTACAACCGCTAGCGGTGCGGGTTCTGTACGTGCCAAAAAATGTATGAGAAATCCTGATCAAAGGATTTATGCATATGAATATCCTGAATTACAGGATTTTTTGTGTGATACAGAACGTGAAATTATGGACAGACTTGATGCGGGTCAGTCAGGGCTTTTCGAAATTGCTCAGGGCTTTGCATTATCAAGTGGACTTTCATACAGTAAACGTAACACAACGGCACGTAACTGCTCAATTACTGCAGCCATGGATGATGCAATGATTCCACCATTTTATGCGGGTAACGTATTTATTAACTTGCGTACATTCCCTATTAAAATAAACAATAAAAAGTGGGTTTTAAAAGGTGGTATTCAATATTATACTACAAATGAACTATCATTATCTGAGGTTAAGGCAAGATTTGATGAAAGGTTGTTTAATTTCGAAGATAATGAAGATTATTTGGTAAAAGTCATAACCAAAAAGGATATTTTCCTTACGGGATTTGATTTGGAAAAATACCCAAATATTCCATATGACGAAATTGATTCTTATTCTGGCGATTGGTATAGAAATGGATGGGAAAAACCCGAAACACAGGAAGAACTTACTTGGGAACAGGTTGAGGCTCAATATGGTGGTGTGATTGATAAAAAAGCAATTTATACATCGCTTACTCTTATGCCAAGGAGAGTAGCCACATTCTCAAAAGAATTGCTTGTTGATGCAATAAGATATAACAGACCATCTAAAGATTCTGAAATTTTTCTATCTTTAAATTTCTGTAATTGGCTTGATAAGGAGATTGAGGGTAAAACCAAATTAACTGATACTACTCACAAAGTAATTGAGTGGCTTGAAAGCAATTTTGATGTTATCGATGAATTTGATAACGTATCACTTTCAATACTTGGAACAGGTAAATGGGTTGGAGAATTTATTAGCTTTCCAAGATAATACCTATTGATTATACTTTTGAAGAGGATAATTGTTATAATTATCCTCTTCAAATATATTTAAATAATAAAAAATTGCTATGGCAGATGAATTCAATAATGAGATGAACGTTAAAAAGAATTACGAAAATGTATTCTTACGGTCTGTAATTGTTTCTTTCACATCTTTCATGTCAGACATAATTGAATTTGAAAGACATAAAAAAGGTAAAACTGAAATTATTAAATGCCCTGTGTTTTATTCATATACAGGTGATCAGGCTTTTCTGTCTGATATGTTTTTAGATTCTCACAGATTTCCATATAGTGGCGGGAAACAATTAGCTGAGGGTAATGTAATGCCTATACCCTCAGGTACATTTTCTGTCAAAGAATCGGGTGTACAAAATTCTAGTGTTAGTGGCGGTAATGAAAGGATTTTATATTTTGTAGACGAAGAAAATGAGCACGGTGTACAACCGCAAGTTCCGTATTCAGCAAGGGGTGTGTGGTTTCCTGAATCATTTTTGGTGGATTTAGAAATAAAAGCATCATCAGAGCTAGATAGGTTGAAAATATATGATGCTATAATAGAAAACTTGTACAAAACTAGGAAAACTTATATAGATGATTATAAAGGGTTTAAAAAGATACCTTTAACAATTGCATTTCCTGAAACACAACAATTAAGTAGATCATTTTCATTTTTTGCCAATTCACAAAGCGATTTACCATCTTTAAAATTGCAATTGGAAATTTATACAAAAAGACCTATAATTGATAAATCAACAGCACAAAAACTTGATACTAAAGTTAAAAGTATACATATTGATGAATATTTGAAATCGGTTGGAGAAGAGGGAAACGAATTATTAGGTAGTTCAGATATTAATTAAAATTCATGGCAAATATAATTAAAATACCAACAGAACCTATTGAACAAGTATTATCACAACCGTATAAAACTGACACGGTTGGATATTTTGTTAATATATTTAACGGTAGGTCTAAAGCATCTAAACGAAAATTTAATTTTCCTGATAAAGGACAAGCGGCTCAATTTTATACTGATAATTCGGGCAAATGGAGAATAGATTTCACGGATTTATCAGGTAATTTATTAGCTGATGAAAAAAGCTTGTTATTTGATTCAAGAGCTTTAGCATATTCACAATATGCTAAACTAATGAGCAAAAATAAGGAAGTTATAGAAAATACAGAGGATGATGTAGAGGATATAGTTATTGAACAACTTGAAAGGACATTTGAGCAATATCTCCCATCATTGGTAAAAAGTCAACCAAAAAGAAAGTCAAATTTCAGTGATCTACCCAAATTTGATGATGAAGATGAAGATGAAGAACACGAAAAAGAACATGATGAGGATGTATTACAAGCTGAGGAAAAATACATACAGGCATCATCTATAGCACTTACAGAGGCAAAAAGCTTATTAGGCTCTATAGCTGAACTTTATATCGAAAAAGGTGTTATAGAAAAATTTCCGTATTTCAAAAATAAATTATATTTTGAGGAGAATTCTATACAAATGATTCATACTCAAATGATGATTTCGCAGCTTGTGCTTAAGAAATTTTTTAAACAAGTAATTAAAAATCCTACAGCTAAAAACATTGAATCACTGTCTAAAATACAAATGTCACAATTAGCCTTGAGTAAATATCAAAGGGAATACTTGTCTGATGTCGAGGAATCTTTCAAAAAACTCAAGAAAGATTATGTTAATGGTGAATTTGTTAATCAGTCAGGAATAGAGGAAGGTGAGGTTATAATACCTGATACACCTGTTTTCAATGATAGGAAAAAATTAATAATGGAGCTTTCTGAGGTTGTTGAAGCTGATGATTTAATACCTCTATCGCCCAATCAGAATTTAAGAAATAATATCAAAGATAATGAAAGAAACAGGTATGAAACATCGTTTAAAATTCACACTCAAAGTGAATCATCTAAAGACGAAGAAATACTTGTTGAAAAAAACGCTGAGGATATATTTAGCAGCTTTATGGACTAACACAATGGGACTATTAGAAATTTTGGAAAAAACTTTAAATGCTATATTAAAAATAGTTATATTTTTAAATTATAATCTGTGGAAATATAAAGTTGAGGAAGACTGTATAATTAGTTCCTCTATTCCTAAAGATAATTTATTGGTAAACGGTATAAAGGGTGGTCAATATTTATCGGCTGTCCATATTAAGACAAATGCCGAAATACTTAAAATAACTACTAAAAATGGATGCTTTGTAAAGTGTTCTGTAAATCATTTGTTTTATGATTCAAATATGCAGATAATTGATGCTAATAACGTAACAAGGCAGACATTTTTAATCACAAAACAAGGAATATCACGTGTTGTAAAAGTAGAAAAATTACCTAGACAATTTACTTTTGATGTTACAGTTGGTTCAGGAGAAATGAGTTATTTTTCTAATGATATACTGAGCCATAATTCTATTACATCAGGTATTTTTATAATGTGGTATTTACTTACCAATTATGATAAAGGTGTCGCATGTACTTCGGCAACCGATGATAAAGTTAAAGAACTTATAGAAAAGATAGATACAATATACGACAATTTGCCATTTTATATGAAACTTGGTATATGTGTTGATAATCAAAAGAGGAAAATATATGATAATGGCTGCTCAATAAAAGGTGAAACAGCAACAGAGAAAGCGGGTGCAGGTCTTACTGTTAACGGTATACTTTACTGTGATGAATTTGCACTGATTGACCCACAGGTATTAAAAATATTCTATCAAACTATTTTTCCAACAATGTCATCGTCAAAAACAGCAAAGATGATAATTACATCTACAGCAAGAGGCAGAAATTTATTTTGGCAATTGTACACTGATGGATTACTTGGTAAAAATTATTTCAATCCTATACGTGTAGATTGGTTTGATGTTGAGGGTAGAGATGATAAATGGAAACAAGAGGAAACAGCCAACATAGGTTCTGAGGAAGCATTTGAGCAAGAGTATGGAAATAGTTTTGATACCAATCAACAATTACTTTTGCCATCTGATGTTATGAAGTCATTAAAATCATATCAATCACACTTTACAAATAATCGGCTTTCCAATGCATCTTGACAACACAATTTATGTAATTATATAAGAACTTAAAACAAGTATTGGAATGAAAAATGAAACTATTGCCCTATTGAAATCCATCAAGAAGACATCTGAAAGATATCAAGGTATAAACTTGTCATTAGAGAATGTTGAGATGATAAGAAATGATGTATCAAAATCGTTAAGTAGAGTAGATGTACACCAAAGAGATTTTTTAAATTATATGTGTAATTCATTTAAAAACCTTATTGAAATGGGTGATGAAATATTTTTACCCGATGCACTAGAGGCAAATTACACAGAATCACAGATTACACAATATTTAATTGATTTAATCGAAATTTAAAATTATGGGGCTAATAATGCTTATATCGGTATTTTTGTTTTGTTTTGTTTTGTTTTATTGGAAGACCGTTAAATTATATAGCTATACAATTAACTGTTTCTATAATATTTGTGGAATAAAATATATTCAAGAAAAGTATACTATAACTATCAAAGGAAATACCATTAATAACCTAAGAGTATCAACGTTTGGTACTATGTATTTAGTTGTAGTTATACCCGAAGAAGTTGAATCTGAATACTTTGATGAATACTTACAAACATATTTAACAATACTAGAACAGGCAATGGTTGTTCAGAATCTTTATGGCTTGGTGAAGACAAGAAAGGAAAAATATTTAGTTACTTCTGATCAAGAAATTAAAAATGCCATTTTTTATATTAAATTTGTTCCAATACTATACAAAAATACATTTTCAAGATTCATATGTTATGTTTTGGTAAGCTTTTTATCTGTGTTTTTAATAAACCATTTTGAATTAATCAAAGTTGTTTTAGACATTATAAGGCTGATTAAAATATAAATTGATATGATAAATTCAAAACAAATATTTAATGACATGTCTATCTCCTATTTCAATGAAAATGGTGAAATAGACTTGGTTAATATTCCAATTTCAGATAGTGAAAAATTTGTTTGGGAGGAAGCAGGATTAGATGATAGATACAAACATCCTACTATAACATCTCAATTTGATAGACCCGTAAAAAAGATACGTAAAAATTATCTAACAAAATACAGGCAATACGAATATATAAATAATTTACCACAGCATTTACAGGACAAAATATTTTCAGATAACAAGCCAAAGAAATGGTTTTGGGATATAGAAACAGAAACTGTTAATGGTGTGTATACCGAGGCATCCAATCCTATTGGTAGAATATTACTCCATACTATTTGTGATGAATATGGAAATGGTACTATATTTGGGATGAAGGAATTGACGGGTGAGCAATTAAAAAGAATTGAAATAAAATTAAACGCTCATTTATCTAAAATATTGGATAAAAAAATAGTTAAACAAGTAAATCTAAAATACCGTCAATACAAAGATGAATACTCCATGAATTGCGATTTTGCCGTAAACTATATGAGCAAAATGTCTGTAATATTCGGTTGGAATGTTTTAAAATTTGATGCACAATATTATTTTAATAGGTGTAAAAGAACAGGTATTGATTATGCAAAAATTATATCACCTGTAGGAAAAACATTTTCTCATTCGCTTTCTGATAAATACAACAAAGAAAATAAAATAATATTAGATTTACCATTGCATAGACCAATTATTGATTATATGCAAATATTTGAATTCTTTGACCAATCTGTTGCGTATAAAACATCTATGTCATTAGGGTTTATTTCGAATGAGGTATTGGGTGTTACCAAAATTGAATACAATGGAAACTTACAAGATTTATACGACACAGATTTTGAGAAATTTTGCTTTTATGGTATAACTGATGCTTTTCTTGTAGAAATGATTGACAAGAAAACCGATATATTTTCCTTGATGCAAACTATAACCAACATTGGAAAGGTTGATTTACTTTTGGGAACATCGGTTTCAATTATAATAGAATCAATCTTTAGTGATTATTATTACAAAACTTACAATAAGGTATTTATAAAAGAAGAAAACATAAAAGAAGGCTATGCGGGTGCTTTTGTTGTTGAGCCAACAATAGGCTTATATGAATACATTGGCATTTATGACTTCGAAAGTCTTTATCCATCCATAATGCAATTCCTAAATGTTGGTCTTGATACTTATATAGGTCAAACATATGACGATAAAACAACCGTTGTTACAAAAACAGGTGAGCAAATACCATATGATAAAAACACTATGATACGTGCTAACAATGGTGTAGTATATACAAGTGAAAAAGATGGATGTGTTAGAACTGTCATAGACAACTTGTTTACAAAGCGTGTTAAGGCAAAATATGCTAATCATGATATTGCTCATGATATAGAAGAACTTAAAAAATTAATAGCTTAAAAATAAATATTATGGAAGGTGAAAAATTAATAGTAGATGTAATTAAAAGTAGAATACTTGTTAAAATTGAAGAACAAATTGAACAAACCGAAAGCGGATTGATAGCTATAAAAATTGATGATACAGACCAAACTCTTGGTGAAATTGTCGGTGTAGGTGAAAGTGTAGGTGAAAATACTGTTGTTGGTAAAAGAGTAATGTTTAATAGATTTTCAGGTACTCAGTTAACTATCGAAAGCAAAAAATATAGGGTTATGGAAGAGGGTGATATTTTATTAATCATAACCAAAAAATAGCCCTCTGCTGCAGACGATATACTTTCCTTTAATTTAAATCATTTTCATAATACTAACATAACAAAAATATATAAAATTTAAAAAAATGAATGACAAAGTACAAATAAAAACAGGTGCTGAGGCAAGAGATACGATACTTTATGGTGCAAAACAATTATGTGATATTGTATCATCTACACTAGGTCCTGGAGGCAAAAACGTATTACTCAAGCATTTAAATGAAAGAATCATACAATCCACAAAAGATGGTGTCACTGTTGCTAAATTTATAGAACTTGAAAATGAATGGGAAAACATAGGGTGTAACCTGCTCAAGCAATCATCAATGAGAACGGCATTAAATGCGGGTGATGGCACTACATCTACGGTTGTGTTTGCTTATGCACTTATGAAAGAGATAAATGAATTTTTGAAATCAAATCCTGATTTTAATGTTCATAAACTCCGTGATGATTTAAACAAATCAAAGGATTTGATGATTGAATATATTAAGGATCATTCAATAATTTCAAAAACAAATAAGGATATTAGAAACATTGCCATGATTTCTACAAATGGAGATGTTAGAATATCCGATTTGATTGCATCGGCATATGATAAATTCGGAAATGAACATGGAACTATAATGGTTGAACCATCACCATCAACTGAAACATCAATAACTATACAAAGCGGGATTAAAATAGCTTCGGGATATTCTAGTTATATGTTCATGACAGATGTTAATAAGATGATTTCTGAGCTAACAGATTGTGGTATAATTATAACAGACCACAACATTTCAAAAGGCTCTGATATGTTAAAAATTCTTAGTATAGCCAATACCAATTATAAATCATTACTTATAATTGGTGAGAATATTGAGGGTGAAGCTGTTCAGACTATGATTGCCAATCATATGAGCCAAAAGATGAAAATATGTTTGATAAAACCAACATTTTACGGTGAAAGAAGAAAAGATTATTTGTCAATGATTGCATCCGCTACATTAGCAACACCTTTTTATATTGAGTCTGGTACTAAGCTAGCTGAATTCAGTTCTAAGTTTATTGGCTCTGCTCAAAAAATTGTAGTGAGTAAAGATGAAACAAATATTCAAATATATGACATTAATAAGCCTAATCTTGATACAAAAATTTGTCAAATAGAGGAAAATATAAAGTCTATGATTGAAACAGGTTCACCCGAAGAGAATGAGGCTATTCAATGGAAACGTAATTTGCTATCTTTTGCAAAGGGAAATATAGCTACGATTAAAATCGGTGGTAATTCCGATACAGAAATTTATGAGGTAAAGGATAGAATTGATGATGCAATAGCTGCCGTTAAATCATCTATTGAGGAAGGTGTATCGGTTGGTGCGGGTGCATCATACATAAAGGCTGCTTATCAATTACCACCTTATTCAATTTCAGGCAATTTGATTAAGTCGGCATCGGAATCAATAAAAAGAAAATTGTTAAGCAACTTGTGTATTTCCGATATTGATAAGCTGATTATAGATGACATATTAGATGACAATAATGGTATTAATATGTATGGTGAATTAGCAAACCTTGTCGAGGATGGTATTATCGACCCAACAAAAGTAATAAGGAATTGTATAGAAAATGCTATTTCCGTAGCTACAATGTTTTTACTTACCGACAATATAGCGATGAAAGTCGAGGACATCTTAATATAACCAAAATTTTCGGCACTATAGTTCAATACTCATTAGAACGGCTAGCTAGGGAAGTGTGATTGATACCCGAACCTAGCAGAATTCAATAAGTCACGATATATAGAATTTTTATCATGGTATGAAATCCATGTAGTGTTGAAAATCTTTGGTTTGTAACGGTATAAAATATTTTGAATTTTTGAAAACTATTGTATAATTAAAAAACTATTGAAATGAGTGAAAAAATTGAACAAACTGAAAATTTTGAATTTGGCGGAATTTTTGCGGTAACAGCAGAAAATTTTGAACAACCAACATCAAGCAATTTTAATGAGGATTTTTTGGCATTAAAACTTGACGATGAAAAGGTAAAAGATGGTCGCTATGTAGTAACAGGCAGATTAGTTCCCGATGTTAATTGTGGAGAAATCAGGCGTGACCGTGTTACCAAACATATGTATTATCTTCCTGACCCAAATGACCCTAAAGCCCGAATTTATGTAGATGCACCAAGTAATAATCCTAAACTCAAGGATTTAGCTACTGCAGCATATATGAAGCATGTGTACGATAAAGGTAAGAATTACGACCAAAACACCCCAATACAATTATCAAAACGGTTGGAAGTGCTTAAACGCAATACTTACAATTATTCCCTGTTTTTGATTTATGATGACCCACAACACCCTGAATTGAATGGTAAAATCAAAATTTTGAGATATGGCAAAATCCTTAACGTTAAACTTGATCAATTATTAAAGGGTGACCCAATTCTCAAAAGAAAGCCGATTGTGCCGTTTGACCTTATTAATGGTAAAGATTTAACTATTGTGGTATCAGAGGGAAATCAAAATATGCCAACATATGAACAAAGTTCTTTCAATGATGGTCTTTGTGGTATTTCATTTGATTGTGGTAAAACTACAATCAAAGAATTTAACCAAGAAACAGGAAAACAAGTTTTTGATTTTTTAAAGACAAATTCCCCTGACCTGTCACAAACGTACTACAAAGAAACAACAGCAGAAGATGCTAAATTGTTAATCAATTGCATTAAAATAGCATTTGGTGAACAGTATTATAAAGAATTCTGTGAATTGTATTTTGAAGTTTTTGGAACTCAGTACGTACCCGAATACAATAATGTTACAACAGTTGCCGAAGGTCAACAGGCTGTAGGATTACAACAGGGAACTACACAGGTACAACCAAAAGTTGCCGAACAACCAAAAGTTGTGGAAACAACAACTCAACCAAAAGTTGTGGAAACAACAACTCAACCAAAAGTTGTGGAAACAACAACTGATAAAGCATCTGTTGACACTACATCGAAATTCAAGTCATTGAAAGACAATGCAGGTACTGTTTCCGCAAGTGAAAAACCTGTAGAAACCGTTATAGAAGCAAATCCTGTAGAAACTATTGCCGCAAATGAAAAACCTGTAGAAACTGCTGTAAAATCAGTTACACAAACTGATCAAAAAGGCTTTGGTGATTTAAACTTTGACAATTTGCCTGATGATATTAACTAATAACTAATACCAAAAGCAAATAAATTAAAAATAGTCCGAGAAATTGTTTCTCGGACTATTTTGTTTTTATGAGTGGAATCTCTCTATATTTATGTTTACACACCCCATATAATCATTCAATGGGTCAAATTCATCCTTAAAATATACATTATTGCTGTCAGTCCAATCACCTCTTATAACTGCTATTTGATTATTATCGACTTTTATATTTCCTAAAGAATCTATGTATTTGCTATCTTGAGATAATAATATAACCTTAACGGAATAAATATTATCTAATCCGTTAATAAGTGACACTATTTCAGAATGTATTATGTCTGATGTTGATTCTCTATTCAACAAATAATTACTTATAATATTTAAAATATTTTGTCTTGTAATCATCATATTTGATATATCGGCATCCACACCATCCTCCAATTCACAGTAAATCATCATTGCGAACTTCTGTATAAGAGGATTTATAAGTTCCATAGTTATATTGGCTGATTCAATACCTGACTCCTGTATCTGTGATAAAATTTGAGCTTTTTCATAATCCAATAATAAAAATTTATCTAAAGATATAGTAAAATAATTTTCACCTGTTATTAACCTGTTAATCAAAGATGGTACTAAGTACACAGAATATTCGTTTATATTATCAATAGTTTTCTTAAATATGTTGATTGACGAAAAATAATTCATCTTTTTAAAGAAATAATTAATTGACTTTTTGTCATGTAATATAAAACTTCTTGAAATGTTTGGTGCTAAAATTTTTGTTAAATTTATATCCTCTGAATCAGCACCAAGGCAAGGTAATATATTGTTGTTTACATAAAAAATATCATCAAGACTTAATTCATTACCATTACCATCAAAGCATGTATCATTAAGTTTCCAAGTTGTTTTTGAATTGAATAAATTACCTATACTTCCATTGGTTGTAAGTACATTTACTTTTATTTCAGAGCCTAAAGGTGGAATCTCTTGGAAATTGTTTTTCCCAAATATTATATCAACACCTGATGTCATACCCGTTTTAACTAAACACCCTGCAGCACCATATGGTATATCATACAGCGAAATATACTGCTCATATATTTTACCGTTAACCATTACCTCAACATATGAATCATCATACATTTGAAATTGTAAGTTTGGTAATTCATATGTTTGTATATTTGTACCTGTTCCTGTGAATGTATGAGTTTCTACAACACCTTCTACAATAGGTATTTGTAATTCCTTTGTATCATTTATATTGAATGTTTTGAAATCAGTATTCATTAATATTGTATACTGTAAACCATTTTCCAAATTCTGTATTTTGGTGTAATTAGGTATGTGTATTTTGTCACCCGCTATACTTATATTTATTGATGGGTTTCTAATAAGTATAATACTTCCCCTTGCCGATGAACCTCTAAAAGCGTTGTGACCTTGTAATCTTGCAAGACCATGTACAGAATGTATTCTGTTAGCTGTTTTAAAATTAGATTGAGTTGCTGAGTCGTTAATATAATAGAAAATATTATTAACGTGATTTTGTAATACAAGTATTATTTGACCAAAACTTGAGGCATATGTGAAAGACCTAAGGTTGTTTTTGAATCTAATAATTAAATTATTAGTAAGTTCATTTATAGAATCTATAGCTTTTACCTTGTTTTTAGGTATTAATTTATTTTCTAAATTATCATTATTAACAGCCATGTTGTTATTTTAATTTATTTATACTTAAATGGGACTATCAAAATTAATTGGTAATCCCATTTGAACTTATTTATATAATATTTTTATAATCCTTAATATTTTTAATTTTTTATTTTTAATAATTTTAACTTTGATTTTAATTCCATCCAAATGATTTAGCCAAATCCAAAGCATCTTTTTCATCAACCAATCCCGCAGCCATTAATTTATGATAATAATTATTTACACGTGATAAATGATCTGTTGCAATTTCCTTTGCTATTGATGGGTTATTAGTATGTTCAACCTCAACCAAACATCCAACTTGTAATTCCTCTTGGTCAAATGTTGAATCATCAGTATTATCACCTTCCCCACCTCTTAATGTATCAACCATATTAAGTTTTTGATCTTGTGATTCAAACACCTTTAATCTTTTCATATTTAGTATGCTTTTGATTATTTAATATTGTTACAAAAATTAATAAACAACACCACCCGCACCCTGTGCATCTGTTGCGTTTATGCTCAGACCATTCTTGACATCTCCATTTTGGAATTCAACAGCAGTTCCCTCTGAATTAGTTTTTAGCTTATCATCATCACCAATTATCTCGTCTAACATCCCCGAAAGTGGTAAATATGTCCTACCCTGACCCGCATTTAATATAGCCTGAATATCACCACTATCCATTTTTCTAGCTCTTTTCAAACTAATTTCCAAAGTCCATTTAGTTGGGAAATCATCAAATCCAAGTTCATCGCTAGGCGTAACTGTAAAAGAATCACAAATTAAATTTCCTATTGTATAAATTGGATTATAGGGATTGCCAACAACTAGGTGATATTCACCAACAGGTGCACCCGATACAAGTGAATGTATAGCAACAATATTTGGTCTTGATTTTTTAGTTGCCATATCAAGCATTTTATCTCCACCAATTTTCCCACCACCTAATAAATTAGAAAATAATGATTGAAAATTCCCTGACATCATACTTTGCCACAACCCCGAAAGTGCGTTTCCTGTTTTCCCCATAACACTTCCTATATTTCCCGCTACAGATTTAAAGAATCCGCCATAATCACCCGAATAAAGCTTATGATAATCACCCAAAAACCCAAATTGCTCCATAACACGAGGTGTAAACCTGTTAGCACCACCCCACCATTTAGCGTGATAAAATGTAAGTGCTAACATGTTACCAATAAGGTCAAGCATTGCTAACTTTGGATTTATATTTTTATATGATTTTAATTCATATTCAAATTTTAATCTGAAAGATAAATCAGCACCAATTCCTGATTCTCTAGTCATTGTATCCTTTATCACATTTATTGGACCTAGTACCTTGTGAATATATGAAAAATCTCTAGATGCCTTTATTGCATCTATTCTTGAATTGCTAGCACCTGACAAATCGGATGTTTGAGAATCTCCTGTAAAAGTAGATGCCCTTGATGCCATATCCATTCCCTGACCAACATAACCCTTAAGATTTATTCCACTAAGCCTACCACCAAGAGTTGGAACAAACCCTGTTACAGCATTTTTTTGAGATTCAAGTGTTGGTATGTTTTGATTTGCTTCATCCCATATCTGAGATGATACATTTTTCCAAGAGATACTTCCTGTTATGGAAAATAAAGAAGATAATTTATTATCTGTTGGGTCACCAAAATACGTAATTGCTTGAGCTATTGGCTTTATATCATTACGATTTGTATTTGAAAACTGTAAATTATCATATACAGGATAAGCAAACCTTCTTAATGTTAATAACCTATTAAGAGGTATTTTATCATAGTATTTTGCATATAAAAAATCATTGGCAAAATATGGCATTGATGGCGATTTGTCGGGTGTAAAATCAGCTAACAAATTTCCTATAGTTAATTCAGGTTTATCCTCTACATGTCCAAACACACCATTTTCACCCTGTTTGTCATAGAAATCATTTATTCCATTACAAAAAGAATGTGTGAACAAAATATAATTATTGAATAAAGAATTTACCCCCTTCACATTTTGACCTACAGTATAACTTTTATCGGCTTTTCCTTCTGATGTATACATCCTCATACCATTTCCCTTAACCAATGATGCTTTTGGTTTATTAACGGGGTCTTTTGATTCACGTTTTAAACCTTTGAATGAATCATTAACATATGATTTTTTCTGAGGTATACCACCAACGATAGGTGATTTACCAAGGTTCATTGAGGCTGATGGACTCGATAAGCTATTAAAATCTGTTGAAGCACTTGACATATTTAATACTATTTTTAGTTATTTATAAAACATTTGATTATTTTATAAAGCTGATAATATAAAATCAGATAATATAAAATAATGAAAAACATGGACATGGATATAGAAAACAAAACTGAAAGCACTGAAAGCACTGAATTTCAAATAGGTCATTATACTGCACTTGTGTTGGCATACAGAACTATTGGTGTTTCTGTAGATATGAAAGATGCAATGCTTATTGAAAAGATATCTGACTTTATTAAAGGCAAAACAACTAAAGATATTAAATTGCATGATATTGATAATTTAATTAAAGAATCAAATCATGATTTCGAAAATATCGTGGTTAAAAATAAACTTGTATAAATATGTACGCTGAATTCCATACTCATTTAGGTGGTTCTACATTACCACAAACATTGTTTTCTATAGCTTATGATAGAGGATTAAAAATCAAAAAGTATCAGGATTATGACAAATTTTCTGATACAATTTTTAATGGTGCAAATGAGGATAAATCTTTGACAGGATATTTAGGTAGATATAAAATGATTCAAGAAATTTGTTCTTATCCGCAATCAATAGAACTTTCTGTTTATCATGTTCTTGAGGACTTATATATTAACCATGGATATAGACTTATTGAATTAAAGCTAAACCCTGCCTTGAGAAATCAAAAAGGTCTATATGATTTGGATACAATAATAATGTCTGCTTGTAATGGATTGCAGAAAGCAAAGGCTATATTCAAAGACTTGCGATGTGGTTTGATAATTGAATCAGATCAATCATTTTCCATAGAACTCACAAAAATTATATTTGAAAAAGCGGTTAAATTCAAAAATTTTGGTATTGTAGGAGTAGATATTTCGGGGTATCATTTAGATTATTCATCCAACCTTTTAAACGGATTTTATAAGGAAGCATTCAAATTTATAAAGGAAAATGGTCTTAAAATAACCTTACATTTTGGTGAAATTATTAAAGATGTGCCTGACGAGAGCGATAGAAATTCGTTAACTAATTTCAAAAACATAATTAAAAGTATTGACAGAATAGGTCATGGTGTACAATTTTTGTTGTATTCAAAATTTGCTGTTGATATTATAGCCTCTAATGGCATACCAATTGAATTTTGTCCTAACTCAAATTTGAAAACAAGTGCAATTGATAAAGAGGATATTGAAAAAATAATCGATAAAGCTGTCTGCAACAACATTCAATTGCTTTTATGTTCTGATGGTCATATATTTAATGGAAACTTTGAAAACAATTTGAAAACAATACAAAATAATATAAAAGATAAATGGTTGTTCCAAAATTTCAAAGGTTCTGTTACTGATTTTGAAGCGGTTTCCAAATATTCATTTATAAATCAGTAAAGTCATGTTTGGTAAAAAAATTATTTTAATAGGTGCGGGTGCATCGGGTAAAGACTTCTTAAGGAAAAACTTTCAGTATACTCTTAATTTTAAATTTGGCATATCTTGTACCTCTAGATTACCAAGAAATGGTGAAATCAATGGTGAGGATTATAGATTTATGTCAAAATACGATTTTAAAAGAAAAATTGAGCATGGTGAAATGCTGCAATACTCTGATTTTGGTAGTGCATATTACGGAACATCAAGGGAGGACTTCAACGAATGTAACTTATTCATAATGTCACCTGATGGTCTTAAGCAGCTAACAAAAGAGGATAGAGATAAATGTACAGTAATTTGGGTGAAATCAGATGAAGATATAATATACAAAAGATTATTGAAACGAGGAATGTCTGAGGAAAATATAAATGACAGACTTTTTGCCGACTACAGTCTGTTTATGGAATATACAGACTTTGATTATATTATAATCAATAATGGTTAAAAATTGGTATCCGTGTTTTCACCTTTTGGGAAACTCGACTTTGGTTGTTGTGCTATTATAGTTGTTATAAATTTATCGCCTGAATCATTATAACCTGAACGGTACATTGAAAATTTTTTGCCTGTAAGAAATAAATTTTTAATGTACCTATCATCTACTATAAACATTCTCCAACCCGACTTTTTTGCAAATCCTGTTTTTAGATTTTTAGATTTTTGAGATTTTGATTTGTGTCTAGCTAATTTATCAGTTATGGAATCATCTTTTAATGTGTCTGATATAACATAAAATCTCATATATGTTACAGTTTCCCCTTTTTTATTTGTTCTGTAACCTATGGCATATGGTTCACCAAACCTTGGACCGCTAGTGCCATCACCTGTTTTATCGGTATAATAAAAACTAATATATTGCCTTGTGTTAATAGCCTTTATAAGTTGATCTAACTTCACAGAACCCATAGCCTCAAAAACAGGTTTGGAACTTACTTTTATAATAACATTATTTTCAGATAATTTTAAAGGCTTCATTAATTTTTATTTTATTTAAAAACATAACTTTAAATAAAATAAATCATTGACAATGGATTTATCAAAAACATACGAGAATATCAAATCGGGTGGTGCTATTAATAAATTGCTTGGGGTAGATTCTTTATTTACCGATGTAGAAAAGAAAAGAAATGAGCAGGATAAATTTCTTGATAATGGCAAAGAAAGATTTTTCAATTCAAGTTTCAATTACAAGAAATCTAGGGGTGATAGTAATATTAAAAATAAGGACACTGTTGTATTAAAATATGCAGATGACCCTACTTTACTAGGATTTAAATTGATTCCAAACTTATCAAGCCCGTTGTTTAATATTACTGTTGCTGATTCTAACGAAGAACAGGAGGAATCGGCATTTGCATATCTTTTATCAATAAATCAACAAGACAGAGCCAAAAAATTACTTAATTTTATTGAGTCTTTTAAACTTCTTGTACAGGAATATCCATATTATTTACAAGAATTATCGGGATTGGGTGATTTGTACAAAATAGAAGGGCATAGATCATATTATGAAAGGAAATTAAAAATAAAAACATATGAATCTGTAGACCTATTTATATCGGCAATGATGCATGATTACATAAATGCGGTATATGATTTTACAGAACTTAAATGGGTAGTTCCTATAAATTTATTGTACTTCGATTTAATAATTTATATTTCTGAGGTAAGAAAATTCAAGACTGTATATAACATAATTAGTGACAATTATCTTGATGATACTAATATAAATTATGTACTTGATAAAGATTCAATGTTTTTGCTTAACAAATATATAGGTGCTTATGCTATTAGGTTTAATAAGTGTAGCTTTGAATCAGAGCATATAAATAAATACTTGTCGAATATAAGTAATCAATCTCCTAAATCACCCGAAAACGAAATAGGTATGTGTCTTGGTAAAATGTCTTTTCATTTGACTAATTTACATCCATTTTCTCATGTTTATAAATATTATGATGAAATATACCCATTGGTTAATGATGTAAATTATGACACGGAATCAGAACTAAATAGGTTTAATGTCAAGTCAGAACAATCTGACAAAGGTATATTTGATATGGCTCTTGATATAGTAAAAGAAGAGGCGGCTAAAACAGCAAACGGACTAATAAAGCAAGTTACAAGTAAAGTCGAAAACACCATAACTTTTGGAGTTTCCAAATTAGAAACTCTTGGTAAAGAAATAATATCTGAATATACACCATCTAATATAATTAATAGATTAATAGGTGATGAACTTGATAAGGTATCTAAAAATGTAAATGATGGGCTTAATAGTTTTATAGACGATTTGGAAGCTAATTCTACTAACAAAACAGGTAATTTAAAAAGAAATGCCGATAATGAAAGGCTTGCATCACTTTTAATAAATCAAAACAATGTTATACAGCCTACTTCCGACATTGTTAGTGATAATACTAATGTTATAAATACAAAAGGAGCTATCTCTGAGTTTATGCCTGATATTAAAAACATAAACTCAGGTATCAAATCATTATACGCAATAAATTTAAAGGAAGAAACCAAGAAAGCACAAAATGAGGATTTGAGGAAGAAAGTACTTACCATGATCTTGGATGGTACTGATGAAATTAAATTGTTAAGGGAAACCCTGTTTATTGGAAATACAAATCAAAAAATAAACTAATATGAACTCAGATTATTCTATATATAAGTCATTAAAACATAGAAAAGATAATGTTAAAAATCTTGGGTATGATTATAGAGGTAATATAATGAAAAATTCTATTTCCAATATTATAAAAAATAGTAATAATCAAACTCTCCAAGATATATTAAAGCTTATAGACAGCTGCTTGGATTTTATGATTGTTGGTGTTAAGACTATTAAATCTAGAGTAAACATATGTGTTGATAAAGATACAGACCTTATAAATTAATATGGATAACGAATTATTAAAATCTATATTACCCGAAGACCTTTATCAAGAATTAGTTAACCTTGATAAAAACGTTGTGGAACTAGATACCTGCAGGATTCCAAAAAATGGTGAACCTATTGATATATTACAAGGGTGTGTTCCTGTAATACCCAAATTCAACAATGTAAAAGATGTAAAAGGCATAAATGACATAATAAGTTCTATACTATCTGATTCACCGTTACTTAAAGATGTAAATTTAGACGAACAAAGGAAGAATTGTCTAGATATTATACAAACTGTAGCTTTAAACCTTTCAAAGGCAAGTTTAGATAGGTTGAATAAAAATCAATTAATACCTTTACAAAAAATATTGTTAAATTTAATAGAAATAACAATATACAACACTATACTTGAAAAAAACAACAAATCACATCAATGTTTTAATTTATCTTTGAACTCTGATAATTATTACAGCCTTATTCCACGTATTAAAAATTATCATTTACAATCAGGAATTAGGTCTTATGGCATACATGATATATTTGATGATATGATAAGGTCTGTAATTATTAAAAAGGAATATAAAACCACACAAAATACAAATATATCTCATGTAATAAAATATTTTGTAGATTTAAACAAGTTGTCTGATAGTGATATAGGTGATGGAACTGTGGATATAAAAACTATAATATACACAAGGTTACTAACATTTAAAAATATTTTATTAGGTGTACTTGGTGAATTATACAAAACTGTCAATACTCCTTTACTACCACAACCACTAATTTATAATTTATCATCGGGTATTATAAATACTTATTTTAATGGAAATATTTCTGAAATAACTAATAAAAAACTAATTTCGGGGATAAGTATAACGTTAAAGACAGATGATGAAATAATTGAGTACTATAAATCTCTTAACACATCACTACAAAAAAACTTATCCGAATACTTTTCTATAATTGATATGTTTGATTTAGATCAAATCAAATATGAACTAATATATGAATTATCAATTATTCCTTGTACAAGTTCAAATAAAGGATTTTATGAATCGGTAACAAATAACAAAGCTCAATATAAAGAAAATCTCAAGGATATTCCTATTAATTCAGATGAATACAATATATTCCTACCGACTTATTGGATGGTATGGACTACATATTTAAACTTAATATCATTGTTACCAAATCATTGGACTGTAGGATTTATAACACCCGTTGGTGCACCCGTTAAATTACCTATAATTTACATTCATTTGCTTACTATACCAATCGGAAGTACAAACATAGTAGTTTGGCTAACAATAAATGGTTTGGCTATAGCACCTGTTGTAATGGTAGTAGATGGTAAAACAAAATCAACTTGGGAAGTACTGTTTAGGGGTGGAAAGCAACTAATAGAGGAGAGCCAAGGTTCTAAAACTGTACCAACAGGATTTAATTTACCTCAATATATAGGTGATTCACAAGCCGTTATTGACATTAATACTAACATAACTGAAAGTGCACCAATGTTGGAAGATGCATTTCCACCAATGTATAGAATGTCACCGTTAAATCTTGTATTCTTAAAATTTCTTAATTCATGCTGTGATAAAGGAAAAATATTCATGGGACTGATACCAATATAAATAAATTAAAATAAATTAAAAATTAGAAAAATGAAAAATCTAGCAAACAATTTTGTACTGTCACGTGCAAAAATTAGCAATTCATCGATACAAGTTGGTGATTTGTACATTACACCTAATTTTGACGAAAACATATCTGATGAAATATTATCAGAGGTAGAAAGTATTGTCAGAAAAAACTTTACTAATGTAAGGCAATTAAACGGTAAATCTGTAAAGAATTTACGTCATTTATTTGAAGACAATGTTAAAACAACTCAATTTTTTATGGGTGCTCTGACATTATTGACGATAGATAAATGTAAATTTTATGTTGTTAACAACAAAACAGGTATACTAATGCCAACAATATCGGTTTTGGAAGTTCAATTTCCAACTGCTGAGGAGGAAAAAGTGGAAGCACCTGTTGTGGAAGCACCTGTTGTGGAAGAAGTGGAAGCACCTGTTGTGGAAGCACCTGTTGTGGAAGCACCTGTTGTGGAAGCACCTGTTGTGGAAGCACCTGTTGTGGAAGCACCTGTTGTGGAAGCACCTGTTGTGGAAGCAGTTAAGACAGAGGAAACCAAAGCACCTGTTGTAAAGCCCACAAAACCCACAAAAGTAGTTACTAAAAACGTTGCCGATGCTCAGAAGCAAAATGCAGCCAAAATAGAAGAAAGCTTAAAGTAAAAACACAAATTTTGAACATAGATAAAGCCAAGGGTAACCCTTGGCTTTATCTATGTTTGACAATAAAAACTCATAATAAATATAAAAATTAAAAGTTATACATGAAATATACTATCAAAACCACAGCAGAATTACTTGATATCACAAACCAATATAGTAAAAATAAGAATTTAGCTGTTGAGATTAAAGGGAGCAATTTGGTTATATATAAAACTAAAGTCATAAGGTTGTTTGGTATAGAACTTATAATTACCAAGACTTCATTAGCATCTGTTGAAATATTACCATCTGTAAAAGATTATGATTATATAGAAACATATGTAAATTATGTTGGTCAGGAGATAATGAATAATAAATCAGGTAATAAAATTATTCTTGATTTACTTAATATGTGTATGGGAAATTCCATTGAATCAAACGAGGTTTTAGGTCTTTTGCAGAAAAACGTATATTTCGGTGCACCATATGAGAAATGGAGAATGATTGATGAACTTTCAGATAATTTATTTTACTATGTTGGTATAATGAGATTAGTAGGTACTAATTTCGAAGAGGTTATGGAAGCCAATATGGTTAAACTGAAATCAAGATACCCTGACGGTAGGAAAAATTTGAATGTATTTGTGAATAAAAATAAGGAAAAAGAAAAAGAATTAATAAAAGAATTAATACAAAAAAACGAAAAAAATGGAAAATCTGAAAACCCTGAAATTTAATAAATTAAACGTTAAGAAATTTATTGAATATTTATCTAGTACTAATATTAAGGAAAAAGAAATTATAGATTTTGAGAGTGACAGGTTGGTATGTAAATCACATGCAAAAATAAAAACCTATATTAAATTCGTTGAAATTGGTATTAATGATATATTCGAGGGGTTGGAGCAATACAAGCATATATATTTTCCAATAAACGACGTTAATAAATTAACAAAAGTATTTGAATTATACAACGCAAACGAATATAATTTTGTTGGTGGAGATATACAATACAGTGAGGATATAGATGGAAATTTCATAGCCCATATACTGAATATTAAATCTGGTAAATTAAAAAATAAATTGACCCTTGGTGAATTTAGTAATATTCAGTATATGAATACGAAGATATGGGACACAGTTATCTCAGAGGTATCAAATTCTTCTATGGTGTTTAATTTGTCAAGCTTGGACATAACCAATATTTTAAAACTGTTGGCGATAGATAAGGACACAGATCTTCTAAATAAAACGGGTGATTTCAACAAATTTACATTAAAATGTGTTGATGGTAATTTCGTAATTGCATCATATGAAAATAAATGGGAATATGCTGTTGGTGAGGTAGATGTAATGAGAGAGGAAAAAGAAATTCACTGCTTTGATATAATGATTAAACTATTGGATAAATCTAATTCTCATAAAATAAGTATTTATAAATCCTCAAGAGGCATTTATATGTCATACATAGAGGAAATAAATTTGGAAAAAGAGGAAATTGAACGTGGAACAAAACCCAAAAAATACCTAGTAAGCTGTGATGTTGCAAAATAACGATGAAATAGTTGAACAACCGAACGATGAATTAGATTCAGAGTTTGATGAATTAGATTCAGAGTTTGATGAATCATTTTTAGATATTGACGAAAACGTAGAATTTTCTGAGCAAACATCTGAATCTGATTATATTATTTCTACACAAGCACCTATGTCATTTGCCATAGATGCTTGCGTAGAGGTTAATGAAGAATTATCAGACCCTGAGAATTATTATGGTAGTAAGTTTATTTATGAAAGAGTTGTAGGGTATTTAAAAGATATATCTAGCAAACATGAAAAATATGCTTATATACGAGATTTGTCAATAGAATTCATAGAAAGCGGTTCTTCTGTGTTATATTTAAATGAATTATACGAGGTTCAATATGTTTTTAACGATAATACAGTATTGATTCACAACCATGGCAAGGATTCAATAAAGCTTATCGATAGAAATGACTTGCTTCCAAACGATAATTCATGCAAAAATATTACAAACAAAGACGTTAAATTTTTGTTTGATGAATTGATATCAAGATTTTCTGTTGACAAGGATACAATATATGATGTTTTTGTATCCTTTTCAAATTACATGAAAATAGATGTAAAGAAAATATTCAAGTCTTTGGATGATAAAACTCAAAATAAAATAGTTTTAGCATTGAATAAGAGGACATAATTTTAGTAAAAGATTTTAAAAAATGGGAAATCAAATCAAATTAATCGGTACAATAAAATTAAAATGCATAATAAACACATGTGAGGTTTCTGAATTTGATTACAATCCTCCTTTTTCGGATGAATTAAAAACATTGGGTGGTGTATTTAAGCCCATAGAATTTAAATTCGTTTTTAATAATTGCACACATGAAAAATTTGATAAGATTGAAGAGGTGTGTAATTATTATTATTCTCCACAAAAACATTATACATCGGGTCAAAGGAACTTGATTAAAAAAGTCGAGGTAGCTTTTGATGGCTGTGCAAATGATTTCATATTTAAAAAGGATGACGATGGTATGTCGTTTATAGATTTGAATGAGGTATGTGGTACACCAAATTATATTTCTACTGTTCTTAAGAAGAATAAAATAAAAGTGATTAAAACGACATCAAGAAGGATTTATATTAGTAATTAATCCAAAGTAAAGGACATTTTACTAAATATTGACTCATTGTTTCCGTTAGTTGACTTTCCAATTACATAACATAAATTACCACTACCAATAGCATAAATTTGACTTGATGTGGATTCTTCTATTACAAACAGCAATTGACCTTTTGACTTGTTGACTGATGAATTAACAGTTTCTTTAATTTCTATTCTACTTGCCGACTTGTTTGGGAATACAAGATAATACACAAGGCTGTTTGAAATTTCAATCAGTGCGTTTGATTCATCAATAAACGATAAAAGCAAGTTATTTTTAAGTGGTGCTATCTCTAATATTCCACCGTTAGTTTTCAATGACAATCTTTCAACATATTGATTAACTACAACTGTTTTTATTACCTCGTCAATTTGCTGTTGTATATTCCTCTGTGATTTTGAGATGTGATTGTAAACATCAAATTTAGTTAATGGTATATCAAGTTTTACAAGCCTATTGCTAAATCTGAATATTTCCTGAGTTGAAACAGATGATTCTATTGTAACACCCATACCATCAACATTATTAATTAGCTGTACTGAATAATCTATTGATATTGATGATAGACTTGAATTTTGTATAACAGGCTTGAACTTATACAATCTTTGATAATTTGAATTTTGTATTGTAGTATATTCATCAGTGATTATATATTCATCACCTATCTGCTCAATTACTTTAATAGTATGAATTAAATAAAAATTATTTCCTGGAATGGAATTTAGCTTAAAAATGAAATCCTCAATTTGATCATTATTATATTGTAACTGAAATTCGAAATAATCACCATCGATAGCTAATTGTACAAATCCTGCCAAAGATGTATACTTGTTTTGAGTTATAAATTGGTTTGTGATTGTGTCAACCAACAAAAACTGATAAAAACCGTTGTTATAAACACCATTCTGAATGAGTGAATATTCAAAATATAAAGAATTTTCGACTATTAATTTATCGTTGAAAATTGATAATATATCCTCGTTTTCAACATTCTGTAATTCTAACCAATATTCAAGCGAAGGAATTTGTAGCTCTATATATTTATCAAATACAGCCTCTGATAATTTTATAGGCTTTGAATTATATTGTATTAGCTCAGCAAACTTTCTTAAATACACAAAATTGGCAAAGTACACCTTTTGACCCGATTTTGTATAAGTGAATACTTTCAGATTAAATCCATCATGACCAATAAAATTGAATCCTGATGCTATATTTATCCTTACAGTATTGTACTTCATAACAAAGGTATCAGATATACTAGGAATTATTTTGTGTATATCTGAATCAACTGTTAATAAATCATATACACCATCCTCGTTGAGTAAGGTTAGATTGTTAGAATTTTCTTCTGCAGTATACCTATCTTGATTTGGCTTTAATACTGTCTTTGAATTATCATGTAAATTTTCAACAACGAATAAGCCATTATTTACAGCATTTTCATTTGTTTCTGCATAATTGTATTCTAACAATACCTCGTCTTGTAATCTTATAACAGCTTTTGACATATAGAATTTATTTTGTTTATTTAAATAACTTAAAATATAATATATAGTTGATTAATTAAAGGCAAATATATTATAAAAAACAAAAATTACTCTATGTATTCTGAAACACTGCTTGATCTTGATATGTATTTCTTAGTTCATTCATCTATTGACATATCAAGATTTAAAGATGAACGTAGGAGATTTGTACACTCAATAGATTTGGCTGAGGGAACGGGTGGTGATTATTCAGTCATAAACATCTTTGAGGTTCTACCTATGACCATTGATGAAATAGGAAAAGTATCAATTATAGAAGATGAATATTCTTTTTTTAAAATGGTTCAGGTTGCTATGTTCAGGTCAAATCAAGTAATAGTACCCGAATTAGCTAAATGGTATTATCATTGCTTAGTTGAGCTTTTTATACCCGATAACGTAAGGACATGTCTTGAAAATAATTATGATGGAAACTATTTTAGGGAAATTGTTATTAAATTATATGGTGAGGAGAATGAAATAGATGGCGATTTACTTTTCTTACAATTTGCATACAATATGAAAGATGATCAATCTTATGCTGTGCGTGTTGGAATCAAGCAAAATGACCATACTAAAAACTTGGGTACTACAATGATGAAAACCCAAATGAGGCAGACACAATTGGTATTAACAGAATTTATAACAATAGAGGAGGCATTATCATTTGCACGAAAAAAATTAAAGAATGGTAATTTTGGTGGATATTGTGCAATGATTGGTAATGATGATTGTATAATGACCTCTGTAAATATCACACACGTAAGAAAATTACCTGAATTTCAAGAGCTTGTGGATGATATTTCGCAATATTGCCCACAAGAATTTTGGAATGCTATATCTGATATAATGGGTAAAGTGCCTTTACAATCCGATGATTCAGGTGATCTAACATCAGTATTCAATAGATAGTTTTAATAAATAAATAAAATTATTAAAACTAACGCATATGTCTGAACATAAAAGTCCTTATACAGGTGGACAAGTAGATGAAATGTTGAACATGATCAATTTTTCATTATATCCTGCATTATCAAATATTGGACCGAATTTGGACAAGGATGGTAATGTAAACCTATCAAATCCAACAAATAGTATACCATCACAATTCAACGGAACTTTTACTGAATTCAAAAATGAATTCATGAAACTTATAAATAGAAGTTACCTTAAGGATTATTTCATCATAAATGAAGACAATACTGTAACCATCGACACATCAAAACTGTTTAGACAGAAAACTGATGAAGATTTGATGTTTCTTGATTATAGAGGTGACAGAATTTTCGGAATATCAAATGGGTATTTTATAATTTTTAATCAAGATGAACCTTTGCTTACAACGGGTTCAGAAGGTTTATTCATCAATAAATTAGAGGGTGTTATTCAATCAGCCGCAACACATATAGCCGTATTTGATACTAATAAATTGCTTGGTAAAATACCTGTAACATGGTTTGCTAAAGCAACAGATTTGGCACTTACAAAGGAAATAGCTCAAGGTGCAACAGTGTCATATGCCTTTCATACTGTTGCTGAACTAGATAGTTGGATAGCGGGTACAGGTGGCGTACCGATAAACGATTCAGATGCGTTACCTATTAACATGAAAGTTGGTACAAATTTGTTTATTATAAATGATTATGAAAGTGATTATTGGTGGGATGGTACAGGAAAGCAAGTATTATCGGGTGATAGTAGTGCATATCAAAGAGCAAATATAATGAGTATTTATGGAGGTGCGGCAAGAGATTACTCAGTAGTATTTGTACGACCCTTACCATCTGCTAATTATATCATACAATTTTCAGCAGATGGCATGGATGCAAAGTTTAGAACTATATCCAAAACAACACTTGGGTTTACAGTTGAAATAACACCAAATGCTGCTTATAGTTATGACATTCCATCTGTATTTGAAAACTTGACAATATCAAGAAATGATTTTTATTCAGGCAACCCATATATTGAATTACCATTACCTATTGGCAGCGATGCTAATTTTATGCATTTATTTACTATTAATCCTGATGGAACATTAACCGCCAAAAGAGATATAGTTGGAACGCTTAGCATATCATTAAGTACTATAGAAAGTATTGCGGATGATACTTACCAATACGAACAAGATTTAAATTCAGCTGTTTTTTATGTTTTGGGTAAAACTTTGGTTTCAGGTACGATAGTTAATGATCACAATACTTGGACATTAACTATACCCGCTCAAAGTTTTAGTATTAACATACCCGCTAATACTGTTGTGCCAATGAACCGATTTTTTATACAGACTACTAGGCGTTTTGGTGGTCAAACAAATGAAGTAAATTGGGGTGTAAGCGGACTTGTTAATGCTGTTTTGTCTGATACTACACCTATTGAGTATATAGCCAATTATTCTACTTGTAAGATTTCAATATAATATATTTATTCAGCAAAATCTCTCTTATTGCAATCTATATCCATCGTAATTATGTTCATACCTGTAAATATATATCTTATTTTTGTTGATATATAAAAACCACTAACAAACTTATCAACAACTATTTCTTTTTTTAATTTTTCATTATATTGTAGATCATTATTTTCGTCATTTGGGTCGTTATGTAAAAATTGATCTACATCTCTGTTTTGTATGATTATTGGAATTTGCATGAAGCATCTAATGGCGGGGTTTATTGTAGTTAAACTTACTGATAGCTTATAATTAAGTAGAGAGGTTATATTTATCTCATTAAGCCCTTTAGCGGCAAAATAATTTTTATGAACGTTTATGTTGTTTTGCTCACCAAAATGCACAGTCTTTATTATTTCATTTATTATTTCATTTGTTTTATATTTTTCTTTACTTCCCTCAGTTAATAGAGGTTTTATATAAAATTCCTTGAATTCTTCATCGGTTTTTTCATACATTTGTAAATACAATTTACTACCTATGCTATTTATAGCACTACCTAAGCTATTTTTATTGTTGTAATCGGCTATAAAATTGGTTCTACCGAAATCATCTATATTATGTAAGAAAAATTCCTCTAAAGTTCCATCATCCTCTTCACCATTCATAACATCACCAAGGGCTATTTCCTTTATTGACGTTATTTTTTGTAATTCTCCATCTGTAACTACCATTTTATTGATTTCTATTATATTAAGATAGTAAAACTGATCTATGAATACTTTAAAGAAAGAACTATCATCTTTATAAATTGATGGTATTATGTCATTTTGTATAAAATCTGATAATGATAATGACGGACAAACATGACACATTGAATCGTTGGTTGACGTTTCATTTGATGCAAATCCTAATTTTAAATCTTTGGCTATTTTCTTTAATGTATCAAAGCTTGATAATTTACCATAACTTATTATCTTTTCATTGAATAGATCAGGTAAATTTAAAACAGCCGTTATATAAACTATTGAATCAAACTTTGAAAAAGATGTAATCTTGTAATCTTGCCTTATTGGCTTGAAATCCTTATTTTTACTTCTAACAAACAGTTTAACTATGGAATCAGTTACAGCCGCTTGATTTGATAATATTCTTTCATCATCTTTAATAGATATAGTTAACTTTGGCAAAAAATCTCCTACCTCTATTACAGAACTTGTTATTGAATAATGGTCGAAATATTTATCATTTATTTGTATTATAGGTGAGTACAAACCCAAAGCCATATTTGGGTTTGTACTGTTATATTCTTTCTTTTCCTCAGAATTTGGTACGGATAATTCAGAAAGCTCTATTTCAGGATTAAAAATTACTACAGCATCTATCATATTTGTAAAATTATTTTATTATTTACATATATGAAATTTGCTTGGGTTTAAATAAATAAAATAAAATAAAATTATGGAAATAATTGACCTTATACAAGACAAAATCAGAGAATCACAAACCTTTGATTTATTAAATCAAATTGACTCTGCAATAAATGATGTAAACATTCCTGATTCCGATATGATATTACTTAATATCATAAGAGAATTTATAGATGGGAAAGATACTGATTCGCTTATTAAAAAATTACCCAATCTTTCAGAGCCACAGTTGAGTCTTATATATAGTTCTATTTTAGATTGTTGTAGAAGTTATTTTAAATCAAAAATAGATTTAACGGTCTTTCTTTCAAATTTCTTTACTTATCAAGAACTCATGTATTTTGATATTGATAATCTTACTGCTATTGACTTATCAAGCATAAACCAAATTTTGTTGAATATAGAATCATCTATCAATTTCAATAATGTCTATGATATTGAGCTTAGCTGTGAACTCAAAGAAAGCGTAAGAGAATCTATAATTGAATACTTCGATTCAAAAAATATGTTTGATAAGGGATTTATTGAGAATGTTGAATCGGCAAGTATAACAAGAGATATTTTAGGAAATGATGCTATTTTGGAAAGTGATAATGTATCTGATAAAATAAGGAAATTGGAAGAAATGGATGATCAATCCATTACGTTCCTTTATTCTATATTTACGGGTGATTATACAGCTAGCTTTAGATTTTCCATGCGGTCTGAACTTTCAGAAGAGGTGGTAAGACACCCTGCGGGTCAGATTTCACGATATTTATCACCTATTTCACCCGAACAACAAGATTCATTACTAGTAAGTAATAATTCAACTCAATCAGATGTTGACCAATTTTGGCAATCAATACAAAGCCAATATGGCACAAGAATAAACGAAAATCTTTTGATATTATATACAAAACTGTTTCCTATAAATGAATGTAGGAGATTACTAACATCATTATCCAATATAAATATAATAAAAGGAATAAACGAAAACTATTATATGGTTTCGGGGAAAAACCTTAATAACATCAAACTCTTAAAATAATAATTAACTAAAATATACAACAATGATCACCAAAGTTAAAAAAATAGTTGATAATAGCACTACAGAGGTTAAAGCGAATTTTAAAAAATTTGTAAACGAAAACCACAAAATTTTGAATTCCAAAGACTCAAAAGCTATTAATGAAAAATTGAATGGATTTTTATCAGACAATCATATAGCTCATAATAATTTTGAATTCGTAACCTTAAAAAATATAGTTAGCAAAAAAAGCGAAATATTTGCTGTACTTGAAAATTATCGTAAGGAAAACAACCGATTGTTTGTTGAGGCTAGAAAAGTTTTTGAAAATGGTAAAGGTAAGCTTTCGTGTCAAAAAATCAACGAGGAATTTTCAGCACTTGAGCAAAAATATTATCACTTGTCAAGGAAAATAAACGAAAGTTCTGACTTGGATTTAAATATTGGAACTTTCGACTTAAGTTCCACACAGGAACTTTATGATAACTTTGACTCAAATTTTGTTGAAAAAAATAAGGATAAATTTGATGAAGTCCGTTTAAATGATTTCTTTTATAATGGCGGAACAATTGATTTGACTATTTCAAAAGATTCAGATACAATATCAGGATATGGTGTGTATATAGAATTAAATTCTCCTGATGGAAAAGATGGTATTGATAAAGATTTACAAAACAATCTTAATGATTTAGCTGTAAAATATTTTGAATCTGGTATTGTTGATTATGTGGCTGAAAGTGTAAATGAAAGTAATGATTTTGATATTTTTGCACAAGCTAAAGCACATATGTTGCCCGAAGAAATCGACCATCATGAAACTGATTTATATCTAAAATGTAATAATATTTCATATAATTTGGTTGATAGATACGAGTTTAATAAGGATGTTAAAAGATTTAAATCTGATATTGATGGTGAATTTTGGTATGACATATCATTTGCTTGGTACAATGATTCTGTAAATGAATCAGATAATTCATTAATTGATAAAATAAAGGGTCAATTTCCTGAACTTTCAGATGAACTTATTACCAAAGTGGGTGCTGAACTACAAAACGCTGATAAAAAGGCGGGTGTTATTGATAGGGTTTCAACTTGGATAGCTAAAGAGCTTGGTTATATTGGTGAAGATGATTCAATGATCGATGAACAGGGTTATAAGGATATTATAAGCAAAACTTTTGAAATCTATAAATCGGTTGAATCAATAAATGAGGATTCTAACGATTATGAAGCAAAATTACAAGAACTTACAAGTTATGGTAATGGTTTGGAAGAATCTTATAAACACACTATTGATGGCGTTGAAGACAATAAAGGTGTTGAAGGAAATTATCACAAAGTTTATGGTAATGATAAAACCTTGAAAGATTCTAATCTTAGAATCAAGTCAATGTCTATAGTACTTGATAAAAATACAAGTAAATTCTTAGTTGATGAAGGTAGCGTGCATTCAGCGATAACTTCTCAAGAGTTTAATGAGTACAGAAATGAACTCAGAGGTTTAAAAGATAAACAGTTTAATACAGTTGCTGAGGCTGTTGCTGCTGCCGATGAATTTGCAAATAAATGGAATTCAACATTTATGAAAGACAATGCTGTTAATGAGGATACAAATTCTGAATCTTATACCGCTGCAACAGAACTTGCTAGGACAAAAATAAATGATTGGGATGGTAAAGGTGTCTTGAAATTTGACCTTGATGCACCTGTTGGTGGTGAGGGCAAACAATTATTTTTAAAAACTGCAGGTCGTGATACTAATGAAAAATTTGGTACAGTATTTCAGGTTGAGCTTGATGAAAAATCAGTAAAAATTACAAATCTTGATAATGTTGACAAAAAAGGAAAAATTAATGAATGTGCTGTTGGTGATTCATTTAAAGCACAAGCTTTGTCAGGTGTAATGAATGGAACAGGAACTATACTTAAAGAAGATGGTGATGATTTTACCATCGGATTCAAAAATGGAACTAGTAAAGCAACTGATGATTATGATAAAACAATAACTATTAAAAAGGATAAACTTAAACAGTATCTCAAATTAGATTCAGTCAACGAGGGTAATGATAATAATTCTCGTGGAACTATGGAAAATGCAGAAAACGGAAATTTTATTGTCAAAGATACAACAAAACCTATTGATGATCAAATTGTTTATGATGGTAATGACTTGGTTACGGCAAAAAGTATGTTAAATGCTTTGAATAATCCAAATGCTGTAAATGAAGATGATAATACTGAGTATAACGGTGTAACAATCCATAGTAAAGTTGATACAAGTGGTGGACAGGAAACAAAAGTTTATAAAGCACCATCTATAAATGATACATGGTATTGGGACTTAGACAAATTAAAATCTTTGATTGATAGCTCAAAACCAATTAATGAAAATGTTGGTGATAATTACTTATCAGAATATACTCAAAAGGATGATAAATTCAAATATCAGTTACTTGGAAGAATGCAATCAGATTGTGAATATTACTTAGGTAATGGTGGTAAGAGTAGTAAACATTTGTTTATGGATGATGAAGCCAAGCAAATAGAACTTATGAAAGCATTATGGGATTCATTTACTGAAAAACCTGAATGGATTTCAATGGAAGAAATTGATGATTATGCCAATCAAATGGGTGTTGACCCTACTAAATCAGTAAATGAGGACTTTGGAGATAATGTGGCAAATCAAATATCAAAATCTAAAGAATTTAGCCATGAATATACACAAGTTGATAATTCAATTGTGTTAAAATTACAGTCAAGCGGTGGTAATAATTTTAACACAATTGATACTGAAAATTTGGTATTGGTTTATGTTGGGAAAGATAATCATATTGCAACTCTAAAACGCAATGCCGATAGTACTTTTAATCTTATGACAGATTTATCAATAGATGAATTTAAAAAGATCATTGGTCTTAAAGGTAAAGTAAATGAAAGTGATCAAGATGATAAGATTTATAAAGTTCAGGCTATTATTGTTAGAGGTGGATATGATTTGCCTCAAGAAATTTTTGATGAATACATGGATATTGATTATGTAAACAGTTTTATCAAAGGTTATACTGAAACAGAGGATGAATCTGATGCAGATACTTTTGAGGATAATATACAAAAATTTATTGATGCAGAGGTTAAAGAAATATTCCCAAAGAACATAATTTTACAATACATGTAAACTAAAAATTTTCTCGTGCTCCTTCTTTCTTCTTTTCTCCCCGCAGCCAACATGTCGTGATGATACGTTGGCTGCCTTGTATTTATAAAATAATGTCAAATATACATGCATGATGTTAAATAATGTTAAAATTTTGGTTTTCCTGTTAAGTTTTGTTAATAAATACACGAATTGACATATATAATAATAAACTTGGCACGATTTTTGTGGGAATTAATATATGATTTAATAATTTTAAAATATAGAAAATTATGATTAAACACCAAGATTTATCAGACACAGCATTGGAATTACTTAGAAAAACTAATGTTGGAGATGAAGCACCATCAGATATGATAGATTATTTATATAATGCTGATTTTGATAGAAAAGATATTGAGGAATTTGTTTGCACTAATTATCCAAATTCAAAAAATTACTTAATTAAATATTTGAAAAACTTACACAAATATAAATCATTATGATAACAATAGGAGATAAACAATTTGAAAATTTATCAAGTCTTAAGAATGAATTAATTCGTCTAAACAATCTATATCGGATGGGTTTGCCTGAAATTTCTGATAAAGTATTTGATGAACTTTACTATAAATATGTAGAAATTACAGGTCAACACATAAATTCCATAGATGGTAAGGTACAATACCTTAAGTTAAATGGTGAAAAAGTAGAAAATCTTTTGCCAATGACAGGCATTAATAAAATTACCACAATGGATGATTTTATGAAATGGATTGTCAAAAACAATCTACTTGGGAAAAAATTAATAGCAACACCAAAATATGACGGGGTGTCGGGGATTCTTAATAATAACCAAAAAGATACAATTGAGCAAGGTCATAGAATAGTAACCATTAAAGGGAAGGATAACGAGGCTTATCCTGTACACAATCATTTTACCCATATTAACAAAAATATCATTTCCGATTCAGCTGTGTTTGATGAATTTTATCATATTGGTGAATTTATAATGCCAAACGACATATTCAAGCCAAAATATTCTGATGTATATAAAAATGTAAGGAATATGGTTGCGGGTAAATTAAACCCACTTTCTGAATCAACTGAATCGCTTAAAGATATTTACTATGTTAGGTATGGTGTTTATGATAAATCACTTAAAGAACAAAATAAGACACATATACTTGATTATTTAAATTCACAATTTAACCATATTTATAAAGTTCCTTATATCGAGATTATTATCTCTGAAAATTATGATAAGCAAGTTCTTGAGGATAGGTTTTATGAACTTTATAAGCAATGGTCTGAAATTTTCGTAATTGATGGACTGGTAATTGATATAGATGATGCCGAAATAAGAAATCAGCTTGGATATGATACTAAAGGTAATCCTAAATTTACTGTTGCCTATAAGAATGAGGATACATTCGGTGACAGAGCAACAGTAAAAATACGTTCAATACAATTTCCTATTGATAAAGATGGACAATTTAACCCATGCATAAGTACAGATTTGGTTATGCTTGATGGTGCTGAATGTGGTAAGAATATCTTTGTTGATACCATTGATTTCATTCGTAAAAGCAAAATCTCTGTTGGTGCTGATATTATTATTAAAAGAGGTGGTCAAATAATACCGAGGGTTTATAAAGTCCTTACATATCAGAGCAATGAGGTATTTGATTCTTATGAATCTATGCTTATAGCGGATATATTACCTAGTAAATGTCCTTATTGTGATACACACATAAATTATAATGAAAATGAGGTTACAATGAGATGTAGCAACGAAAATTGTCCTGAAATATTCCACAAACGTGTTGAATTCTTTTTTACCCAAATTAAAGCTAAAAATATTGGGGAAAAATTAATAAGGCAATTTCAAGTTGAAATTTATAAATACAGCCAATATTACCTTGATTTTATCACCACCATACTTCGCACACCTGAATCTGAATTCAATAAGTTTGAAAATTTCGGTGAAAGGAAAGCAGAAATTACATATTCATCAATTCACAATGCATTCAATAATGCATCTTTGGCATTACTTATGTCGGCAACCAACTTATTTCCAAATCTTGCCGAAACTAAAATATCTTGGGTACTTGAGAAATATGGCATCACGTTCAACAATATTGAGAAATTGAGAAATTTAACACTTGATGAAATTAAAAACGTTGGTGGATATGCTGAAAAAACAGCTTTAATCTTTGTCAAAGGTATTATTCCTTTTGTTTTATGGTATGCGAATATTTATGACATTAATGAATCAAAGGAAGATACCTCGTCTGAAACAGGGGATATATCTGATGAACTAATGGGTCAAAAATTCTGTTTTACGGGTTTTAGAAGTGTAGAAGCTGAAAAATTAATAGTTTCAAGAGGTGGCAAAATAAAGAATTCATTTTCGCTTGATATAACTACATTAGTTGTTAAAGATAAATTGGTTATTACAACAAAAGTAACTAAATCCGAAAAAGCGGGAATAAAAATAATAGATGAACAGGAACTCAACACAATGTTGGGGATTACAGCTACTGAACCTACTGCAGAAAATATAATTAATACAGAAAACGATAAAACATCTTTGTTCTAAGAATCGATTTAAAAGATTAAAAGACCGTATACTATAACCAAAAGTATATGGTCTTTGACTTTTAAATAATCAAAAATAAATATGCTTGATAATAAATCATCGCTACTGTTGAGTTCCAATGCTAGGTTAACAGGAAACATAAAACTTGTTGTTGATTCTTCCGATAAATTATTCTTGGAATTAATACCCGCAAATCAAACATTGAAATCATCTATCATTAGTAATCCTGTTATAGATAAAGATGGTGAATTTGTTAATGATATATACAACAAATACAAGTCTATACCAAATGATATATTTTATAATGTTCAGGAAAATGATGTAAATTCACAAAAAACAAATTTGCTTGAGCAGTTTCATATGCTGTACTCATACGGAACTGATAATTGTACATCAAAATTACATACTGAGCAATTAAAGATATTTGCACCATTACTTATAGGGAAAATATTACCTAAATATCTTGTTGTATTCAAAGTTGATGGTATTGGTGATGAAAAAATAAATCAAAGTTCACTAATTATAGGTAACAAATATATCATACAGTCTACTACATCGGATGATAATATAATTTCCAACGGAATAACCTATAAACATTCAGACATTTTTGTGGCTACATCGGAAAGCTATGTTGTAAGTAAGTCCAAAAATGTCAAGGTACTAAATTACATAGAACCTGTTATTGATATCAATCAGGATATATTTTCTTCATACATTAAAAAGTCAAACATTGTAAAGGTATTTGACTTTCAAGGTTCTTCAATTTCAACATATCTATCTAAACTTACATCCAATTCAAAATTTTCAGAAGCACCATTAAGGGTTGACTTTAATGATAAAAGGTTGTATTATACAGGAATTTCTAAGGATAAAGGCGAAATAATAACTGTAGAAGAAAACTTTGAAAACCTGTTGGAAAAAGAAATGGAGGTTTCAAAATTTGATAGATTTGTAACTGATGGATTTATGCGAAATGGTATATGTTTGTCAAATCTTATAAATTTTGAATTTTTGTTTGATGATAATACATCTAATGATTATCAATTTAATAGATATTTTGGTCTTTATGTAAATGAATTATCTGAGGATAATATTAAAATGCCTGTTTTAGAGGAAATGGATATATTACATTATGTAAGAGATGTTTATACCAAAGAACTACATATAATTGATAACGATACCAAAGAACCAAAGACTGTAATTGATAGTTCACCTGTACTTATAAGCACAATACAATCAAAAAGAGTAAATTCGAATGGAGTTAGTTCAATTTGTTTAGAAGTTATAGATAAATTGAAATCTAGTGACGAATTACAAATATTCAAAAATGGTGAATATATAGCAAGCATAATTGGTGATGAACTTGATAATTTATCTCAGGGTGATTATTTGTATGAAAATTGGATTAAATATGGTTCTATATACAATTATTACAACCCGATAGGCTCTATTTCTGAGGTTGCTAAAAGAATGTGTAAAACATTAAATAACGTTTTAAATAACATTGGTATAAGCAACGTTAAATATTTTTGGAATAGTAATAAGATTTACTTCTATTTAACTTTTTCTCCCGATATTGATTTAGAGCTTAAATATTCATGTCAATTTGGTGAAAATTCAATATATATAGAGAATTCTCATTTTACAGGAATAGCAAAGTCTAAAAATCATAGGTTCTTAATAAGCAAATCAGATAAATCTCTGTTTGATAAATCATCTTATATACAAACTATGTCAGGTCAATTATCAAGGATAAAAAATTTTTCAAATTTCCTTGATTTGGATTTTGTTAATTCATCTGATGATAATGAAATTATAAATTTCCTTGAATTGGATAATTACATATCAGTTACGGTAAGTAATACATCAGATGAAGTTCTGTTTACACAAAAAAATAAGGTGTACTTATATAAAGATAAAATTTTCAAAAGGTGTGCTTTTGATATGTTACCAATAAAATCATTTTTTACTGATTTTGAGGAACAGTATAAAAATCCACATTTGAATGAATATAACAAATACTTTAATGTTGTTGATGGTCAACTTGTTATTGGAGAAACATATTACCTATTCTCATATAATACACTTCCAACTAGCATAAATCATAACGGTATTGTGTATCAAGCCGATACAAGTACATCAGGAATATTTGTTGAATTCACAGCCGAGGAATCACATTTTTCTGTTGTAGATGGTATTCCAATTATAGTTAATAAGAAATATTATAATGATTCTGAAATTTATAATTTTTCGGGGTTTTATGGTCTTAATAACGATTCAACTAAGTTTTCATACCAACTCAATGTTTATAAGGATGCTACATCCGTTCCCTATGTTGTTAGGACTCTTACTTTGGCTGATGATGTAATTAATGAATCAACAAATCAATGGATACCATATGATGTAGTCAATGGTGGTTCGTATGACGATTATTACGTTAAACGTGCACAAAATTTTATACAAACTGTTGTTGTTCAAGAGGATAAAATAAAGTATATTCTTTCATACGATTATATAAACGAATACAAACGAATGAAAGAAGACGTTAATAAAATATATGAGGATAGCAAATTATTACCTTTTATTATAAATAGATGGTCTATGAAAGAAAAGGATGTAAGAGGCGATAATTATAGGCTTAATATATCACCCGCATTTGGTGAAACAAATCAATGTCCTGCAATAGATATGTTCGCACCAAATCAGGAATATTTTACAAATGAGTGGTTTTATCTTTCATCATATCCTGAATTAATTTTGCCTGATGATATAAAGAATAACAAATACTATTTCGACAAATATTTTGAATCAGAACTACACAAGGTAAATACTGTTGACTATTTCACTAGATATTTCACTGTATATTCCGCCAATATTGATGATGTAATGTATGATGTTAATTATCAACAAAGATGGTCGACTTTTAATAAAACATATGATAATCAATATGATGTGTTTTTTAACGGCATAAAATATAGGATTGTTTCAGATGGTATTGATTACTCAGATTATAAATTTGCTGTTATATTAAACGTAAAAAAATCTGTTGGTAATGGACTTCTTGACGTTGATATATCCACCAATCACACATACAAATCAATATGTATGTGTATAAATATTGAAATCAATGACTACAAAATTATAGATAAGAATGGTAACCAAAGACCCGATTATGTTTATATGTACATGATGCGGTCTTTGGTTTCAGTTGTTGGTAATAATATAATAAATGATCAGACAAACAAAGCTTATGGTCAACCGTTTGACTTATCAACATTACCATACAATATATTCATTGATAATGTGGCTGTGACAAAAACATTTGGGTATAAATTAAGGTCTATTTTTAACTTTGATGAACAAGAATTAGCTTTGAAATTAAAAACAGACCCACTGTACCTTAGAAACATCTTACAGTCAACACAAGACTTATCAATATTAATAGATGAAAGTAAACAATATATAGCACCAATAGCAAGATCAGTACTTGAGAATATGATGACTATGAATGATATACACATAAACAATTTGGAATATATAATAACAAGGTTAGAGGATTATAAATATCAGCTATCAGAATTTGTTAATTCATATGCCAAGGGTACAGGTGTGGTGTTTGGAATGGATAATCAATATATTACAGATTTGGCTTATATCTTGATTATAGGCGGTGGTCAGGACATTTATTTAAAATTACAGCAACTGTTAACAGCATCATCGTTTTTTAGATTAATACAAGAAAATAAAAGCTATATCAATAATTCGGTAATTAATGACGGAAATAAGCTGCTTATGATTCAACATACAAAGCTTAACTTACCTGTAACTTACAATACCAAATCTAACAAATTAGAGCAAAATAAATATGATTTTGTAAGGTTATCGGGTGAATATTACCCCGAAACTTTTGATGTTATAAATTTCAAAACAAAAATAGCTAGCGAAACTATAGAGGAATCAAAATTAAAATTGGATTCCAAGATTATTCTTGAGCCAACGGTTTATTCTAATGATATTAGCAGGATTGGTAATTCACAAACTTTGCTAGAATCCAACCTTGAAATCGACAAATACCTTCCTTATGTTCTGTATGGATACAATATCAAAAATAATCAAAAATATGAGTTAAACAATTCCATAGACAGATTCAAAATAGACATATTCAAAAATATATTTGATAACCAATATACACTTTACGACAACCAATATACATCCAAATTTGTTAATATTTCAAGTTCACAGGAATTTGATTTTTTAAAAACGTTTTTAAATTCTGTAAATATAAAATTGCCGTTTAATATATTTTCTTCATCATTTAAAAGTGTTTCATCACAGACAAATTTAATAGATAAATCGGCATTGTACTATACCAAAGATTCAGCTAATAATCAATTAAACATACGTATAAATTACAAAATGTTGTTAAAAGATATAATGTATGACACAATTAAAGACCAAATATTCAAATATTCAATAATAAATTCAGACTTTGAAAAATTTATTGGATTGATTATTGATAAAATATTTAAATTATATTCTATAAATTTGATAAAAATTTACACAAGGAATGATAGTTTAAGCAATGTAAATATAAGTCAAGTAACTGAATCATACTTAACTAAAACAAATTACAAACAAATTACAGATTATTCTGTAAAAACAGACTTCGGAAATGGATATTCGGAAATAATACTAAATAAATACACAGACCAATCATTGAGTTTGGTGTATAGTTTAACATTATTATAAATTAATTATTAATATGACACAATACGATTTAAATGGAATAGACCATATTGATATTGTTGAAATGCCTCAAAATGCCACACTTGAACAGGCTATTGAGATAATAAATACAAATTTTTCATCGTTATCTCAAATAGCTGACATTAATTTCGTTGATTTTATTACCAAAAAAATAGAACAACGAATAAGCAAAGGCGATGTATCAACCAATAATATAGGAAAGCCAGGACGAGATGGTAGAATAATAATTGATGATTCCGTTAAAAACTCAACTATTATACAAGGCTCTGAATTTATATCTTATAATAAGTTCGGGAGAAGTGTTTTTCTTACTATACATTTTATAAATTCTGCTTCGGGTACTCAATTTGATGTTCCAACTGCTTATACACCTATAACTAGTAAAAACGTAATAGAAACTATACTTTTATCAACAGAGGGTGGAAATGTAATTTATAATTCTGAAACTAAAAAAATATATAAAAGTGGAAATCTATCAGGTGACACCATAATAACATACCTATCCAAATTTACATCTATAGAAAATAGTGTTGCAAACATGTCTGATAAACAAGACAAAATAGATGAAACATTAAACACTGTTTCTAAGCTTGTTGTTGGCTCTATAAATGAACTATTAGTAAATCTGTCAAACAAAGTTGGTAAGGTAACACTTGAATCTATAACAGATCAGCCACATTTAACATACTCAAGTACAAATCATTTTTACTATGATTCTACCACAAACTTAATTTATCAGGCTCAACTAGGTGGTGGACAATTTCAATTTGGAGTCCATGTTAATGGAAATCCTCCAATAGGAATTATCCCATTATCGGGTGTTATTTACATATATAACTCCAAAAATTATATGTGGAATGGTAGTAAATTGTTTGAAATTGGGGGTACTGATACTATAACAGCAAACACATTAGCTTTCTTTGATACATTCTTGAATTCGGGAAATTACCGAAATATTGGAAGCTTGGGTGGAACTTATATAGGACAATTTGTAGCACCTAATGTTAAGCAAAGGGTTGATACAATGGATAAAATTTATTATCGTACTGTAAACGTTTCAGCACCCAATGACCCAAAGCCAGAATTTACAATTTATGGTACTGCACAACCCGCAATAATTCCTGTAGAAGCCGAGGAAATAAAACTTATTTTAGGTCATTTAAATTATACAGTTAATGTAAGTACAGCCGAAAATTTTAAAATAAGTGCTGATGTAGATGGTACAAGTGTAATTTTTCCGTCATTGGGTGATACTGCAAAATCGGTAACTTTTATTATATCTATAACATCAAATCCTATAACGTTTAATGGTATATTAATTCCCGCAGGCAATACAGTTTTTGCTATTTATACTCAAGGTACATGGACTATTGATTCAACTGTTGTAGATATACCTGAAATTCCTAATTACTCAGATATATCTGTAAAAGCAATTTTAAAAGAAAACATTACTCTCGTACCATCAACAAATAATACATTTCGTGCAACTAGTACGATTATAGATGATTTAAGTGATGGTGATTTGTTTTTACTTTCAGAACAGGAAGATTACTCAAATGGAGTATATTCAAAAATTGTAAAAATAGGCTCTTATAATTTGGTAAAATTGGTAGTTCTTGGTATAACTTTAAACACAGTACGTGTTGAAGGAGATGGGGCTTATGAAAATATATATGATGGATTTGACCCAAGCACAGTAGCATTTGAAAAAATTGGAACTATACACCACGACTCTGCTAAGGAAGATGTATCTAATAAAGCTATTGTAGTATCTTCAACCTCCACTGATTTACAATATGCTTCTGCCAAAGCTGTATTTGAATATGGTCAATTAATGGGTAGACAAGATACTATGATTATTGATGAGTTAGCTACCTATGTGTCTGGAACTCCAGGTGTGGATGCAGTGATGAGATTAAGTTATCCACCTATTTCTAAAGAAGGTATTTTAAATATACACTTTCCAAACGATGGGGTATTTCAATCAATTCCTATTATATCATTAGTAGATAATATTATTACAATAAATGACCAAAGTTATAATGGAAACTCAGAAATTATTTGGTTTAAATATTTTACACAAATACCTAATTTAGCACTTAGTGAATATGCTACTAAGGTATATGTAAATGATGCTATTGCTGCCATTCCTCCAAGTAGTGGAGATTCATCTATAAAAATTGCAGTAAGTAAAAATGGAGCTAATGGAATGATACTTCCACAATTATATCCTAATACTAAAGATAGAACTATTACAGAAATAAATTTAGCTTCTAACTGTAATGGAATTTCTGTAACAATAGGAACTACTACTTATAACCAAACTACAATTATAGGTATAATTCTACTTGCTGGACAAGAACTAATAATTAATGATGTTCTTATTAAAGCAGGTCTAAATAATGCTAATGCAGTAATTATTCTAACATAATATAATATGAAAATAAATGATATTGTAGAATTTGATGAAAATCAAAACCTTTCAAAACAAACAACTGAATTTCAAGCCTGGTATAATCAGAATGTAAATATTCTTATTAATGATAAGTTAGTTCCTGATTACTTGGATAGATTTAATCGACCACAAAGTTATACTGTAGTTGTTGGAGAATTTACTATTCAGGTACAACCTGAATATATTTATAGAGATCAAAGTAATTGGGCTTGTTCTGACTTCTACTTAAAAATTAAATAATTATGGAAATAACTAATATATTTTTTATAAATCCAAAATCTACTGAAACTATTGAAAATGGGACTCTTGAATTTCCATTTAAAACTATTCAATATGCACAAGAATTTGAGAAAGTATTAAATCAATTACCTTTAAATAAATTACTATGAGTTCAAATTTATTTAAACTTCGTTATGCTATTAATTATGACCTTATTGGTGAAGGAGAGTTATTAGATAATACTAATACTGTATTTATTCATACTTATGTTGGTGATGATTTTTCGGGGGATGGTACAAGAGAACATCCATTTAAAGGAATGTTCAGAGCTGGACAAAAAAGTGGAATGAGATATTGTGTTTTTCGTGGAGTAATTAATGAGTTATTTTCTAATTATTTAGTTATAATGGGAGATGATAGTAACCAGATATTACTAAGTTCTAACTATACATTTTCTACTAATAGGTTAGCTAATTTAAAAGTTGATACTATTAAACAGATGTTTAATCCTAATTATACCTCTTTTTTAACAAGAGTACATTTTATGCAGGATTTACCTAACGTAGAGCAGTTAATATGTTATTATACTTTTTTTAAAAAATATGTTAATGGTAATTATTCTAGTAAATCAAGTTTAATTAATTGTACAGTTTTAGATGATGTTAGTGCATTTAGAGAAGGTTGGGTTTTAAATACTATTATTGTTAAAAGTTTTAATAGTATTTATGTTCAAGTCGATGGCATTCCATTTAAATATACAATATTTCCATCGGATTGTATATTTTCATTTAATAATATATCTATACAAACACCTATATGGACTAATGATTCAAAAGCAAATGTGCAACTCCTTCGAGATGCCTATGTAACTGCTGGAATGTTATCTACAGATATTAATAGAATATTTGGT